TTTTGGCGACACGCCTCCTTCGATTCGTGCTTCTGTTTTCTGCTTAACGGGAAGGCATTGTCTTGAAGATAACACCGAAGCTTCATGTCAAATTCTTCGGTTCGGTCAATCTCTGGTTCTTTAGGTATATTCCTCTTCATAAAGTCACCCGACTTTATGGAGTCAAATATATACTGCTTCAGTGATTCTACACACTCAGGGAACTCGTCTTTGAGGAAATGATAGAACCCATTGGAGTATCCGCAGTTGTGACAATATACATGATATCTGTCACTGTATTCCTTTATATACATTCTTTTCTTGTAGTCGCCGCATAGGGGACAACGACCACGATGTATGAAGGAATTTGATGTTTTTACTACTTCGCAATCTGGCACTATTCTATAGAATATGGCTTGAACTGCGTATGAAGGGGGCTTCATAATTCCATTATGGCACAGGTCGCTTATTTGTCAAATATTGTTTAAATTTATGAATGATTTTATATTGATGCTTATCCCTATGCGGAATAACATCAATCTTATCTTTTAGGGTGAGAATTTTAGATATCTCATCGACATCTATTGCAGACACAAATCCCCAATCCTGAAGAAGATATGTTATAGTCGCTCTTCTCAAACTATCAACTTCGTTAAAGGTGCTGGGTTTGTTTTGAAGGAGGAACATTTCTTTAAAGTGGCATATACTATAAGTATCTTCGTCAATTTTATGACAGTAACATGATGGATATATTACCTTCTCTTTTCTGTTTACAACGCCCATCCTCTCAAGCGTCTCACATACCTGTCCATAGGGCTTTAATAATTTGACTTTTATTCCGATATCCATGATATTATTTCCTTAACCCACCTTGGGTTCTCTTTATGGAATCTACCCATTTTTCACCATACTGGTCAATATACATAAGAGCTTCTCTTTGATTACAATCGAAGTAAGACATAACACATGAAACATCCTTATCTTCTTGACTAACTGATTTTAGGTATAAAGTTCTTTCGGTTGTTTCTGGTATTATTCTGACAAGCATCTTATAGAATCTTTTCTTGTCAAGACCATGCCCGCCAAATGTTTGATGTAGAGTATTGATATAGTTGGCATATTCGATAAGTGAAGGATGCATTGACAACACACGCACCGCCATGAACGGTGAAAATCCCTTTTCGTAATCGGGGTTGTCGAGTAGCGTGCCAGTCTTATGAACTAAGATATCATCTATAATTTCCCATAGATAACTCTTAGTCTCTTTCTTCTTTAGTCCTTCTCTTTTCTTATGCTTAGTCATTACTTTCTTTTCTTAGTGGGTGCCTTATCTTCTGGTTGACCAACTTCCATCTTACCAAGAGTCTTTGTCATCTGACCCATAAGTGCAGGATCTATATCATTCTGAACGGATGTAAGACCTCTTGCTCCTTGCTCAGACTTGTCAAGCGACTTAAAGTTTTCAACTTCGGCAGCGGCTTTTCTCTCGGCATGCGACAACTCATCGTCCATTGCACTTGGGTCGTGATTTACATGACGGGCAACAGCGGTTGATCTTACTTCAGCAAGCCTAGCCGCCAACTCAGGATCATTGTCTGGATCGCCCCTTGTCACTATGGATTTTGGTGGGACTGTTGGTGCGGCTGGCGCTGTACCCCCAGCCATAGCTGCTTGGAACATCTGTAACATAGCAAACATTGGGTTTGGCTGTCCGTTTGGCAATGTAGGTGACATCATTGCCGCCATTGGGTTATTAGCCTGGGCTTCGGGGGGAATCTCAGCCATCTTGGGCGTGTCGTTTTGCGTTGGGGGTGTTATTGGGGCAGGGGGTATCTGCATGGGAATAACTTCATCAGTGTTGTTTGGGTTTATCGCCTGTGAAGGCGGCGTTGACTGTTGCCCAGGTGCTTTTGATCCCTTGCGGAGAGGAATATAACTCCATACTGGTGTCTGTTCATTGACATGTGGTGCTATTCTACTAAGAGGCGTAACAGTTAACGAGTACTGTATCTGTTGAACAATATGCGGGGTTCTGGCAAATGTTGATAATACAATTTGTTTAGCTTGATCTGGATTTGCGGCGGCTATAAAGTAAAAATTCTTTAGCCCTCCCTTAAGACCTCTATCTGTTACTTCTGGTCTGTTTGATGTGTCAAGTACGACTAAAAATTTCTCTGCCATAAGTCCTCTTTCTGTGTTATTAGTATATTTTATACTATTTTTTGATTTATTCAATAAATTGTTTGTGTAAGAGTCGTCGGCAATAACTGGTAAAGGAATTGCTTGGGCTTTTTTTGGAAGACCAATATCAACGCCAAGATCAGGTATTTCTGGTTCTGGTAATGTCTCTTCCTCTTTTGGTTTCTTCCACCCTAAAAATTTCTTAAACGAGTCAAACAATTAAATCTCCTGTATTATCTTTAGCACCGTTGACATAAAGTTTACCTCGAAGTCAGCGACCGCAGCTTGGGACTTCATCCCTTCGGCTACAAGTATCATGATAATTTCTACCTTCTCTGGACTTATCTCTTCTGCCCTGTCAAATAATACCTTAAATAAATTGTCGTAAGTGTCTGTGCCGCAAACCTTTGTGCGTATATCTCTCCAGTTCTTCTCTTTGATAAGCTGAACAAGCATATCATGACGAGCGAAGAATGTTTTACTTTGGTCGATTTGAAATACCCCACCAATCGTGAACTTCGACAAGGCACCTACAATTTGGCGAATGTCTGGATAGAATTCATTTATGATGTATTTGACATCCCTGGCGAAGTTTACACACTTTATTCCTTCAGTATCTAAGATGTGCTTGCATCGTTTAGCTATTTCATTTTTTGAGATGTTATTGAAGTCAAACTTCTGGCAACGCGACTTGATGGCGTCTGGAATCCTACCCAAGTTATTTCCAGTCAAAAAGAATCTTGCTGTTTCAATATATTCTTCCATTACTCCACGTAAAGCCTGAAGAGAGTCGTTTGTTAGGTTATCAACCTCGTCAAGAATAACAATTTTTATTCCGCTATCGTCCCATGACATGATAGAACAGAATGTTATAATTTCGTTTCTCAGTGTATCTATTCCTCTCTTATCAGAAGAGTTTAAGAACAGAACTTCCTGAGTGACATTCTTGGCTATTATCTTTGCACAGGTTGTCTTGCCAATACCAGGGGAACCAACGAAAAGAAGGTGTGGTGGATCTTTCTTTTCAATATACTCCTTGAACTTCGCCAGCATATCACAATCACCGACAACATCTTCAATCTCCTGGGGACGGTATTTCTCTGTGAGGGGGATTCTTATAGCAGTCATAATATCGCTCGCATATAAATACATTATAACAGGAATTCCTAATGAATCAAGAACGATCTGAAGATATGTTACATTATGTTTACATTTATTTGAATCCACTTGAGCCCGGAGATTATTCATATAATGGTATTAAAATGTGCTATAAGCCGTTTTATGTTGGTGTTGGGATAGGGAGAAGATATTATTTTCATATAACCGAAGCAAAGTCAAAGAGAATGATTCCTTCAAATCCATATAAAACGAATATAATCAAGAAAATATTAAAGAGTAACCTTTTACCTCATATTATTTTTATAAAATCCAATATTTCAAGAAACGATGCGTTGATTATAGAAAGAGAAATAATAAGTGTTTTTGGTAATATTTACACTAATGGTGTTCTTTCTAACATGACAGACGGCGGGGAAAAATGTAGTACAATATTAAACCACCCAAATAAAGAAGAAATAATACGAAAATTTAAAATAAGAAGTAGTGGAAAGAATAACTCAATGTTTGGAAAATACGGTAAGGATAACCCCAATAGTTATTTGTATTTAATAGTTAAAGACGGTAAAAAGACATTTATATATGGGGGAGACGAGAAGATAAAGTGGATGAAGAACGAAAGTATATCCCCCGTTACATTTCAAAAGTTAGTTGATAGGAAGAAACTTTCTCATAACGGTGTACAGATATTCAAGATTAAAGAAAAAGATAATATTAGTAAAATTAAGATACTTTCACCAACTCAGGTTAAAAAATATGAAGATATTTTGAAACATGAGGGTAGAATTGCCGCCAAGAAAAATAGTAAACTAAAAGGAAAAAGAAAGTATAAAATAACTTTCCCGAATGGGAAAGTGGAGATAGTAAATAACTTCTCAAATTTCTGCAAGAAATATCATTTACATAGAGCAACATTCAGACAAGTTGCTTACGGTACTAAAGATACCTATAGAGGATGGAAATGTTGTTTTATTTAACCAGGGGGGTTACGGCGTGTTGAATGATATAAAAATCAGTTTCACCTGTTAAGAGAAGACCCTTTTCGAATATCTTTGCAGAGAAGTTGTTTATCTTACTATTCAGCACAGGTTGTATCTTTTCCTTATCAAAGAGAACTTTAAAATCCTTCTTCATTTCGTCTACAGCGATCTTTGATGAGAAGTTGTTATATCTCTGAAATTGTTTATTGGTTACAGATACATTTATGAGCTTGGTAGCAGAGTCCCCGCTAAGAATTACATTATCCATTTTGAGTAAGTTCATGGCTTTGACGAGTGAACCCATATTTTCATTCCATGCAAACGATGCTAACGGAGATTCGGTCGTTCCCTTTATTTTAGATGATGGGGCACGCATGGTATCTTTAGCGGAACATCCATAATAAACAAACTTATTTGTGTCCTTTTCCACCACAAACATGTCTTCGGTCATTCGAACATTAAACCCATTGGGGAATATTCTCATAATACCTATTAGCTCTGGGAGACTTATTACACCAAATACAAACTTTTGTTCAACTTTTTGAAAGCCTTTAAATAAGTCTTGTTTATAATTTACTATGACAAAGTTGGAAGAATTCCCTGTTTGCGTTCCTATGTTTATTGTGTTGTCATCATTTATTTCAAATAGAATCTTATCTATACCAACTCTTATTATATCTTCGAGCGGCTGAAGAAAAGATTCTGCTTGTTCTTTTGTAAAAGATCCTTGTAGCATATGGTTCACCTATGCTAGTCATTTTAACAACATATTGTAGTTTATCAATTGGTTTTGTTTTTAATAGAGGATATTAAGTTTATGATATACTCTTCACTTGACGCAAGTGTTTTAGATTCGGGGGCATATCTAAACTTTTCGAACCAAGGAACTATCTGCCCAGGTTTTTCCACATGCTTAGCGTATTGGCAAAAGAATTTATTGAGCATTTCTCTAATCGTATAAACATCCGGTGACACGAGGTTGGTAAAGGTTGGAAGGTCTTGTAAGAAAGAAAGATTGTCAAACAGCCAATCGGCTATGACATTGACATGTGTTGGACCAACAAATATACTTGGATCGTGAGTAACTTCTCCGAACTTGTTGACATTTTTGCTTATCTTTTGAATTATGTTGTTTACGTCATCTAGTTCGCTTGTAAACAAATTAGCAACTCTCAAAACCTTAACATGCCTCTGTTTCTTAGATCCAGAATTAAGAGATTCGTTTACTATTTCTTCATATAATTTTTTAGATACAGTATATGGACTAAGATGAACATTGGGGGCTTCTTTAAAAACTTCTTTCAGTTCTTGGTAGATATAATCTGACGAGAAGTGAACAAGCTTCATTCCACGGCTACCCGTATATTCACCAAGGAGGAAAGGTAAATCAGAATTAGCCCAAAGAAGATTTGGATCCTTCTTTGATGCTTCTTGGACATTGGTGACACCGATGCAGTTTATAATAACAACCTCGGACGCCTTGGTATGTTCAGTTGCTTTCTGTATTCCATCCAGCATCTTTATTATTTCGGTTGAATTCTTAATGCGATGATAAAGAGGAATTACTTCGTAGTCATATTCGCCCATGTTTAAAAGAAGCTTCTCTGCTACCGCCGATCCTAACCTACCGTTAGCTCCCAATACTACATATACTTTCTTACCGCTGAGTCTATTTTCATGTCTTATCTCGTCTGTTTGTCCCTTCTTGCCTTCGCCCATAAATAACGAGGTTGGATAGTTTAGAGTTGCTGATGGCTTATCATCTAGGTTGCGATAAGCATGGAGGATTCCTGGCTTAACAGAGACATTTATTATCTTAGTAGGGTCTGTCATATAATAAGCAGATTTCTTGCTTGCTGTATCATAAAACATATAACACATATGATTCTTCCAAGAAACAAATTCATCTCGCTGGGCTACATGTTCATGGGGTCCACGCATGATATATGGCTCAGTCTCACTAATGTAACACATCTTTGAGTCGCTGTTTATATCAGAGTCGGTTCTGAAAGTTTCGCATACCATTCCGCGAGAATCGTTATATGTCTTTAATGACCTTATAATAACCCCACCATCAAAAAATGATTGTATTATTTCATAGTTGATAGTTTTATCCATTTTAGCCTCTGTAGTATTATACAGAGGAAATGAATTATTTCTTCTTTAATAAAGAAGCTTCTTTTTCAATTTTTTCTCTTATTTTCTTCTTGTAACTCTTTACGTGGTCAACCATGGTGCCATCAACATACTTTAACATATGGTCGCCAAACCCCTTTATATTCTTCTTTATAGGCTCAATTCCCTCAATGGTCTGCTTAAGACTGTTATGATCCTTGAACCAGTAGCGGAGAGCTACCGCACCATAGATGATTGCTGCTAACATCGCAATTCCAATGATGTAGGGAACGAGTTCAAGAAGCCATGCTATTGTTCCGAGAGCCTGGGCTACAAACAACATTATACCAGCGATAGCTCCGAGAATAATTGATGCCTTTGTAGCGACTGGACGAAGAAGTGGGAATCCAAAGGCAATCCCGCCCGCAAATATAGCTAAAAGCCCACATATACCAGCCATCCACCAGAGCTTTATCTTCCAAGCATCTAGCTTAGCTTCTTTTAGCTCCTTTTCCTTTTCTTCTTTTTGTAGCATATAAGATTCTGCATTTTGCTTCCATTCTCTTGAATATGCTTCTGCGAGTTGAACTTTTATAGCGAGAGATTCTTTTTCGGAAGAAAGTCTTTCAATGGTAGCTCCATTAGCAGCAGCTTCGGCTGCTTTCTTTTCAGATTCTTCTAGCTTCTTTTTAAGTGACTCGATATTTTGCTCACCCGGAGTCTGCGTCTTCTCTGGTGTTGGTACATTGGTAGCTACTGTTTTTTCTGGGGAGACATTATTGTTATTGTCTTTTCGACTGTCACCATCGCAACTAAATAAAGCTAAAATTGCGATGCCTAAAATTATCTCTTTAAACATAACTCCCCCTATACAGGGTATTTATAATTTACATAATAATCAATAGACGAGACAAATTCATCTTTTATATTGCCATATACATATTCGACAGACGGTTGAATGGCATACATCTTGTCATGTCCCTTTCTGTCCTCTATATATTCTACAGTGGTATCTATGTTATGATTGTCCTTAAGTATTCCTCTCCACATATCGACTACTTCGTTGTTAGTTAAAAGAGACTGCGATGCGCCTAGATGAATGGTTGTGTTGTTAACTTTATCATCCATTAAAATATTATATATGTGCTTGACCGTCTGACTTACTGGAGTCCATTGTCTTATATTTTTTCCTTCGCCGTAAATTTTTATAGGCAATCCACCTACAGCCCTTTTTATTGTTGCTGGTAACATCTTTTCATGATGTTGGTGAGGTCCGAATTGATTAGCCATTCGAACAGTTACTACATTAAGACCAAAAGTGTGATTCATTGATCTTAGGTAACAATCCTGGGCAGCCTTACTTGCGGCATATGGGTTATTAGGCAAAAAAGGAGAGTCTGGTTTAAACCACTTTGAATAATCATCTTTTAAATTGTAGTCTAAGTCGCCATATACTTCATCGGTACTTATATGGACAAATTTACTTATATTTTCTTTTCCTGCCCATGATATAAGATTGGATACTATACATGCGTTATCGTTATATATAGAGTATGGCGACGATATGCTATTATCCACATGGGACTCAGAGGCAAAATTTACTATATCAAATTCGGAGTTTTTAACTTTGTTTGGAATTGGAAATGCGTAAAGATTATTAATATTCATTTCAATATTAATAAATTTCTCACTGGTTGCGGTAAGTCTATAATACTCGGATTTGTTATTTTTAGTAGCGTATCCCATCTTGTCAATAAATATAACATTTTCATAACCTCTTAAGGGCAAGAAATGTTTTACAAAATTGAATCCTATGAATCCGGCACCACCAGTTATTATCAGTATTTTTTTCATTTCATAATTATACCATAAAATAAAACCACCCACGGAGATTCCGTAGGTGGTGTGAGCCAACGCAGCCCAACTTTAGCAACGGTGAAAGGAAACCGAAAATCCGCTGCTGTTATATTTTAGAACGGAGGTTCGCCATCATCGAAATTGATTTTGTCTATATCAATTTCATCTTCAGGTGGCTTACCAGCGGGCTTAGGTTTTGACACTGGCTTTACTGGGGCTTCACCAACCTCTACTAAAGAAGCATCTGGTTCGACTTTTCGCTCGACCTGTCGTGGAGAATCAGAGTCACGCAAAAGAGTCTGAGAAGATCCAGCACGAACATCTTCAATCTTCTTTCCTTCGAGGATAGCCTTGAGTTCATCGTAAGGGCGAACCTTCTGTTCGAGAACCGTCTTGCGAAGATCATAAATCTTTTCGTGAATTGCGTCCAAGGTTTCATCATCTTCAACTAAACGGCTCTTTTCGCGAGCAAAATCGCTTGAGTCAAAGTTATTGAAGCCACCGACCTTCTTGATAACAAGGTTAAAGTCATATCCTTCCTCGACATCCCAGAAGAACATCTTATGCATGGTAAGAGCTTCAGAAAGCTTGTCCATGACTTTTGGACCGAATTCCCAAATCAAAACCTTTCCGGTCTGATTTGCTTCTCCCTTACGAGGGTCTGACTTGACATACACATTTACATGCCAACGCTTCTTTCTCCAGAATGTGCGACCAATATCTTCACTGGTCTTGTCGCCCTTGGCGAACCACATCTTTGAATGCTCGCAAATTGGACACTTAGCCTTTTCATCATGCGTGGACGGGCAAATCTGATAAGTATTCTTTTCAGATCCCTTGGGCTTGAAGATGTGGACTCTGTTTTCTACCCAAGGCTCATCAACGCCGTCGTTGACATGAACATTTGGAAGTATTCTTATTTGATATACCGAACGCGCTTCGCCCTTTACTATATCAGGCTGAAATTTGTAGTCGAACTTCTTTTCTTCGACTGCTGGCTTCTTTGCGCCTTCTTTCTTTTCTATGAACCTCTGACGAAGTTCTTCAAATTGTGATTTGGTGGTTGTTGCGAATTTACTCATAGTTTTTTCCTTCTTGTTTTATTATCTTTTGTTTTTTCTATTAGTCAAACTCTAAGTTACTTACTAAGATTCTAATTTGACTTCTAAAATTCTTCTATGTACTTATGATGGAGGACCGCCCTCCAACCTTTTATATTTATACCTCTCCTTCAAGCGTCTTGCGTTCAACATCAAGGTTCCTGTTGAGGGCTAACTCTTCAGTAAACTTTTCTGGATATCTCTTAGAAAGCTTGGCTATATTCTTTTCCCATATTTCTTCGAAGGTGACACCAAGCTCATCACACATAATAGCAAGATACCAAAAGACATCCCCGATTTCTTCCTTCATATTAACATGATCAAATGGCTTACCGTATATCTTTGTCTTCTTGAGAGCATCCATACACTCCCCTGCTTCTGTAACAAGTCCCATAGCAGCGTGTTCAATTCTAGGCGGCACCCAGTGGTTTTTTGATTTAAGAATGGCGAACTGGTATTCACCGACTTCAGTTCTCTTTGCTTTTTCTATATATTCTTTTGAGTTCATATTAATCCTTTGATTTATTCTCATAGCGGTCTATCGCCGCTTTCCTTATAGATAGTTTATTACATTTATTAAGTTTTTCAAATGCTTCTCGGTCTGACATTCTAAGCCATGATTTTATAGACATAACAGCATCAAATATATTCATATTGTATTTGATGACACAGTGATTAACCATTTTGTTATATGCTGTTTTCACTATGCTATGTATTTTGTTTGGGGATACCCTATACGCCTTAGCTATTTCTTCATAGGTATAGGTTTCTCTTCTTGTGTTTTTCATGGAGTTCCCTTTGACTGTTTTTGCATCTTATATTCTGTCAAAGCATCGACAGTTGCTTTATTCTGTGATTCTTGCTGTGACTCACGAGTATCTGTAAGGCGCATATAATCATAGTCAACATGAATGGCAAACTTCGCTCCGTTACGCGACCATCTACTCTTGGCAACCGTCCAATTCATTATGTTATTGCTATCACCTTCTGCGTCTCTCGTGACCATTATCATAACGTCTGCTGACATAGGGATTCCCATTGAATCACTTGTTTTTTCTAGACCAACGTCATTTGTTTTGTATCCCTCTCTATTAAGCTGAACCGCAGAAAATAATGGAATCTTATGTAATGAAGATACTGCTCTAAGTTCCTCAGATACGGTCTTCATTCTTCCATAGGTATTATCCGCAAACGATTTTCCGTTTGGTATCATAAGACCAATATAATCGACTACAATGAAGTCAGGCTTAAAGTTTTTCTTAAGTTGAAGCTCCCTAAGAAGTGATAATATTCCAGTAGCATTAAGATATCCCGGAGCATATTCTTTAATGAGTAGCCGACCCACCAGAGGGATAGTTGGGTCTGTCTTATGGGCTTCCTCCCTCTGACTTCTATATGATGATATACGGCGATATAACTCGTCCACATCATTTGACAATTCTGACATCTTTGTTTCAGTCAGATTGGCGTCTATTCTATTTGCTAGTATATGTTCGTTAATCTCAAGGGTAATATATAATCCATTGTATCCACGATCAATCAATTTGGCGGTTAAATCTCCCATGATAAGAGTTTTACCAACATTAGTAGCAGCGCCAAATATTATAAGAGACTTGTTTCTCCAGCCGCCACCTATTGCCTCGTCCAACTTATTAAGACCAGATGGAATTACTGTAGCGGGATTTCTCATCTCTTCCATACGAAGCTTCATGTCTTCCCAATAATCAAGACCAAGGTTATCATCAAAGTTAATTTCCATAACCTTCATAACACGAGCAACGGCTTCATCCATGTTGCCCCTTTCCATAAGATTAACAGCATCTACCATCGCGGTTTCAAGTTTCTTACGCTTTATGAAAGTCTTGGTTTCGTCGCTAACCCACGATGAAAAGTCTTTAACGTCATCCAACGACCTACATTGCTGGATGACATCTATACACGCATCTATGCTTTCCATATCATTCTTCAGGTATTTTGGTAATAGTGCTTGTGTTATTTGATCTACAGTTGGAATCTTGTTATAGGTTGCATAAAAGCGATCTATAACATGAATTACTCTTCCTATAGGTTCCTCAAAGAACTTATGCTCAATTTTATCAAGATACTTTGCAGAATAAGATACATCTGATAGCAATGCTTTCAAAATGTAAAGCTCAGTATTATCTCCCATCATGTCTCCTTTTAAGTGATTTTAATATGATCCTACAGTTAATCAAATCTTCTTATTCTTCTGACTTATTTTCTGTAGCATCCGATTCATCGGGGAGTATTGCATTGCCATCTTCACCATAGGTGGAGTAAGCCATGGCTGCCTCTACTTTCTTCTGAAGCTCATCGAAGATGGGTTCCCACACTTCAGCAGTGTATAGATCCTTGGCAAAAACATTCTTGTCAAGGTGCTTGACGAAAAATCCTCTTGCTGACTTTTCGAAGAAACCGAAACGGAGAGCGTCTTCAAGAAGACCGTGATATGGCTGTAGACCGTGCTTGAAGTGAAGGAGTGCCTCTGCCTTCATGCCTTCGGGGACGAATCTGTTCTTAACAGTTTCGAATACGATTCTATTTGCAACTTTTTCCTTGAATGTCTTATTATCTTCCAAGGTTTTGGCGTCTTCTTTTATAGCATACTTCTTGATGCCAACAAGTGTTGAACACATGTATATAAATCCATTGCCGCCCTTGGGTACTTCTACAGGTGGTACATTTGGATTGGCACCCGGCTTTTCATATGAGTGATTGGTGATTACCATAGCCGCATTGCAGTTGGCAATCGTCTTTTGAAGGATTCTTGATGCTGCTGAGTACTGCTTGGCGCGGAGTCCCATATCCTGTGCGGTTCCGCCTTCTTCAGTATCGGCAATTTCTTTTTCGGTGAGAAGGTTAGCAAGCGAGTCAGTTACGACAAGCCACTTCTGCTCTGGATCTTCTTCATGGAGCTTGGTGAGAAGGTTGACTATATCAGTCTTCCACTGATTTATTGTCATGGCTGACTGGTATAGTATAGATTCAACATTGACACCCAAGCGAGCATAGAAGTCAGTGTCAATAGCAGTTTCGGTTTCATAGAGAATGACACCATATCCTAACTTCTGTGCCTCTCGCATGATATTACCACAGATATACGACTTACCAACTCCTGGCATTCCCATAAATCCTGTTATACGAGAGTGAGCTATAGCCTTGCGATAAGATCCTGACATGATTCTATTGAGTGCATAACATCCAGTTGATATCCAAGTGTCAACATCTGGCAGTTTAGCCTCGTTGAACATTTCATATTCGTTTTGACTCTTGTTGCTCTTTATAAAGCTTTGGAACTTCTTTCTGATTTCAGCTTGTGAAGTTACTTTGGGGGTCGAATCTTTCTTAGCCATCTTGTTTTCTCCTATGTTGTTTTCTATACTTATATTATTCTTTTTTTTAGTTATAAGTCAAACGATTTATAAATAAGATTACCAAACAAATAGACTCGTCATATCATGACATTCGAAATCTGGCATATGCCATCCTAGCAATTCGAAGAATCTATTGAGCGGGGTCTGAACGGAAACTTCAAATTGTCTCTTACGATCAATTGATTCTTCAAATCCACGATCCTTAATCCACTTGTCTTTCCAGCCAAATACATCATGTCTCCAATGATGGTTCGGTTTGGCATAAACGAACATCATCTTATCACCGTCATATATCTTGTCATATAGCTGGATTAAATCTGGATTTTCGCTAAGTAACTGATTGTAGATTATAGCAGCACGAACCTGAATAGGAGTTGACTTGAACTTACCATCTTCAATCATCTTTTCCCTGTATTTTGTAACATTATTAGCAGCACGGGGGAAAGCAATTACTGTTGGATCTGCTGTCATGAAGTCAGCGTGAACCTTGCGAATTTCTTCGATTGTAAACTTCTCATCTAATTTGACGAGAATATCCTTGACAATCTGCTTTAATCCATTGCGGACGAATGATGGAGTTGACGATCTTACGATGTCAAATCCAGTAACCTTGAGTCTCTTCTTCTCAGGAAGCTCGACGCCTTCGGAGTTAAGAACCCACATAACATATTTCTTACGCTCAAGGAAAATAGCTCTTGTAGCAACCGCCTCTCGCTTGAAGTATATAAGATTTTCTTGACAATTGAAGTGACCCATAGTGAGTGACTTCATTGCCTTGTTGATAATGCTTCCAACAAAGTTTTGTAAGGAGTCTGATTTTTCTTCTATGGACTCTCGTTCACTTTGGACGATCTTCTCTATTTCTTCGGCGTTGTTTTCTGCAATAAACTTGACAAGCTGCTTCGAAGTGTCATTGTCTTTCTTTATAATACTATGTTTAATATCTTCTGTGAATTCGTCATTGGTCTTTTCAGTATTATAGATGATGAAATTCTTTACAGCCTCTTGGGGCTTGCTCTCAGCATCATATCCCATTGAATCGAATATCTTGCCAAAGTCAACATACACAGAGTCGGTATCAGCGTATATGATACCATCTTCAGCGACCTTCTGTGGCTTGTACTTCTTATTAGCGAGCCATCGGGGACTATTGAAGTATCCTTTGATTGATGATTCGGTTGTCATGGTAACATATCTTGCCGACATGGTTACAGCAACCGCGTTGTCCCAATCGAAGAATCTGGAGTAAGGAGTTCCAAGATATCCATAAACCGAGTTAATAAGAATCTTAAAGTTCAACTGGATAGCATGCCAATACTCAGCTTGTTCCTTATTGCGATTCTTCTCAGCGGCAAGCATCTTTTTCTTGGCTGCCTTACGCTTGTCGAACCACTCTTTGACGAATCTTGCGATAATACCACGAACATCGTTACGATATATAGCTCCGTTGGCTGCAAGACACCACTTCTTTTCTTTCATCACGGCAGCAAGTTCAGAACGCATGATTGGTTGATTTAGCAGTCGAGTTTCTTTATCTTCTGCTTCGTGACCAGCAATCATCTTCATAAGTGGCTTAACATCATCCTGACTTAACACGCCAATCTTAGTTTCTGGTGATATATTCCATCCCATCATGATGGAAGGGTAAAGCGATGTTGCGTCAAAGCTCAGAACCCACTTGTGTAAGCCAGCTATAGGCTGCTTGACATATCCACCAATATACTTTTCTGGGTTAAGCTTCATCTTTTCAATGGTTGCTCTGTTTACATCAGGAAGAACAACCTTTTCTTCAGCGAGCTTAGAAAGGAATGCTCCGTCCAAAACACGAGTGGTTTTCTGGTATTGTTCAAACGGAACACGACATCCATAGCAGAAAGTAACAAGGAGTGGAATAAACTTCTTTTTGTCTTCAAGTTTCCTGAGAAGACGAACGTCTTGAACGTTATATTCCACATACTGTTGCCAGTGATTATTGTGTAGATCGGCAAGCGAACCCTGATATTCGTTCTTTGTTTCGCCAATTTCAATTTGAGTTATATACCCAAGCTTCCATGACTCTTGCTCTGAGAAAGTATAGTTTTGATATATTTCAAGCATGTCTAGGCAATTAATGCCAATTATTTCATACTTGTCTTCGATAATTTCATCTTCTCTTTGATGTTTCTTGTGGATTATTCCGACCGGACTTATATCGGCTGCCCCATCAAATGTTGTCCATCCTTTTTCGTTTTCTTCATATCCAAATAACTTACGAGCGCGATTTATAATATAAGGAATGTCGAATCCATTAGAATGCCAGCCCGTTATAATGTCTGGATGTTCCTGTCTTGTCCAATTCATGTAAGCCTTGATCATTTCATCTTCACGACTGAAGATAAATTTTTGACAAGACTCGCCAGCCTTTGTTATAAATGATTCATCAAAATCTTTTTCAGCAAATATGAAAAACTTATTATGCTTGGTTGACCATACTGTAATGATAGTTATAGGAAAGTTAGCATGTTCGGGTTTTGGGAACCCCTCTTCGGAATGAACCTCAATATCAAGATAATGAATGTCGAAGTTGGGGACTTTAAGCTCCATTCCCATGTAATGATCAACGATAAACTTATTTTCTACCGAAATATCAGACTCAAATAGATGCTTTCCCCATTCTTGGTACTTTTCTATTTTTTCTTTATGTTGACGCCATGTTGTTGACTCTATACGACGGGCTGGGTCGCCGTAGATAGTCCTGTATTCGGATTCTGTATTAGTGTCTTGAAGATAAAAATACAGAGGGGGAGGGGCTGATCTTTCAACCTTTACTCCGTTTTCATATTCCCAGTAAATCAGTTTACTGTGTTGTTTGTCGAAATAACATGAACTATACATATTGTCTCCTTACATCATATATGTAAAAAGACATAAATCAATACTTAGTTTAAATTATGATAAATATTACTTTTCGTATATTGATTTATATAAACCGATATTAGATTCGGACTCTAGCCATCTTTTGTCTAGCTCTACCTTGCCTGCATTTAGAGTCGATTGCCAAGTCGCATCATCCTTATAATGTTTCATTATAGCTGAATACCACATATCGACTTTATTTTCAATAGTGCATGTATTTGGTATGATATCATATGGTCCAATTTTATTTCCTATAGACGATGCTATTGTTGGAATGCCCAAGGCAGAATATTCCAGTAATTTAAGGTCGCTTTTTCCGTAGTTAAACTGGATGTCGGTTATTGGGGAAATTGCTATATCAGCATCAATAGAATCTAATCTTGCAGCATAGTCATAAATGTTGGACCATTCATGGTATTCTATCATACCTTCCAAGTCAAATGGCTTACATCCAAAAAATACCCACTGTATTTCCTTGTGTGTTTTCTTTATTAGTGGTATAAGGAACTCTAAGTCGCCTCCTTTGCCTAAGTGTGAGGCAGATCCAGCCCATAGCACTCTTGGTCTATTATTAGCGTCTTTCTTCCTCTTATCTCTCTTTCCGCACCCATACCACATATGTTTAGGTAAAAAGTTAGGAATTACCACGGAATTCTTTATTCCAAAATTATCATCGTAATATCTCTTTAGATAATTCGTAGAGAAAGTAACAATATCACTCATGTTAAATATTTCAACAAGATTGTTCTTTCTCGTAGGTGTATAGAACTGGTAAGCCATTATATTATTTGGCATGATGCCATGAACAAGATCGTCAAGTTCATATGCTATTTTACCTTTAGGGTTATGTTTCTTTAATTGCAGCTTGTATTGATGCATTATCTTTTTTTGGGCTTCCGTTACTTGTCTCTGGAATCGTATCCAATTAGCCCTTCTTATATAATTCATGTCATAGAAGAAAGCATAAAACTCAGATATATGAAATTCGGGGTATTTTGTTGCTAAATACCTAAATGGAAGGAATGTTCTATAAAACCCACATCCGTTCTTGTCTGATGGAAAAAGAAGGAGCGACTTTGGTGGGACTTTATTTTGCATTATTCTCTCCAAAAATATATATTATGTTATAATCATTATATCAGGTAGATAAATTTTCAACAAGGATAAACACTTATGGCAACAAAGAAAAAGATAGTTTTACGCAAACGCCACCCATCCTCGGATAAAACAAGGTATTATATTGATAAAGAAGAATATAATTCTGAAGTTATAAAATACATTGATACTGGTAAAGCTTCCGAAAGACTTGGGGAGTTGTTTACTTTACATGTTGATAAGTATGGGTCAATGGCATGTTTTAAGGGATATACTTATCTTGATGAGATGAAGTCCCAGGCTAGATTATTCTTACTTAAATATAGTAGGTCATTTGATCCAAACTATGCCACAAAAAACGGAAAGAAGAAAAATGCCTTTTCGTATTGCACAACTATAATTCACAATGCGTTTCTTCAGATAATACTCAGAGAAAAGAAGCATTCTATACTTAAGGATAAACTCATAAAAGATCAAGATAGAATAAATTATGATCTTGAAAGATTCTCTATACTTAATCAAATAACAATTGATGAATAAATTAATTGTTGTAAAATAAAGCATGAAACACGAAATAGCACTGATATCTGATATTCATTTTGGGTGTCGAGGCAATAGTGAAAAATATATTTCTACCATGGTTTCTTTCTTTAAAGAAACTTTATTTAATGTTTTAAAAACAAGAAATATAAGTGATTTAAGGATTTTGGGAGATTTATTCGATAACCGAAATGCTTTAAATGTTAGAACGATAAATGCCGTAATTGATGTATTTTCTTTTTTAGAAAAATCTCTACCAGATCTTAAGATAAAGTTGCTCATGGGAAACCACGATCAATACTATCACAATAGATATGATATTATCTCGTTGAATATATTAAGAAATTTTAGAAATATAGAAATAATTGATAAAGTAACAGAAGAAAATATAAACGGAAAAAGTATCCTTATGGTTCCGTGGATTGTTCCCGATACTTCCATTTATGAAGACTATATGAATTATGTTAGGAGTGAGAAGAAGTTTGATTTACTCCTTGGTCATTTTGAAATCAATGGGTTTGAGGTATCGCCGGGAATAACTGATACACATGGAATACAAATTAGGCTATTTAAGAATTTCAAAAGAGTATTATCTGGTCATTATCATTTGAGAAATACTATGGATCAGATAACTTATCTCGGATGTCCTTACCAGCTAACTTGGGGAGATTATGGTAACACAAAGGGAATACATATCTATGATATTGATTCTGGTGATACTACTTTCATAGAAAATACACTAAGTCCTAGATTTGTTAAAATATTCATGTCTGACTTAGCTGCTGGTAACAAAGAATGTCTTAATAATGTTTCTGGTAACTTTGTTAAATTGATTATTGATAAAAAATACAATGAAACTGCTATTCATAAAGTTATTGCGTTGTTAGAGTCTCGTGGAGCCGTATTGACAATAGATAATCAATATGTAGAACAGAGCGAAATATCAACCGAAAAAAATTCCACAGATATGTCTAAGCTACACGATCCTCTATCTTTTTTGATAGAGTATGTAAAAATAATTGATATTCCAGACGACATAAAGGATGTTATAGATAAACAAGAGCTTGCAATTAGAGCTACAGAAATATACCGTAAGATTTTATCTGAAAAAGATTAATCTATTTGATTTAATTGGTATGTCGTGTAAAATACTAGAAAGGCTTTAAACTTCATGAAGATACTTTTTAAGCGTGTTAAGATAAAAAATTTCCTCAGTTTCGGGAATAATGAAACTGTTTTTGATTACCAAAAGGGAATCAATATTGTAACAGGAATTATTGACGGTTCTGTTACAAAGAACGGCGCTGGAAAATCAACTCTCATTGTAGATTCTATATCTTTTGCTATATATGGTAAGCCTCTACGCGGAGACTCGCATATCAACAAAGAAGAACTTATCAATAAATCAAATGGCAAGAATTGTCTTGTGGAAGTTGAGTTTAATGTTGATAACGAGGAATTTATTGTAACTCGCGGAATAAAACCAAATATATTTACTATATTACATAACGGAAATGAAGTTAAACTAGATTCTATAAAAAATACTCAAGAATGGCTTATTTCTAAATTAGGCGTAAGCCACACTTGCTTCTCTAATATAGTCGTACTTAATGTTAACTCATCTATTCCGTTTCTTGGCATGGATGCTATATCTAAAAGAAAAGTAATTGAAGATATTGTTTCGTTAAATATATACGGAAGAATGGCAGATACTCTTAAGCAGCAATATCTTGACGCCAAGGCAGATATTACTGTAATTGACAACGAGATTATATCAAAATGTAAGGCGCTTCAGGTTGCACAAGAAGGAAGAGAACGTATTCTTGCACAGCAAGAATCTTTCGATAAAGAAAAAGCCCTACATATAGAAGCTATATCTGAAAAAATTAAACATATAAGAGAGTCTATTGAATCAACCAAATTAAAGATAGCTGATATAGATTATCAATCTTTACTTGATTCTAATTCAATGTCAATAAAGGACGTTCAATCTAAGCTGGGACTTTTGTCTAATAAGAGAGTCGAGGTTAATAAGAATATAAGAGACGCTTCTGTTAACCTTGAAAATCTTGAACATAGTACTTCATGTCCAACTTGCAAAACCGTATTAGCAGAATCACCAATGGCTCAGAAATTCATTAATGAGTGTAAAGAAACTATAGAAGCTTCTAATATTTTATTAAAAAATATTAACAGTAAAATTTCTATTGGCAAGTCCAAGATAGAAGAGTTAGAAGAATCTGCTCGTAAAATACGACGTGATATGTCAACACAATCTGAATTAAAATCAGATCTAAATAATCTTTATGTTAACTTGAAGATGCGTGAAGAAGAATTAGAGAGAGAAAATAATAGAGTCCTTGACTTATCAAATACAATATCAGAAGAAAAAATAAAAGAGTATAAGGATTCATTGGCGTTATCAGAACAAAACCTAAAGGAAACAAATAAGAAGTTTGCTTACTCTAAGCTTCTACGCAATATACTGGGCGAAGACGGCATACGAAAATTCGTTCTTAATAATATAATTCCTCACTTTAATAATAAGATTAACCATTACCTTAAAGTTATGGGAAGCGACTACAGCTTGATATTTGATACTAACCTAACTGAAAGTATCATATCAAGAAATAGAGATATTAGGACATATGGAAACTTCTCATCTGGGGAAAAGAAGAGAATAGACTTGTCTATACTTCTTGCTTTGATGGATGTTGCTAAAATGCAAAATTCAGTTGACACAAACTTATTTGTACTTGATGAAGTGTTGGACACATCAATGGATAATGATGGCGTTGAATGTTTCTTAGAGTATCTTCGAAATGATTTCAAGAAGATGTATCCTGATAAGTGTGTTTATATAATTACACACAGAAATGATGTTTCTGGTGACACTTTTGATAGAATGATATATCTAAGAAAAGTTAAATCGTTTACGACTATTGATAAAATAGTCGAATTCCACACTGAAGATTAAGCTTTTACATTAAAGTCAATAACTTTAGGTATCTTATCTGCGTCTATGTAGCACATAAGTTTCTCACGGTTTCCCTCTGGGTCGTTTGTAACAACAACTACAACACTATAGTTTCTATCTTTAGATCTATCTCTTGGATTTGTTCCATCAGATATTCTTCTTATACCTGGGTTAAACTTCATAGCATCATAAAATTGCTTAATAAATGGTTCCATCATTTTCTTCATGACGGCTCTATCTATAAGAACTATTCTGTTATTCAAAAACTTTATAGCTAAGTAATCTGCTTTACTTAGTAAATCTCTACCAGGGGTTTTGTCTCTGTAGTTAATGTAATATTCAAAAATAATATCTTTATTACTATTTGGATCAAGTCTTGACTTTATAGTTATAGACTTCTTGCTATCGTCATTTTCAACTATCCATCCATCTATTTTTAGATTATGATCTTCATCATAGGTAGGCGCTATAACATCCTTTATCTTACCGGGATATTTCTTGTTGAGAGCAGCTTTAAGCCACTTACGGACAAATACTTCATCAGCATTTCCTTGACCTCTTGTGTCAATATAACCAGCTTCAGTTATTTGGTTATATGTATTCTTCAAACTTTCAAGTATTTTATCCATGCTAAGTTACTCCTAAGTTACTTATAGTTACTAACTTATTTATAGTAATATTTTTATATAACTATTTTATAATAACTTACATACTTAAAGTAACTTATCTTCCTGTAGAAATATTACATATGTAGACAATAATCCAACCACATTCATCATGAGGTTTTCATTTATATGTGTCATACTCCATCTATAGTATGGAGAACCCATTCACGGCTGGGTGACTTATATTTACCGCCAAGATTTTGTTTTTATCTTGACTAAGCTTTCACTTAGTCAGTAAGTATATGGTGTCAAATCTTAACAACCTACCATACACTCACTCCTGCTGTCCTTTTTTAACGAGTGAGGACTAACTTAGGAAACTCGTAAATACATTTTATCATGTAATTCTCATATTCAAGGAACTCTTATTATTTCCGGTAATTTATTGTTGCTATTTTTTCTATTAATAACTATAAAAATAACGGGAATAAAAAGATTTTCACGACTTAGAAACATGGCAGTAGTAGTCTTAAAATATGGGAATGTTTTTGACCATTTTTTAAATAATTTTATACCACTTTCAACAAATGCGTCTGCGTGACCGCCTGATAAATTGCCCTGACCATCTGAAAGGTGATGACAATCAGCATCTATAGCGAAATTTTTATACCCCATAGATAATGCCTGTAAGCATATGTCTGCGCCGTACCAATGGTAGTGATCAAATGTTTCTTGATCAAATCTAAAAGGAGAGTCTTTTCTCATTATCAGCGATAACTCATCAATAGTTTGAACTTCTCTGTAGTTTCCATAAACTTCACGGTATATAGCTGCATAAGACTTTTTTGAGTTTTTCGTTAAATCCGACAGATAGAGAGCATTTCCGTCTTTATCAGGCGTAAACTCACTACTATACTTATAAGCCCCAGCCATTCCTAATATACCCCATCTTATTCTATTCTTAGCAAAATTTGTTACATGATTCAGAATACCTTCTACCCATGCTCCATTTACTCTTAAATCTTGATGACAGAGATTAACTATAACACCATCGGCTAAATCTAATGCTATATTAAGTGGCTCAGCACATCCCGTAAACTCGTTGTTGAAATTGGGAACTGCTATTATTTCAAATTTATAATCTGTTCTCTGTGATAGAAGATCAGAAAGAAAATCCTTATACTGTAATTCATTATTAACTAAAGTGGCTATTGTAAAATGAACGTCTTTTTTAACTCTAAAATTTAATATATCTTTCTTCAGAGATTCTTTATTTAAATCACTAATAACAAATGGACAAGGAAGCGATATTTTATTATTAAACGAATACCTAGCTATAAAGGTTATAAAATCATAATCAAATAAAACATTATCGCTTATACTCAAAAGCAGATGTGTTTCTTTAGTTTTATAATTAGGATCGTCCACAAATATTACATTTGTATATTTTGTAGTAGTTAATATCTTATTCTTATATTCTTCTTTGTTAGATCCGTTAATGGCAATATATATTGGTGGTTTTTTACCCCTTGGGTATCTTGTAACGTAATTTATAGACTCTGTAATGTTTGTTATATTCGAGTCTAAAATAGGTTTCTCTTGTAATCTCATGGCATATTCACTTGAATTTGAGTTTGCGTTTATAAAAGCCCGAAGCTTATGCATCGGGTTAGCTTTTAAAAACTTCGGCATATGTTTTACATGTTTATCATAGTCTAGGTCGGTTACTTCTTTTAATGCTCTGTAATTTTTCAAATTATCTGGTCCCTCGACAATCGACCCTGCTGGAATTGAAATCCTTCTACCTTTCATTAAGATATTAATTTCCCTATCACTTATATTTCTAAATTTAGCCATTGATATTAATATCCTTCTTAGTTACCTTAAAGTTATTTGCCTCGTAATACTTTATTCGCTTTTTCGAGTGTTGTTGTGAGAACTTAAGATTTTCACAGAAATCATAGAGATTAAGTTTAGTTTTCGTGGAGTGTAATCTAAGACCTCTACCAACAGACTGGAGAGTTTGAATTTTACTCTTACCAGCCGAAGCAAATATAACAGTATGAAGTCTATTAATAGAAACACCAGTGGAGTAAACACCAACCGTAGCCACAATGACAGTTCCACCAGTTTTCTCTACGTCTCTTCTAATATCATTTCTATCGTTTATTTTCGTTTCACCAGTAACAACTTCAACATCAACGCTCATATCATCGAGAATTTTAAATAAAGTTTTTGAATGATCAATTTTCTTAACCAGTATTAACACATTCATATTCTTCTTTACATATTCATTGGCTATTTTGCAAATTATTTTATTTCTCTTCTCGTCGCTTTCAATGTATTCCTTTTCCGCAGTAAAATCATCGAATATCATTTTACTAGTAATTGATTCTGGGTAGTTGATATTAACAACCGTTATATCTATATCAGAAATCTGTTTAGCTTCTTGAAGTTCAGTATATCCTACTTTATCAATGACTGGACCAAGAACACCCTCAACGAGCATGTAATCTGATTTAACATCTGGCATCGTCCCCGTGAATCCTAGACGAACATCTGCATTTACCATCTTTTCAGCAACCGACCTGACTACATCGGCTTTAAGACCATGACACTCATCGACTATTAAAACAGAAAACTGCTTAAGAATTTCCTTTTGCTTATGCATGGATTGCCATGTAGAAACAATAAACGGTTGTTCGGTGTCTTTTTGGTATCCGCAGAATTTACCAATAAGATTGGCATCTATACCATATGTTACAAGATTTTCAGCAAACTGTTCTATTAGATCAAGTTTGGGAACAAGAATAAGTATTTTGTTTTCCTTGTTTTTCTGGTAAAGATAGTTTACTGTCAAGCTTATAGTAAGGGACTTTCCGCTAGAAGTAACATGCTCACAAATACCCCTACCAAAATATAAACTCTTCAAAGCCCCTCTAAACTGATGAACATACGGAACCATTTTTGAATTAAGGGTATCTTCGGTTACTTTAAAAAAATCCCTCTTAAGATCATCTGTATTTTTTTCAATGTTATAATTTGGATCAACTTGAACGTCATATATATCATCATTTCTTACATATTTAAGAAGACGATGAAAAATACCATTATAAAAAGTCCCATCAAAGTTAATAAACCTTATTTTACCGTCCCATCTTCCAGATTTATAAGCAGGCATAAACCAATAGTTCTCAACTGGAACTGAGAATTTTTTAATAGCAGCTTCCAATACACGAGGGTCATCACACAGTAGTTGACCGTGGACATGATCTAATTTAACAAAAGTAATCTTGGGCTTAGTTGACTCTGAATCCATCGTCAACTATTATATCATGTCCCTCGTTCTATTTTCCTATATTCTAATATATAGCGTAATCCGTAACTTTTAGTCTTCACATTATCTACAGCACGTTCTAAGAACTCTAGGTATTCGGAATATGAATCAAGGAAACTTTTAGCCCTAGCGATTTTAGTACTACGAATAACCGCCCCGTCAAGTTCGGTATTTGTGCGGAACATCTTAGGGTTCATTTTAGCATTGTCAACCTCTTGAGCATAAAATCTATCATATTTGTTTTTATATATGTTATAGACGTGCTTCTCCCTAGCCAATGCTTCGCTGTATCTTGATAAAGCAGAATGACACTTGATCATTTCTCTCTCTATATTTGATCCCTCACCATTATCGTATTCCATTACTCGTTTAACATCATCCCTCAATTTTGTAACCTTTTCATCGTGCTTAGCCTCTAGGCTTTTTACTATTTCATCACATTCACCCTGCAATACCTGAAACTCACTATCTGTCATAAACCTGTTGTCTAGCTTATTCACATCGTTCATAATATCTCCTGATAGATTTATATTATATTACTTTTGGTCTGGTTATATAATATATTATAAATAACTTTGTAATAAAAGATATAATAAACTCTATTATGACAAATACATTAGATGAAACTATAGAATTAATAGAAAAGATAGAAATGCCCGTTGTAACCAATGAGGTAGTGGAAGAGGTAATATCTACCTTAATAAGTCATGACAAGGACATGGAGCCTCTGCTTGATATTATATTAAAACTCATAAAAGACACTCCAGATGGAAAAGACAAAACATATTTTATGACTAAGTTGCTTAAGTTTTATGGAATAAACAATACGGATATCTTAGCTACCAGACAGAAATTTGTCATAGAGTCTGGAATGCTCGTAAAAATCCCATTTCTTAAAAAGAATCAAAAAGAATGTCTGATGATTCTTTTAGACCAATTAAATGTAAAGGTGGTATAGAATGAGTTTCAAGAAATTCGTTGTAGAAAATACAGTCACCCCCCAATCTCCCCCATCAGAAGGCGTTCCAGCAACGCCACAGGGTCAAAGATGGGACGTGGTATTGTTTGCGGGTGATTACAACCCAATAACGCGAGAAGAGTATTCCAGAGTCCGTCAATTCGTCAACGGATTCCTAAAGAAACCAGAAAACGCTCCTAAGTTCAACAAAAAAGTCGATATTGGTCTTCTCATAGACTATGAAGAGAAGAAAGATAACATTCTTTCCAATAAAGAGAACTATATTTTATCACTAGAAGAGAGAAACTTCATATCAACATCTATGTTTGGACTAAAGATATATCCAGTAAAGTTTGATGAGATGGTATATCTATTGAAGTCATCTAAAGAAGACTTCGAAGCTAAACAAGAGCTTGTTAATAAAGTCAACGAAATGGTAGTTAAATTAAAGGAAGACTTCTATTCATCTAATGTTTTGATAGTTTTACGACCTGAACACGCTAAGGATCTAGGCGACCTTAAGGAAATAGTCGCCTTAGCCCGTGGTGGAATAAACATAGGATTTGTTGTTTTTGAACACGAACCTCTTGAACAAAGTGATATATTCAGTAGCACTATACCAATGACAGGCGATATTATCAAGGCTATATGTATACTTGACAGGGATAGACCAAACCCAGAATATCTCAAGGCATTTGCTCACAAATACAAGCTTAGTCATGTTTTTGATGCTATAAAGCGCATTCACTTTAAGGTCGATAACGAGAAGTATATACTTGCTTTCCGTCTAGTTTTCCCTGATATATCAATATTCAGTGCAGACGATTCGGCAGCGGAATCTAATAGCCGCGTGATGCTTGAGTTAATAAAAAATATGTATTTGAAGAATGATGAGTAAAATCATATAAATATATCTAAGATAATAGGAGTATCATATGTCATCTAATTGCCCTTATTGCGGATCTAAGAAGGTTTCGAAGACTTTCAACTTCAACGAGTTCGCATGTGAAATGTGCGAAAGCGACTTCAAACTAACCGAAAGCGGCATACGCATATTCCGTGAAGGGTCTTGGAGTTCCCTCTGCCTGAAGTCTCTTCAGGAGATGGCAAACCGCGTCAGTGGGGCTGCGGTAACAGATATTTTGTCAAGAACCCTCAAGGCAGCAGCTAAGAAGTCACCCAATGACATTGATGTGGTCATTGAGAGTCTTACCAGTATAGCAGCCACACTCCACTCTGAGTGGAAGATGGGATTACGTCAGGTAAACGACTTTACTGTTGTTATGGAAGGAATCCAGGCATTTGAAAAGGCTGCATTATCACTCAAGAAGCGTGAAAAGGAGTTAAATCTTAATATTCGCATTGATGAGTCGTGGGGCGTTGAGGAAGATGCTATTGATCAGGTAAATGTCGATCCAGTTGATATTGGCGAAGATCCCGCAAGTACAATTACTCCACCACCCGGAGTGCCAATAGACGGAGAAATAGGTGGAGAGATAGAAGAAGCTGATGTTCCAGCCCCAGAAGATGGCGCAGAAACTCCCGATGCCGAAACGGATGATCTTGATGCCATGCTCAACGAGCCAGCCGCAGAAGAACCCGCTGCTGAAGAGCCAGTAGCCGAAGACCCTGCTACTGAATTACCTGAAGCACCCGTAGCCGATGCTGGTCCTTCACAAGACAAGATCAACGATCTTATAGTCAAGGCAAGTGAACTCACTGCTGCTCTGGCTACACTCAAGACAGAAGAGCCAGTTGAAGCTCCTGAAGTTGAAGTATCTCCAGAGGAACCTGCTGTTGAAGAACCAGCAGTTGAAGAACCAGCAGTTGAAGAACCTGTTGCAGAAGAACCTGCTGAAGAGTCAGAACCAGAAGGCGAAGCTGCTCCAGAAGGTGAGTCAGCCCCAGCAGAAGATTCCGACTCTGAAATAGATGACATACTTAATAACTCTTACAGCCGCATGGGCAAGCATATCTATGCCGATATTCTTGACGAGGCTGCCAAGAAGAAAAAGAACATGAACAAGCCAACAACTCGCGGCGAAAATACGAAGGCATCATACCGTCGTAAGATAGACAACCGCGAAGCTGATAAGAGTGACACTTTCCAGACCGACATGGACGCCGAAGAGAAGGAAGAAAAGATTCCTTTCACTGAAGCTCCAGCAGAAGAAATGGAGAAGACACAGAATAAGGGACTCGGAACCAGCAAAGGCAAGACCCCATCAAATAAGGATTTTGAAATGAAGAAAGAATCTCGTGAAGGATTCAATGGATACCGCGTAGGTGACGAAGTTATCCTTGAAAAGTCTAACGATACATGGAAGATAGCTGAGATTGATAGAAATATCTTCACTCTCGTTCGTGGTGCCACTGCTACTGTTATAGACACTTTCAAGGAAGATATTCGCCATGCCGACACTCGTTTGGAGTGGCAGAGGACCAATGAACTCGTCAAGGAATCAGCAAATCGCTGGTCGCAGGTAGAGAAGAACTACACCACGACCAATGAAGCGTGTGTTGGTGGAGTATGTGGTCTTGGTGGTGGAAACCGTCTTGGTGGTGAGAAGGTTGGAATGGGCAATATGTTGCTCTCCCCAATAACTTCAATTCCAACACAGGGAAATATTCCTTCCTCAAAGGCACCAAAAACTCAGATATATAAGTTTATCAAGGATAACGACCTTCATCGCTGCCAGCGTGAAGTAGCTATTCCTCGCTTGAGCGAAACTTTCACCAATCCTATTGAGGAAATGGAACAGATACTTGATGACGCTGTTCTTTCGGAATCTGATGGTCAGACTGAGAGTATTGACGGTATCTACGAATACAAGGCAGCACCTATTGGCGAACATGCTCGTAAGGATGCTTTCTCGAAGGGATGGCAGCAAGTCAATGAGAGTGAAGAGAAGCCAGCCCCTAAGAAGGTTGTTCCTCTCGCTGGTGTTGGCTACTACAGAACCAAAGAGAACGACATCATCGACACTCTTGGAAGGACTGCCGCTGAAAGACTCTTGGGAGAATAATATCTCCTGATACAATAGGAGCTATATGACAGACTCCCCCGAGAAGCTATTTGAGCAAAAACTCAAAACCGAAGAAGTTAAACACGCTCAGTCGTTAATGGAAGCCCGCGCAATGGATTATGCCATTGTATGGGGTATCGCTACCAGATTCGCTAAGCCGTTCGAGCAGTGGAAAGCATTTAAGCTTGGTATCATTGACAAGGATGGTAACATTCTCCGTCCACTCAAGACACCAGCAGACAATGATGCCTTTACGCCGCTTGACAACATCGTATGTCGCATAAAGAAGCTAGTCCCTAAGTACCTTTGGTACTTACTTTCGTTTTCTTATATCTTTCGTGGGTTTATAACCTACTCTGCTTATAAGGGATCATACTACCTTAACGAGAAGCACGATGTTGAGAAAATGCAGGAAGAGCTACTTATACTTGAAGAAAAGAAGCTGGCAATATGTCGAGCCAAAAAAGAAATGGACAGTATAATAAAGGGGAACAGCAAGTTTACAGAAGAAGAATTCTGGAGCTATGTTGCGAACCTTAGAGACGAGGAATAAATGAGCAAAGACAACTTGTTCAGTAAAGAAGACATCATGGAAACCCCAGAAGATGTCTTCGAAAAGGATAAAAGCTATCGTAAGAAAGTCAATGGCTGTCGCAAGGGTAAGACTTTTGAAAGGTCTATATGCGATGATTTAACTAAAAGATTTGGTGGTGTATTCCGTCGAGTTCCTACTTCCGGAGCTATGGTTGGTGGTATAAACCGATTCAAATACGCTGAAATAAATGAAGCAGCTAAGATGACCCTTGCGGGTGATATAATCACTCCCACAGAATTTCCACTTGTAATCGAATGCAAGAATTACTACGACAGTCCCAAACTTCATAATCTTCTATCAATAGGAGACAAAGAGCTTGATGGGTGGATATCTCAGGCTAAAGGTGAATCTGAATTTGTAAAAAAGGATTGGGTTATTATATTTAAGATAACCGCCCTTCGTGGAAAGACATTTGTGACCCTAGATAAAAAGAGATTTCTTTCATTAAACGAGATATTTACAGAATCTCATATACGATACAAGAGTAACATAATCATGGATTATGACCTATTCTTCGAAAAATATATAGGAGTATACTTTGAGTCCTATAAAAAAGACAAGGCAACTACTCCAATTGTTGTATAAATACTATTAGTAACAGGAGCAAACGACTATGACTACCCCATCTAATAAAGAACTTTTCGCTCGTTTTCAGAAGATCAACGAAGGTGTGATAAACGAGAGTGGTCCTGAAGATAATTCTGGATTTAAGACAGGCGAAGCCGTTGGGAAACTTTCAAAAGACGATCATTCCAAGCCAGTAACTCGTACAAGAGATCCTGGTGTTAAGGATGCTCCACAGGAATTCGACGCAAAGGATAAGAAACTTGACACTGATGGTGGTCATGAGCGTAAGCCTGGAGCAACCGAGTCTCCAGATAAGTTTGAGGGGTCAGAAAAGACTGTAAACGATAAGACAGATCAAGAGCGCACCCAGAATGCACTTGGTAAAGCACCTGTTGCAAAGGGAGCAGCAAAGTCCTTTGCTGATTTCCGCGATACTATTCGTGCTAAGATGGGATTGCCACTTGATGACAAGCTCAACAAGGGTAACGACGGGAAGATCCACTAATTTATTAATCTAGATTTATAAATACATTCACAGGAGAAACATAACATGAAGAGTGACCTCAAGAGCCTTAAGGCAGAATTAAAGAAGATTAACGAAGAGGAAAAGTCAGGTCCAGTAGGTGATGGTAAGGTTGACGGCGCTCCTGGCGTTCCAGAAGGTGGCGGTCCCGAAGCCAACAAGGGATTCAAGGCTGGAAAGCCAGTTGGATTCTTGTCAAAGGACACAAACTCCAAGCCTGTTCAAAAGGTAGCTAGAGCAGAAGGAGTAAAGGAAGCTCCAAAGGAATTCAAACCAGAAAATCCAGAGATGAAGGGCGCAAAGGCTACTGTTAAGCCGGTTGCTCGTGAAGCTGGCGCTTCGGCTGGTGTTAAGGAGACAGGCAAGGGAGATAAGAACATTGGATCTAAGGAAGCTGTAGAAAAGGCACAACCAGTTGGTCGTGATTCCGGTTCTTCCGCTGGTGCTAAGGAAGTTGGAGAATATGGTGATCTAACCAAGTTCCGTTCCAAGGTTCGTAGCGCATTTGGTCTTCCTCTTGATGACAAGCTCAACAAGGGCAATGACGGACTCAACAAGAAGTCATAAGTTGTCAAATTAATACAAGATAAGAACAAACCCAAGTCAAAAGCTTGGGTTTGACTTTTTATATAAACGATGTAAAATAAACCAATGAAGCACCTTCTCATTGATTTCTCGTTAATTGCACATGCATCTCTCTTCACTACAAAAGAACAACTTAATCACGGTGGTTACGATCTACTTAAGCATATACTTTACAGAAGTATATTAGCAAGTATAAGTCAGTTTAAACCCGATAGAGTGTGGGTATGCTATGACGGTGGATCATCGTGGCGTAAGGAGTTTTCGGCATCATATAAAGCTAACCGCAAGGAAGTCAGAGAGAAACAATCAGTTGATAGTGGCGGTGATATAAATTGGGAAGCTTTCTATAAAGTACTGGATGATATGCAGAAAGAAATGAGAGAAAACTTTCCATTTTGGGTGATACGGGTTAATACCATAGAAGCAGACGACATCATACATTATATAGTAAAAAACTCTTCGCCCCATGACGAAAATATCATCGTTACTCGTGATGGAGATTATGTTCAATTGCTTTATTATCCAAACACTAAAATTTACAATCCCATAGATCGTAAGTATATAACATGTGACAATCCTATATTTGCATTACAGCAAAAGATTTGCATGGGTGATAAGTCTGATAATATATTACCCATTAGACCTCGTTTCGGTGAGAAGACCGCTGAAAAGTATATCTTAGCAGGAGAACTTGATAAACTTCTAGAACAGGCTCAAAAAGATATCAAAGAAGTCGGAAAGCCGAAAGACCCACTCGCTGAAGCATATTATAAGAATCGTAAGTTAATAGACATGACACAGATTCCACCAACGCTTACGAAGTTAATAGAAGAAGCCATTACCAACTATAAAGTAAGTGATGGTAAGGGACTTTTTAAGTATTTTATTACTAATGGTTTGCGTGAAATGACAGAGGACATCTCACGTATTAGGGGCGTTATTACAGGATTGACCTGATATAAGTGTCTATTGTTTGCTCAGTTACAATGCGAAATGTCCACCCATTTTCCTCACATAACGCTATAGCCTTTTCCCATTTGGCTATATTTACAGCATAAGTCTCTGCCTCGTATTCGGCTAGTTTTTTTGATCTTCCCTTGCCCCATGGTAGGGGTTTTTTTGTTTGTTTAGCTGGTTTAATTTCAACCATTTCTACCCATGTTTTTTCTCCGTTCGTATATTTTATCAGAAAATCTGGATGGTAATTCCATACAATCTGTTTACCTTCTTGTAAAGTTCTAATCGGGTGTACATATGGTATAAGAGGTTGTTCAGATGTCCATTGAAGAACGTGCATAGAAGTATCAAGCGCCAACATGAGTTTTCTTTCTAAATTTGAGCGTGCTATTGGTAGGCTTGTTCCCACATATTTAGTCACATTTTTAGGAGAAAAAACTCTAATTTGGGGATAAGATTTCTTCATTAAATTTCCTTATATTTTCATAAAGTTCATCAATAGTTATATCGCAATGATGATGTTTTCTTAGATTCTCTTTATAAGTTTTCATACATAGATTTGCTGGATGGGATATTATATCAAGCGGTACGTTATTTAAAAAACCATATAAAATACTAATTTTATGATCTATATGGTATTCTATATTTCCTCTTCTATAGCCATTTGGATTTATTATATTAATGTATTTCTTATATGATGATAGAGACATACTTCTAGCTTTAGATTCATATACATCATATTCGTCTCTGTCTTCATACGAGGAACATATTCCTCTTTTTATCTTTGTATCAATTCTTCTTTTATTTACATTTTTAATTTCTTCTTTTGAAGCTGTGTTATAGAAACTTGTTAAGTAAGAAACAATTTTTAATATAAACTTCTTTCTTTCTTCGCCTTCAAGCGAATTCAAATATCCAAATCGTTTAACTCGTTCTTCTTTTGTGAGAGAATTTAGGAACACTAGATAATTTTCATAACGCTTATTACGCCATTCTTTTAACTTTTCTTCGTCATTATTTAATTCATTCCAAAAGTTAAACATCTTTGCTCTCATTTTCTCACAGAAAGACGCATATTTTTCTGGCTTCTGTTTTAATATTCTTCTTTTTAAAATACAACTACATTTATATCCACATGTGTCACGATACCCCTTAGAAATATTTAAAAATTTAGTATCCCTACCGCATATTTGACACTTACCATCTGATTCTGTTTTTATATGTTTGTCGTAATATTCCTTAATAAATTTATAATGCTTATCTCTAACATGTTTTGAGAGTTTTCTAAAAGACATAAAATCCTTTTGACAGCATTTACATTTCATTAACATTTTCTCCTATTGATATTTATATGAAAAAAGAGTTATGAATGAAAATATTCTAACGATATAATAAATAAGAATATGCGTAAACAAATTCCATTCATAAAAAAAGAGACATTCCCTGGTGGAGTTCGTGATTTAATTGACAGAAAACCAGAAGGAGATAAACCAACTGGACCGGATCTTGATAAAGGTAAAAATATAGACCTTGGTGATATTCTATCTTTTCAGTACATTGGGAGAGAAGTGTTAGACGGGGAAATAAAAAACAAAAATGCCGAAGTCAAACCTAATGACAGAGTAGTTCTTAATCCTCTTATTGTTTTTGGTGGGTATGATACTTCGTCAAGATGCATCATGGGGGTTGACTTGAAAAGATTCAAGCTGGAAAAACAAACAGCAGGACTTACAGAAACACTCAGACTTCTAAGAAAATATTATTATTACTTAGAAGATGATAATGGAGTCAAGATTTGGAGAAAGAGAACATTTAAAGAAGTCCCATACAATAGCCCAATATCATTTCAGTATGACAATTTTGGATCAGGGTGGGGATCGGTGGGAAAGTTACTGACAAGGTATTTTAAATCATACAAACCACTTCTTATGCGCCAAGTTATTGTCATGCCACCAGATGTAGCCGAAATAGAATGTAACTCAACGGTCAGAACACTCCCTGGAAATGTCAAATAGCCATTCATATAAATAGAAAATAGGATTATACATATGCCGATTAGAAACTTTTTTGCGTTTGGAAATAGAGCTACTCCACAGATGCCGTCTGATATGTCAGCACGCGAAAAGGAGCTATTGGTTAAAACTCGTAATACGATTTTTAATGCTTTGGACTCAGACAAGAACGAGACACGTGAAGACGCTATATCCAAGGCACCAGTTACCGATCTTCGTGATGTTGGACAGGCGGCTGGTGACTATTCAATGTTCGTCAATGTATTTTCCAAGTACATTTACTCAGTAGAAAGAGATAAAAGAACTCGTGTATTGATATATCGTGAGATGTCAAAATATCCAGAAATAGCTTTTGCTGTTGATGAATATGTTGATGAAGCTATCAATGAGAATTCAGATGGAAACTTCGCAGAGTTGCGAATAAGAAACGATGCTATACGTGAAAACGACAATCAGCGTAAGACTCTTATAGCTGAATTTAATCATCTTCTTTACGATGTTCTCAACGCAGATAAACATGTAGCTCAGTGGTTCCGTGAGTTCATGATCGACGGTGAAATCTTCTTTGAGAAGATCATTGATAACAACGACGAAACAAAGGGTATCGTCAAGGTCAAGCGTTTGATGACTACTCGCTGCTATCCAATCTGGAAAGATATTGAATCCGATGAGATTCTATTCTATTCGTATCAATCAGACGATTCGCAGTTGCTATCATTGCCTCGTGAGCAGATCGCCTATGCTAACTCTGGAAAATACGACTGGTCTAAAGAAGAGGACATGAAGCTATGTCTTTCTTTCCTTGAAGAAACAAAGACAACTTATAAGAGACTTAAGCTTCTTGAAGATGCTCTTGTTATCTATCGTATCGTCCGTGCGCCAGAACGTCGTGTATTTAAGATAGATGTTGGAAATCTTCCAAAGGGAAGAGCCGATCAGTTCATGCAGGAGATGATAAAGAAGTATCGTCAGCGCAAGTTCTTCGATCCTAGCTCTGGTGATGTTTCAGAAGGTCTTGATATGATGGCAATGACCGAAGACTTCTGGTTTCCTGTATTCCAGAGCGGAAGATCTTCGGATGTCACTACTCTTCCCGGTGGTCAGGGGCTTGGCGAAATAGCAGACGTTGAATACTTCCGTAACAAGATGTATCAGGGACTTAAGATACCTAAGAGTCGTTTCGGAGAGGATAATAAATTCTCCATTGGTGATACACAGGATATTACCCGTGAAGAAGTCAAGTTTGTGAAAGAGGTCAAGCGTTATACGGAAAGATTCTCAGAGGTATTCAAGAATATATTCCTTACACATTTGCGTCTAAAGGGTATTGCTGAAGAATACGGCATAACCGAACAAGACATCAAGATTCATATGTTTGCCAACAACCTCTTCGAGAAGTTCCTAGAAGCCAAGGTTCTTGAGCTACGCTTCCAGAACTTCAGCAACTTCAAGGATCTTATCGACACTGAGAAGCCTCTCTTCTCGCGCAAGTGGGTCACAGAGAAGTTCCTCGAAATCACCGAAGAGGAATGGAAGAAGAATCAGGAGCTTCTTGCTGCCGAAAATATGGGCGGAGATGAAGAAGAGGGCGAAGGTGGAGGCGCTGGTGGTGGAGGATTGGGTAGCATGGGTGGAGACTTGGGTGGTGGGGATATGGGCGGCGACGAACCTTCAGCCGATGATGCTGGCGGCGATGGTGGAGATGATGCCGGTGGCGATGAACCAGCTTTATAAAGGAAACTAATATATGCCATTTGGAATAGAAAAATCTGGAGAGAAATGGAAAGTAGTCAACAAGCATACTGGTAGGGTGCTTGGGACGCATGGCAGCGAGGAAGATGCTAAAAAGCAGCTTGCTGCTGTTCAGATAAACTACAAGAAGGAATCTATAAATGAATCCAACGAGCTTATCATGAAGCTCCACTATGAAAAGAAGATTGATCTTGGTGCGTTGGAATCTTTCTGGAAAGAAGCCGTTTCTCGCCAAGAAAATTACGGAAAGACAGCAGAAGAAAAAGATAAATCACACCCCAAGTTCTGGAAGGGTGTAAAGGCGTATTTCCAGAAACTCGTAGACAGTGTTGATGTACAAGAAGCTAAGGAGATTATTATGAATAGAGATAAATTCAACGAAACAACCAATGAATACTTGGATGCTTTACAAAGTGATAACTATGTGAAGGCAAAAGAGTTATTCCCTAAGATTGTCGATGCAAAGCTGCAATCCATGATAAACAAGCGTGGAAAGGCGTTCCTTCAGCAGATGAATAAGCAACAGAAAGATACAACCAAGAAATAACGGATATATTGTATAAATATATCTATAAGAGGTTCATATGTATAAGCTTATTACTGAAGCAGCCGCTCCAAACTTTGATGGAATCGAAAAGATTGTTGAGGCTGTTGACGCCGAAGGTCAAAAGCAACATTACATAGAAGGTATCTTCATTCAGACTGAAAAGAAGAACCGTAATGGTCGCATATATCCAAAGCAACTCATGGAGAAGTGCGTTGAAGCTTATATGGCTGATCGCATGCAGAATCCTAAGAGACTCCGTACATTTGGAGAACTTGGACACCCAGAAGGAATCGAAATAAATCTTCACAGATCCTCCCACCTTATCACCGAACTAAAATGGGCAGGAAACGATGTATATGGAAAGGCAAGACTTATTGACACTGAGTATGGAAGAGTAGCAAAGTCTATTCTTCTTGCTGGTGGACAACTTGGAGTTTCATCTCGTGGTCTTGGAAATGTAAAAGAAGCAGTGGGCGCAGATAACTCGGCTCTCGTTAATGAATATGAACTTATTGCAGTTGATATAGTTGCCGACCCATCAGCACCAGATGGTTTTGTGGATGGAATCATGGAATCTGTGGAGTATATAAAAGTCGGCGGAAGCTACACGGCAAGGTCATTAAGGCGATCAGAGTCGGCTTTTAGTAAACTAAAAGAATCGCTTGAGACTCTTCCCAAGCATGAAAAAGATGCTTATGTCGTTGAATGTGTAAAAAAGTTTCTTGCGGACATATAAATCGTTATAAATACTATTAGCATTAGGAGATATTGCTTATGAGCAAAACAGCGATAATGGAACATCTACAGAAGGCACTCGGAGAATCACTCTCTGAAGAAGCTGCAACCCAGATCGGATCATATCTTGATACGCTCGTAAACGACCGCGCAGCAGCAGCAACACTCGACGCTTCAACAAAGCTCGAAGCTGTTACCAAAGAGGTCACAGAACTTAAGCAGAAGATCGCAGAGCAAGAGAAGGCATTCCAAGCGGAAGCCGAAGCTTTTGCTGGTGAACTCGCTGAAGCATTCAAGAAGAAGGAAGACATCCTCTTCGAAGAGCTTGAGAACTACAAGAGTGAGACACTCAAGGTAGTTGAACAGACTGCTACTGAATATCGCGCTCAAGTTGAGCAGATGGTAGAGCAGGTTGCTGACGAGTACAAGACGGGAATGGATAAGTACCGTGAGAGTCTCGAATCAGTCATGGCTGAAGAAGCCTCAAATTTCAGAAAGCAGCAAGAGGCGGCTCTTGCTAAGGACGTTAAAGCATACCGTGAAGATTTGCTAGAGAAGCTCGACAAGTATCTTGAGTCGCAGCTTACCGAAGCAATTCCATCGGAAGTTATGGAAGCCGCTGTTAAGGCAAAAGCCTATGAAGGTCTTGTCCAGGGAATGGTAGAAACATTCTCCAAGAACTACATAAAGCTTGATTCGACTGGCTACGAGGCTTTGAAAGAAGCCAAGAAGGAGAACGAATCACTCGCTGAAAACTTTAATGCAAAAGTGAAAGAAGCAGTCACTTTGACTGCCAAGGTTAGAGAACTCGAAAAAGAGGTCAAGATAACCAAATTGACCGAGGGTATGACCCAAGCACAGAAGCAACGCGCTCACAAGTTACTTGAGAGTGCCACTGCTGCTGATGTAGAGCGTAAGTTTGATGCTGTCAAGGATTTCATAATCAAGGAAAGCGTCAAGCCAACCACTCCTGTTATAAATGAGTCAAAAGCTCGCCCACAGCAGAAACAGGTCGTAACCGAAGCCGCTCAGAAGCAGATTCAAGTTATTGAGGAAGCAGTTTCCTCCGCTGCAACTGGTGGCAACGATCAGATGGGAACTTGGAAAAAGAACCTTGATCGTATGAATCGTAGAATCTAACATTCACACATTAAACAACCATAACACACAAAGGAAACAAATTTATGGCATTACAAGACAACGTAAGAGACGCACTCATGAAGAAGTGGAAGCCAATGGTCGAGCACATCCGTGACGACCGTAAGGCTGAACTCACTGCTCAGCTTCTCGAACAAGAAAACCGTTACTTCAAGGACGCACTTAAAGAAACTGCAAGCTCGGCTGGCGGAGCAACTGTCTCCGTTCCTGCTACTTGCGGCGGCACCGCAACACAGTCTGGTATCGCACGATTCCAGGCAATTGCTATGCCTCTCGTAGCTCGTGTATTCCCTGAACTCGTCAGCAACGAACTCGTAGGTGTTCAGCCTATGTTCACCCCAGTTGGCTTGGCATACGCTCTCCGTTACCGCTACCAGAGTGACTTCAACTCCAAGTCTGGATTCCCAGGCATGGAAGCTGGATTCAACACTGTGGAAGCTCTCTACTCGGGCGGATTCCCAACCACAGCAACCTCAACCCCAACCTCCGCTGACTTCCTCAGTGCCTTCGGCACCGTAGTTGACAATGGTCGTGTCAAGGGCGGAGATGTTGACGCTGGATTGTCCCCACGCGGCGGCTACAACACCGCTGACGCTGAAGGACTTGGCGAAACTCACTGGTGCGGCACCGCTGAAATGGATCGTATCCGTTACATGGGCTTGTCCGTTGAGAAGCAGACTGTAGAAGCAAAGACCCGCAAGCTCGCTGCTCGTTGGTCGCATGAAGCACAGCAGGATTTGAAGAACATGCACAATGTTGACATTGCTGCACAGTTGTCAGACCTTCTTGCTTATGAGGTTGCCGCTGAAATTGACGCAGAAGTTAAGGCAAACATCATCGCTCTCGCACAGGTTGGTGGAGTTCTCGTATGGGACTACACTTCAACCAACTTCGGTGGCGCTGACGGTCGTTGGGAGCAGGAGAAGTTCCGCACTCTCTACACCGTATGCTTGAAGGCTTCGAACGAAATCGCAGTTGCTACCCGTCGTGGCGCTGGTAACTTCATCTTGGCTTCGCCAACTGTAGTTGCTGCAATAGAAGCTCTCGAACAGTTCGCAATCTCCAGTGTCGCTACCAACCTCGCAACCGAGGTCAGTGGTGTCGCTAAGGTTGGAACCATCGGACGCTTCACCGTATACCGCGATATGTTCGCAACCCGCGACTACGCTGTTGTCGGATACAAGGGAAGAGATGATGCCGACGCTGGTATCGTTTACCTCCCATATGTTCCGATCCAGTTCCTCGAAGCGGTCGGTCAGGATTCCTTCAACCCAAGAATCGGTGTATTGACCAGATATGGTCTTTGCAACAACCTCTTCGGTGCTGAGAACTACTACCGTTACATCGACATCCGTGGATTGGGCGACTCCGCTCTCTCTGGTTCAGTATCCTAATACTGACGGATCGTGATAGCTAATCAAGTAACCCCAGGAGACATTCTCCTGGGGTTTACTTTTTTTATGTTATAATAATCATAGGAGATTATATGACAAGACAAGAAAAAGATAGAGCATTACGATACCTTATAGAAACTCGTCAAGCGGAACTTGAAGAAATAGAAAAGGGTATTGTTTTGGCTACCATGCAACTTGAACAGATGACAGGACCAAATGCTGATCTACGTGTTTTGGGTGGTATACGCCTTCGCCGTGAAGATCTAGAAAGGGAATGGGAAACTGTCAAGAGAGAACTTAGCGATTTGAACGCCGGAATACTACCAGACATGTCAAAGAAAGAAGAGAAGATTAGAAAAGTAGCTGAGAACCTTAAGGAGACAAACGAAAGAGGCAAGCTACTTAAGGAAAAGGCGGGCGAAGATGTGGTTGCTCTTCACAAGAGCATCCACACGAACCTTGATCCAGATAAAAAATAGAATATATAAATAGAGGTATCTATGGGTAAAAAGGCACGATTTAGAAGAGTAGCTTCTACTCCTATAACACTTCGCATTGATGGCGTCCCCACTAAGATACCACCCAATGGAACATTTATATCGACAGTTGAGATGGTGGGAAGTCTTCCTGGCATAAGATTTGAAGGTTTTGTGGAATTTGACACGCAAAAAAATACAACCCCATGCGATCCATTGAAAGAATGGAATGACTTAGTAAATAATAGTGTTCCAGATGATGTTGTTGATGGGGTTATTGATTCAGTTATAGAGGGAGATAAACAAACTGAGCCGACCCCTCAAGTCACCCCCGAAGTCACCCCCGAAGTCACCCCCGAAGTAGAGTCACCAAAAAACGGAATATCGGTTGACGTTCTAATGGAGCTTAAGAAGAAAGATAATCGTGCCTGGATGGTCATGACCAAGAAAGAAATAAAGGCAATAATGAACGAAGCTGGAATAGACTATTCGCATGTTGCGGACGACAGAAATCAGCTATATAAGTTTTTATCTGGAATTGTAAAGAGTTTATAAAGGAATCACATGAAAGTAAGAAACAGAGCATCGTTATTGGATTGGGTATACAAGCATCTCGGAGCGCCTGCCGTCAAACCACCGATTGCGCCGACACAACTTGATAATTGTATTGACGAGGCTCTTGACTATTATACATTTCACGCTGGTGGAACCGGACATGAAGAACAGTATATTGTAATAACTGCCGAAGCCGCTGTTCGTTTATCTGGATATGAGACAATAGACCATCCAGATGACGATGGTGGTATGTGCCTATCGACTGATATTTCTGCTCAGCCCGTATTAGTTTATAAACAAGAATACCAATTACCGCGTGATGTTGTCGCTGTTGGAAATGCGTTGGCAACAAGATGTGGAACAGAATCCGCAGACTACGCAACCGAGCCAATGCTAGAGAGAGGATTCGCATTAACAAATCTTGGCATTATGTCAACGGGTATTGGTGGGCTTCAGGGGGCTGGATTTGGTTCTGTTGGAACCGCTCTGTGGACGCCAGGATCGTTTGGTCAATTTAACTCCTTTGGAAGTCGTGGTGGAGAGGGAACTCGTGGCGCTGGTGGCGGAGCAGACATTATAGGATATGAGCTTGGTATGCAATATCTTGAGATGATACAGCAGAGATATACCATCAAGCTTGCTGTTCAGTTCATGGAAGAAAGTAAGAAGGTAAGATTCTCTCCAGCCCCTCGCGCCCCCGGTCATATTGTATTGCCAGTGTGGATGAGAGTTCAAGATAGCGACCTCTATGAAAACATTTGGATTCGTAGATATGCTGCCGCTCTATGTAAGATACAAATAGGATATAACGTCAGTAAGTATACCGGAATCACATTTACTGGCGGCGCAACGGTAAATGGGGAATTCTATATAAGAGAAGGAAAGGAAGAAAAAGAAAAACTAGAACAATCCATCAAGGATGGAGACTATGGATATCCACCACAAAGTTTCTGGTTTGCCTAATTTGGAATAACATATGCCAGCTAACCCCGATCCGATGTCATCAAAAGATTTTTGGAGCCAATACAATGGCAACCAAGATAATGGAAAAGAACTGGATTTCTATGATGATATGGCATCAGAGATGTTTGCAATATATGGTATTCCTCTCGAATATTATCCTGTTGATGCTGATCCTGAAAGAGATAGAATTTTTAACGAAGACCCAGGAAAACAATTTGTAAGAAAAGTAATGCTTACTGGATTGATTGATGGTGGGCAAGTTCAGGAAAATGTATTGTTCAACCAGTTTGGTATGATGAATAAAGTGGAGTTTACAATGTATCTTCATTATTCAACCGCTATTGAACAACTTAAAAGAAAGCCACTTATAGCTGATCAATTCACATTTGCCAATGGTTTAACTACTCAAGTATTTGAAGTCACTCATGTTACCGAATCTACTCTCGGAGTTCGGGGAAATGTATTCGGAAGAAGAACGGCATATGCTTTGACTTGTCGTGAAAGAGAGATATCACCAGCAGAGATTGGTGATGGTGAACGATATGGGTACATTGACTCTGAAGGAAATATACTTCCTGGCGCACCTGCCGATTTGTTTGACGAGAATGGAAATATCCGTGAGAAGTATAAGGTTCCTGGGCTTACTGCTGCCAACAAGAAAGGCGCTTACCATGGTGACAATGAGCATATTCAAGAAAAGGCTGATGGCGTCGATGAGAACGGGCAGCCAACAATGCCTGCCGGTAAGGGCATCGTAAGTGTGAGCGGCAAGGATAAGAAAAATTTTGACTGGGGCAACTGGTAATAAATAACTTTACTATAAATACAACACATGACATCCAATAAAAAATACAGTGATGATTATATTAATGACTTGTTGCATTCTCACAATGTCACGAAGAAAGGTGTATATGTTAATAATTATACTCCTTTTGTCATCTATTGTAATAAGTGCCAAACCGAAAGTAACGCCATTTTAATTAATGTATTGAGCAGAGTTAAAAAGGGTAATAGTCCTTGCCCAATATGCAATAATCTTAATAGAAGACTTTCAAACGAGATTATTGATAAAAGACTTGAAGGTACTGGTTTTGAAAGAATAGGTAACTATGTGACAGCCAATGTTCCTATTCTATGGAGAGACTCTAGTGGATATGAATGGAAGGACACCCCAGCAGCCGTTTTGTTTTATTATAAGAAGAAAAATGGAGTTCACAATCGCAAGAGAATTACTGATGCTATGATTGACGAGAGATTAAAGTATAGAAAAATAAAGAGAATCGGATGTTATGTTAACAAAGATACACCAATTGAATGGCAATGTTTAGAAACGGGGGAAGTGTGGAAGGCTCTTCCTAATAACATTTTTAGGGGATATGGCAACCCCAATTTGAAGACATACAAAAGGGAAAGAGATATCCTTCAGTATTTCAGACAATCCAATATTCCGCACGATTATCATAAAACATTTGTAGACACTAATAGAAAATACATAGTTGACTTTTTTATACCAGATAAAAATTGCATATTAGAATATAACGGAAAGCAACATTATTGTTCCATAGACTATTTTGGTGGTGAGGACCGTTTTATTAAACAAAGAGAAAGGGATGAAAATTTGAAAAAATACTGCGTAGTGAATAATATTAACTTGGTAGAGATACCATATTCATGGTCTTGGCAGAGGATCGTGGATACTTTAAATTCTGTTACGAAAGGCGGGTAAATACTTTATGTATAATTACTTTCTTCAGTAATGTAATATATCAACACGTAGTCGCTCTTTCTGATGTGTTCAATGAGATGTCCATCATCAACTATGATAAGGACGGAAAAGCTATTGGATGGAAGCCAGTTCCATTGACCCTTGCGCCAAAAGAAAAGGTAATAGCAGAACTTCAGGCAGATCCAAGTTCACCAGACTCAACTCCACCAAACTTCCTCCCAAGAATGTCGCTTATTTGGAACGGAATATCCAGAAACCAAGAGAGACAGAGGGGAAAATACGAAAAACGTCGTATATTAGTTGAATATATGGAAGACCCCGAAACTGGCGAGCAAGAGGAAGCTGCCATTCGTGATGTTCAAACTGTTCCTTACGATTTAACATTTGAGCTTACTGTATGGACCAAGTATATGACAGATATGGCTCAGATACTTGAAAACATTCTACCGTTCTTCAATCCAGAAGCGCATGTTTCTCTCTATGAGCGCGGTATAGGATCCGAAAGAAAAGTCAAAGTAACCCTCGAATCAACCTCTCCTAATTTTGTTACCGACATTTCAGAACCAGAAAGAAGAATTTTACAGTGTAATTTGCAGTTCAGAATGGAGTGTAACTTCTATACTCCACAGCTACCAATATCTAAGATGATTAAGAGAGTTACTACTCGTATGGGTATTGACTCTACTAAAAACGGAGCATCTGAACCAACCGTAGAGGGCGAAACCGTAAATACATTCCTATTGGAATCGGTCACTGGATGTAATAGCTTCCTCGACATGGATCCAAAGATTTGGGGATGTGTTGTTTCGTTTGACGATATTGAATCTGATTATATGGGTTGGGAACATCACAATGACTTAGACCCACAAAACAAAGTACCACCAACCCCAAGTACGATTGTTAATCCAAATGAAATTGTATATCCAAATCCACCAGGATATCTTTACAATATACCAAATGATGATTTGACACGCGGACAGCAATGCGCGGTTGACCCAGAAAAAATACCATTTAAGTTGATTATCGACACTGAAATAACCGAAGCAATATCACAAACAAATCAGTTTATCCTCACTCTTGATGGGACAACTGATGTAAGTGGTAATCCAGATTATCTTTATAACTTCAATATAAATTGGGGAGACGAAACCGAAGAGACAGTAACGAATTTCACAGATAATTTCGTTAGAGAATCACCAACATCGTCTAGAGCAAGAGTTACTCATACATATTCTGTTCCGGGCGTTTATATTATATCAATTACTCCAAACGGCGAAGAAGGTTTCCCAACCTTAAGATTTAATGATTTAAGTGTGCAAAGTGGACCTATTGTTACTGATGCTAGGAAAGTTTTGTTCTTACAGCAATGGGGAACAGGAATATGGAAAACAATGTACGGTGCCTTTGCAGGGTGTGCGAATATGAAAATCATTGCGCCGGATTCAGGAACGGCAAGAACTGAAAATGTAACAGATTGGGACAGAGCATTTGCTTTCTGTCGGTCTATGACGCATTTCCCAGGAAACTTAAGAATGGGTTCTGGGGAAATATTCACCAGTTGTTGGAATGGATGCAGAGAATTAAAAGAAATACCAAAAACTCTTGACTTCTCAAAGGGAAGACAATTCTCATATGCTTGGAACGGTTGCCGTGCAGTTACAGAGTTCCCAAATACATTTGATTTCAGTAATTCTGAAAGTTTCCAAGGTGCTTGGGGTGGAATGTATATTGAAAGCTTCCCGCTTATCAACTTGGGACCAGCAACAACTTATACTGCCGCGTGGCAAAGTTGTATATATTTAAAGTCGTTCCCCTCCCTGGATCTATCAAACGCCACTAGAGTCGATAACGCATGGTGGGATTGTGAATCTCTTACTGAGTTTCCACTAGTAAACACTGAAAACGTTACTAATTTCAACAGAGCATGGAATGGATGCTTCCGTTTAACAAAAATGGCACCGCTAAATCTTTCAAAGCTAACAACTGGAAACGGGTCATTCTGGGGATGCTCGGCATTAGTAGATCATCCAGATTATATAATGCCAACTACATCATCTTCAATAAATTTTGGAAATTTATTTAGGCAATCCGGAATCTCAAGACCAGAGTATGATAACTTCCTTATAAGGTTAGAAGCAGTAAATCCATTAAATAAAGGATCAATAAGTCAAACTCCTGTCAAGTATACCGCTGGACCAGCATCAATAGCTAGAAGTAAACTAGCATCTAGAGGTTGGTCAATTGCTGACGGCGGACTTGAAAGTGGATTTAGAATAACCATTAACACAAACAACGCTGGATCACCAAGTGACCAGTTTATTTTACCGCTAGATCCATTAAGCACCTATAACTTCTCTATTCTGTGGGGCGATAACACCGGAGAATTTATAACTAATACCACAACTGGATTCCCAAACATATCTCATACATACACCACTCCGGGAACATATACAATAACCATAACAGAAATGGAAGTTGGTGGTTTCCCAACAATATACTTTAATAACAGCGGCGATAGATTAAAGATAACAGGAATAACCCAATGGGGAATTAATGAATGGATGTCATTGAATTCTTCTTTCTATGGGTGCAGTAATTTAAATATTACAGCTACAGATTTCTCGACAGCAAAATTCTCTATGGTCAGCAACGCAGAAAGCGCATTCAGGGATTGCACAAGTCTTGTAACACTTAATTCCTACAACTGGAATCAAATAACCAATTTACAAAATGCATTTAGTGGTTGCACTTCGCTGACAACAGTGGGAGCATCATTAAATCTATCAATGGCACAAAATCTGATGGCTATGTTTAATGGAGCAACATCACTCGTAACATTCCCCGTCATAAGCTTACCATCAATGACAAATGGGGCTAATATGTTTAATGGTGTAACGCTCTCCACTACATCGTATAGTAATCTTCTTATTTCTTTGGATTCTGTTAATAATAACACTGGTGTCACATTCCACGGAGGAAACTCTTTGTATAATGTCGGATCAGCAGCATCAAGAAATAATCTTACTTCGGTGAAGTTGTGGGACATAACAGACGGCGGTCCAGCATAAGGAAGTTATATGCAGGAAATCAAAGCAGATAAATTTTATTATTATTTAGCTCATAACGAAACAGACACTTTTCACTGTGGATGTATTCCCGAAACACATGAAGTTATCACAGGGCAGCCAAATCTAGAAACATTTTCAACAAAACAAGAGTTATTAGATAGATTAAATGTATTGAATTGTGAGCTAACAGAAAGCTGTAGTCAATACATAGACGAACTAGAGCAATATGAACTAATTTGTAAAAAACAATCATTATAATTACATGCTATTGGATATAATATACATATGACTAAAGAAAAAGACATAGTAAGTAAAATCGACGCTGCTCTTGATATAGCAGACAAGATGAAGTGTTTTGATTCGACAACCGGATCTTCCAAATCTGAAAATTCCGAAAAAGACGAAGAGCTTCGCAGAAGAACTGAAGAGCGTAAAGAAAAAATCGCTTTAGTCAGAGCAGAGATTGAAAAGAAAAAAGACCTAACGGACGAGATATTCATAAAAGATAATCTTCGTAATATCGCTGAAGTTGGTGTTGAGGTTATACATATTCTTACTGAAGAACTTAAGTATGATCCATCTGGTAGAACCGCCGAATGTATGAGTGCATTGATGAATGCGATTACAGGCGCATTAAAAGAAATAAAAGAATATGATAATGATAAAACAAAACTTGGATATGAGCGTGAGAAAATAGACATAAAGAAAGCTTCTGCTGCTGTGGCAGGACCATCTGGAAACATCATGGTGGTTGGTAAAATGACAGATGTTTTAAAGGCAATACAGGACCAGAAGTTTGAAAACATGAAGGAAGTAGATGCTGTTGTTGAGCGTGAATCACTAGAAGAGAAAGCTCCGGGGACAGTATATAAGAAGGAGCAGTAATGCCTATAGCATATGATGACAAGCAAATCGTAAGACCAAATAGAGATATTCAGTTCACCCCCGAAATGGTCAGAGAGTTGGCAAGGTGTGCCGCTGACATCATATACTTCGCTGAAAAGTATTACACCATCATCCACCCTGTCAAGGGAGAAATGGTTATAAAGTTATTTCCTTACCAGAAGGAAATGATTAAGGCAATGTCGGAGAATCGTTTCTCTATATTCTGCTGTGGACGTCAGCTTGGTAAGTCAACCTGCGCCTGCATCTATTTGCTTTGGTACACATTGTTCAATCCAACCAAGACAGTAGCTATTCTCGCCAACATGCAGTCAACCGCCGTTTCGCTTGTCGGTGATATAAAGAAGGGCTATGCAATGTTGCCAGCATGGCTCAAGCCCGGCGTCACCAAGTACGACCAGCTTGAGTTGGGGTTCGAGAATGACAGCCGCATATTCGCTCGCGCTACATCTAAGAACGCTATTCGTGGTGAATCCATATCCTTGATGTTCCTTGACGAGTTCTCGTTCGTTCCCCAGGAAATAGCCGAAGAGTTTTGGGTATCCAACTTCCCCACCATTTCAACTGGTGGATCGGTCGTAGTCGTTTCAACTCCAAACGGAACCGCTGGCAAGTTCTACCAACTCTGGAACAACGCCACAACCACCCAACAGAAGCAGTGGAAGGCAATGAAGGTAAAGTGGGACGCCCACCCAGACAGAGACGAAAAATGGAAGGAAGACCAGCTTCAGTCTCTTGGTAAGATTAAGTTCCAGCAGGAGCATAATTGCTCCTTCACGGGTTCGACATATACGCTTATAGATGGTGATAAGCTCGCCTCATTGAAGCCAATGGATGCTAACTTCTATCCCGAAGAAGGTTACTACATGTGGCAGAAGCCAGTCCCCCAGAAGATTTATATGGTGACATGTGACGTTGCTAAAGGATCTAACAACGACTATCATGTAGCCAATGTATGGGATGTCACCCAATGGCATATAAACGGCAGAATAGAACAGGTCGCCATGTATCGTCGTAACGATGTGTCTATATTCGACTTCAAGGACAAGATCAAACAGATAGCTACTCAATACAATAAAGCCATGGCAGTTATTGAGAATAATAATTTAGGTGCCGTTGTTGTCCAAAACCTTTACTTTGAAGACGGATATGATAATGTATGGTTTGATGTTGATAAGGGGGACTATGGGGTAAATGCCAATGCCAAAACCAAGCCCCTGGCTTTATCATACTTCAAGGAGGATGTAGAGTCTGGAAAGATGCTTATAAGAGCCGTTGAGATGCTTACCGAGCTATCATACTTCGAAGAGGTCAGGACAGGCATCTTCCAGGCTCGCCCAGGCAGGGGGTTCTTTGACGATACCGTTGTTTCGGGGTATTGGACATCATTTGCCCTCCGTTCAAGGTTCTGGGAAGATCACCTTCACTTTATATTACAGAATCCCAATCTCAACCTTCTCCAGAATAATGAGAGTGAACAAAACGATGAAGAAAATATGAAAAACTTCATGAGAATGATAGGTTCTGGCAGTACAAATCCAAATGATGATATAGATAGGTTCAAAAATGACCTTGCTCGTGGTTGATAAATAACATAGGAGACGAAAATAGTATTAGACGCATATGTAAATCAATATAAATACTATGGAAGACACTCGTATAAGGAGCTAATATTATGGTCGGATCTGCAAACCTCTCTCCTGGCGTAGATATCATTGAGCGCGATGCATCGCTCCGCATTCCTACAGTTACTTCTTCTGTTGGCGCATTAGTAGTCGCGGCAAACCGTGGACCGCTCAATGTTAGAACATTAGTAAACGCTGAAAAGGATTACGTCGATGCCTTCGGTGAACCTGATGATATAAACTATACACACTTCTACACCGCTAAGTCCTTTCTCGAAGGATCAAATCAGCTTTATGTAGTTCGTGTTGAAAACGAGGATACTCTCGTCGCTGGATTGACTGTTGGTTTGTCAGGATCGGAAGTCAGTGAATGGGTAACTCCATTGGCTGCTAAGAACTTCCCAGTAACTTACGACAACATTCCTGACACAGAGCCATTGGCATATGATGGAGTAACTCCCGTATTCGGCAACACCGAACTTGAGGCAGTTGACAATGAACTCTACCATGTATGGGGAGTTGGTGCTGGTGCCTTCTATGATGGCGTCCAGTTTAACGTCATTAACGCAGTTGACTTCCAGACCCTCGTCGGATTCAAGGCTGAGCTTGCACAGGCTGCAACCACCTTTGAAACCCAAGCAATCATATACAAGTACTACTACGGCGTTCCACCATCAACCATCTCTGGCGACCCAGGATATGATGTATGGGGAGGAACAACACCACCACCAACATCGAACCCAATATTCGATGATGTCGGTGACTATTTGGCAAACTCTGTCCTTCGTGACGACCTCATCGTTCCACCGTGGGAATCAACACAAGGTGAATGGGAAGTAAACAACACTCTGCTCAATCAGTGGACCGCATTTGAGTTTGGACCGGCGGTAACTGTTGAAAACGACGAGTTCGCTCTCTTCGTTTATGCAGATGGCGACCTTCAGGAATCGTATGTTTGCTCGAAGATAGCAGACAAGCGCGACAACCAGGGAAACAAGATGTTTGGACCAGAATTGGTCAATGGTAACAGTAAGTACATCTACTTCTTCGTAGGTGCAAGTGAAGAAGGTGCAGCAGGAGTTGAAATAGTATCAACTGGTCTTCGCACTCTTGCTGGTGCTGGACATCTTACACAGAATCTCTTTGACCTTGTAGGTGAAATAGAAACTGCTTGGAGATACCACTTCACCAACAAGGAAGAGTTGGAAATAGATATCCTTCTCGACCCAGACTACCCAACCGTCTTGAAGCGTTCGCTTGATGATATCTGCAAGAATGTTCGTAAGGATTGCTTCACAATCCTCAATGTTCCTGTAGCCAAGATGATCAATGTCACCAACGCTAAGCAGGTTGCTCGTCCATATTCTTCAATGTCGGATTATGTAAACCTCGAATTGAACATCAACTCATCATATTCGGCTATCTATGGTCAGTACTTCGAGATTTATGACTTCTACAATGAGAAGTTCCGTTGGGTTCCAGCCACAGGTTATGTTGGTGCAGTCATCGCTCGTGTTGACTTCCAGTACGACCCATGGTGGGCACCAGCAGGATTGAATCGTGGTATCATCTCTGGCATCAACCGTGTTGCTGTCAATCCTAACAAGGCTCAGAGAGATGTTCTTTACTACAACCGCATCAACCCAATTCCTAACCTCGTTGGTCAGGGAATCGTTATATGGGGTCAGAAGACACTCCAGGCTAAGCCAAGTGCCTTCGACAGAATCAATGTTCGTCGCTTGTTCCTCCACATGGAGCGTTCAATCGACAAGCTTGCTCGCTACTTCCTCTTCGAGTTCAATGATGATATTACACGCTCACGCTTCCGTGGCTTAGTCAACGGATTCTTGGCGGAAATCAAGGCTCGTCGTGGAGTAACAGATTATCTCGTCGTAGCCGATGAGTCCAACAATACCGCAGAGGTAATCGACCGTAACGAATTCGTTGCTGAAATCCTCGTCAAGCCAACCAGAGTAATAGAGTTCATAAAGCTCATCTTTACTGCGGTCAGTACTGGCGTAGCATTCTCTGAAGTAGTTGGAAGGTCATCAGGAGTATAATAGGTAGATAACAGGAGAAAAATATGCCATTCCCAACACCATTCGCCAATCAGAATCTTTATAACTTTCGTAGAGTTATAGGCGACCACTCAAGAGCATACCTCTTCATGGTTTCCGTTCCTCCTGTAGCCGGTAATGACGCAGAACTAACAGCTTTTGCTCGCACCACTAAGCTACCAGAGTATAACATCGAAAAGGTTGAAATTCCTTTCCAGGGAATGAAGTACAAGGTCGGAACTGTTCCTACCTTTGGTGACTGGACTGCCGAGTTCCTTGCTGATGACGCAATGGAACTTCGCATGAGATTCCTCCAGTGGCAGGCTTCCATCTACGACGCTCAGCGCCAGCTTTCTGGTTCTCCTGCCTTCTACAAGGCTGACAACATGACCGTTCGCCAGTTAAATCGTATTGGAGCAGTTGTTCTTGAATACGGTTTTATCGGTGCTTTCCCAACACAAGTAAGCGAAATCGCCCTTGACCACGGAAATACAGATGTTGAGAAGTTCACAGTCACCTTCTCATATGATTACTACAATGTCAACAATACTGGCGTCCCTGGTGCTTCTATCGCAGCAGCCCCAAGTGCCGATGTATCGTTCGTCACCTACCAGCCATCTGGTCTTATCGGATCGGGATTAAATCCAATCCAGGGATAAGGCATTTGGTTGGGTGAGATAACACTCTATGCCTTTTACAAATAAGCAAAATACGAATTTACGAGAGTTTCGCCAGATAGTTGGCGATGCTGCTCGTTCGTATTTGTTTGAAATTGATATTCCGGTAATAACCAATGACATCAATGATGCAAAGACTATAACTTGTCTAGCCAGATCTGCAAATCTTCCAAGATATACAATTGAAGATGTTCCATTTGAATTCCAGAAATCCACCTTCCATATGGGAGGAAGAGCAAAGTTTGATTCGTGGCAAGTTACCTTCATGGCAGATGTTTATCACAAGCTAAGAAACAGACTATTGACTTGGCAAAGTGTTATTTTTGATCCTACAAGACAGGTCGGTTATTCCCCGTCGTCCTACAAGAGAGACGGTGTTACTATTAAGCAGCTTGATAGAACAGGATCGGTTGTCACATCATATGAATTTAAAGGTCTTTTTCCTAGTGAAGTCGGGGAAATACAAGTAGACCAAGGCACCACATCTTTCGAAGAATTTAATGTTATATTCACATATGATTATTATGTTATAGGTTCTCAGATAGATAGGGAAGTTAAATACCCAGATCAGCAATCAGCGGTTAATCTTAAAGTCGGAAGTGAAATCTTAAGTCGAATCTATGCTGAGCCATCAGTGCCAGCATCAGAAAACGATATATCACAGCAAGAAATAGATTTAAGCTATAATTCAGCAACTCTTCCAGCATCTCTTGGATTTTTTGATGCTATAGGAGCATCCCCAACACAGTCAAGTCAACCCTATGGAGATGGAAGCTTAAATACCCCAGACTCATCGAACAGAGAAACTACTATAGGTAATATATCTAGTTTCAATCCATATAATGCATTGGGTGTTCCATATTCATATCGTTGGATGCCTCCTGTCAAGGGACTGGCATCGGTTAGAATATCCCGCAGGGGAATAGGCTAATATATTTAATAATTGTTAGCTTTCTGTTATAATAAAACAACTATATAAGGAGATTGTATGTCTGACGACAAACCATCGTTAAGTATTAATGATTTACGCAAAATTTATGCTACTAGTGCTGGTGATGAACTTGCTATTGATCTTTGCTATTCTCATCATAAAGCCTTCATTAAACCAATGAAAGTAAAGGACAAGAAGGATCTTCTTAAGGCTATAGAATCAAAGAATGAGAAACTTGTTCAATCTAACCTTGATGATATAGTTGAAAAGTATGTAAGGGTGGACGGTTATAAGAGCGTAAATCAAATGACCGTACAAGAAAGATACCAAGTTCTCGTCGCCATGCGCCGTGCGGCAGCAGGCGACGATACTAAAATAATACATCAGTGTCCAAAATGTGAACATGTTGCCAAGGAAATAAACTTTAATATGGCTAATATAGTCACAGTAGACTATAAGGAGCCAGAAAGAGGCAGCGTTATAGAAACCGCCGGTGGTGCTATAAAGATTACTCTTGGACCTATTCGCCGCTGCGATGAGAAGATACTTGAAAAGATTATATTCGACAAGAAGATAACCCTGACCTCTGAGCGTCAGTTTATCATGCTGGCTGGATGTATTCACAAGGTCGAAATAAACCAAGATGACATGATTGCTGAAGTTCCTATGGACGCTGCTGAGAAGGTCGAGTTCTTTGAGAATCTTTCAAGTCGCGACTTGGATAGGATAACCGAATATGTCAAGCAGACTGATCATGGAGTTAAAATCCCCTTCAAGTTCAAGTGCGCCAAGTGCGACTATGAGAACGAGCAGGAGGAAGCGAATGTCGCCGTTTTTTTTATCAACTAATGCAGCTTAATAGCGCCTATCAACAGGTGCTAAATGATATAGCTGAATTGGGTGTCGTTTCCTCTCCTTTTATAAATATATCAGAGGCGGAGGATCTTTCATGCGTTGAATTCGACTACTATCGTAGTATCTTCAAGCAGAAGTACGAGAAAGAGCAAGAAAACAAGGCTGAGTTCATAAAAGCCAGTTTTGAATTTGCTAAGAAGTGTACGGAAGCTATTTGTAAGACTATTGCGGGGGTATTCGGAGGCAAATCAGGAAGTGTCGATACGCCGGGGAAATAATATATGGCTACATTTGGCGCAGGATTTATTAGCGATTTACTAAAGTCAGCACACCAGACTGGTGTACAAGATACCTCCGTCAAGGAGATAAAAGATATAGTTTCTCAGTTGAGGAACATTACAAATACGATGGAAGAAAAGACAGAGTTCCTTTCCACTGACTTGGATTTGCTAAATGAGAATCTTAATCTTTTAATGAAAATGAGAGATGATATAAACAAGTCATCCGACAAAGATACCCACGTTTTAAGAAATATAACCGAGCGTCTGGAAATTACGATTGCGGAATTACAAAATATTATTCATGAAGTAGCTGCAAAGGGATCCTTTAAGCCGGTTGAAAAAGACGAAGAAGACACTGATAAGAAGATTGATTCTATATTTCCATTTCTTCACAGCATTCCTCTCATATCATCGACAATAGTAAAAAGCATAAATGTTGCTAGAGAAGCAATATTGAATAAGATGAACAAGATATGGGTGGACATGTCAACAAAGATAGGTCTTATATCATCTAAACTTGGAGTTTTATCAAAAGACATAGCGGTTAACAATGCTTTAAATAGCAACATGCTGAAGGATTTAAAAAACTATAATGTAAAAGAACAGCAAGGAGCGCGTGAAAGAGACTTAAGATTTTCTTCCATGCATGATTTTGTTAAGAAGTGGCAAGACCCGGAAAACAATCCCATTGCAAGATTGAATAAAAGAATATCAAACATGTTTTCTTTTATTACAAGAATGAGAGAATTTTTATCTCTTGCTCTTCAGGCGGTGCGTGTAGTCATGACAGCAATATGGACCGGAGTTAGAACTTTAATAATATCGTTTTTCACTACTGTCTTGCCGATGATTCTTTTAATAGCTGCTATAGTTGCTCTTACAATAATAGTTCTTTATCTTGTCTGGAAGCACTTTGGTGAGTATATTAAAAAATTCTGGGGATATATTAAAGAATATGTCGTAGACTTTTTAGTTACTGTTTGGAATATAGCTAAAGAAATTCTCGGTTTTGTGTGGGACACTATTAAAACAGTATGGGGAATACTTGTTGATATATATGATTTTGTCGATGCTATATTCAGTGGGGATTTCACTGGAGCGTGGAAAATAATCAATAGGTTAATGTCAAGAATAGTTGATTTCATATTAAGTACATTTCAGCGTTTATTGAATATTGGGACTCTTCTAACAGAATGGTTTTTGCGTCAGCCGCTAGTAAAGTGGTTCATGAATGTATTCATGGTGGCGTGGAAGTTCTATACTGAATTGTTTGATTCAATGTGGGAATGGGTTAAGGGATTCTGGACAACATTATGGAGTGGATTAAAAGAAACTGTAAGCGGTGTTATATCGAATATCGGAGATGCGCTTAATCCATTTAATTGGTTCGCGTCAGGCGGTGAAGTTTCTAAACCAGTAAAGGGAGTTGTTGGTGAAGCTGGACCAGAAGCCATCATTCCTCTTTCTGGTGGCGGTGAATCAAAACTCTCCAAGGCTCTTATTGAGTTCTTCGATTACTATCTTCCCTTCTTAAAGCCCACTATTGATTTCTTATGGAATTCGTTTAAGCCTTTCATGCCTATTCTTGAATCTGTTATGGAATCAATATATAATGTTGTGTATGGAATAGTGTCTGGACTTAGTAATCTTCCGGGTTGGCTGGGTGGAAATATATTTAAGACACTTTTGGGCAAGATGAACAAGCCTGGAATAAGAGCAACCGGAAGACCAGAATCTCAGGAAGAGAAAAACTCTCTATTTGCTAAGATATTAAAAATTGATCCGGAGGATATTGCTAAATCAAGATTGGCTATCATAGGACCAAACCAAACAGAAATACAATCTTTGTTTACTGACATACAAGCACAGGCTGAGAGTGTAGAGAGAGCATCAAGAGTAACTCCAGTAGCAGATACTACGTCGCTTATTAAGCAGGGATTTGTTGAGATAAACAAGAAAATAGATCAGGCTGTTGGAAATTTAGCAGGAACAATAGCAGCTAATGCAAATAAGGCTCCGATTGTCGATCCTGCATACGAATTATCAAAGATGTTATCACGCGGTCAACTCGGGGGAAAAATTTAAATGGTTGAAACATTACATTTACCGACAATACAAGCATGTCAAGCATATGGCATTCCGCGATCATACACAGCTTCTCGTGCTAATAGAAGAGACGAGGTTGCGTTTCTTAATGGTCCTCAATTTAATGGAATGAGAATAAACAGCACTCCATCCACTGTTTCAAATGCTAATGGAGATGGTGACACGGCAAGAATTGATGAAATAAAATTAGAATTTATCGGCAATCAACCATATAAAATGACATTCACCCCAGATAACGGCATTCAAAAAGCAAGTTTTGAAAGTGGGAAAGACGATGTTTCTATTTTAGATGTATTCATTGCTCCGAATACAACGGATTGGATAAACTTTACTTCTAAACATGCGTGGGAAAAGCCGGGTGGTCTAATAACCAGTCTATTCGAGTCTGTTACGAGTTTAATTGGTGCTGGAAACGGTATTCTTACAAAAATACTCAATGCTACAGAGGGGGCTGGAAGTGATGTCAAGTTGAGAAGAGAACAGAACATCGTACTTGATCAGGCAGATTCGTATAAATCATCTGACAGTATAGAGTTTACTGTTCCCTTTTTACTTTGGTCTGCTGGAAACTCCATAGAAGATTGGATTAGGGATATATATCTACCAGTAATGTTATTAACAGCATGGTCGTATCCTCGTCGTTCGAGAACTTTAAGTGCCCTTGAATCAGCGACACCAACAGAAACACAACCAGCTACATCTGCCGATAGCGCAGATATACAGGGTAAAGTTCAAGACTTTGTAAATAAAATATATCCTGGCACTCGTATAACAATTTTAGATCCGCCTAGTTATGTCCGCGTAAGTCATACTTCTGGATTATTTTCCTTTAACCGTTGTGCGATATCATCTTTCAACTTTAAATACTTAGACCCGTGGGTAAAGGCTACCGTACCAGAAGGAAGTTATCTAAACGGAATGACGGAAACTCTATTAAATAAAGCGTTGCCAATGAGAGCAGAGTGTAGTATAACACTAAGATCAATTGAGAAGCTTTATGCGGACGACTGGATATCAATGTATACATCAGGATTGACCACCATGGGAGGAACAGGGTCAAAGGTTAGTGTGAACATAAGTCAATCCCAAAACACTAATAGACAATCATCGACTAATCAACAATAGGTAAAAAATGGCTAATAAAAGAACCACTATCGTTTCGGATTCTCTTTTTTCTAACTTGTTTCCCAAGTTACACTATGATCCTGTGGAGATATCTGAACCAATTTTAGATATTTGGTCATCTTTTAGACTTCAGTTGAGTCCACCAGAGTTATCGGACGAGGCATATATAAAACATTCGGTTACACCAACAGATACACTATATTCCATTTCTAATCAATATTATAAAACAATAGAATTGTGGTGGTTTATTGCTTTAATGAACGATGCGATTGATCCGTATACATTTCTAGAAGATGTCTTAGATGGGACATGGAATGGTCCTGGCAATCCAAAGATTATAAAAATAATGCGCCCCGATTACCTTCCAAAAATAAAACGAGACATGCTGTTCTTTAAGTCACTAAACGAGGAACAAAATAGAAAACTGGCTCTTGAGGGAAGAGCATCGGAAGCATAAACCATGGTAGATATAGATACAACCAACTCTCAAACAAACCCATTTGATTCGGTTCTTAGAGCCGCTTATGCAGTTTATATAACTCGCCTAAAGTCTTTTAAAGATCAGTCTTATAATGATCTTAGCGAAAGCACTATATTAGAAACAGCATTTAAGATAGAAATTCAAGATTCAATGGATATGTATTTTCGCACGGCGAAAGTGTGGTTCTTTGATAGGTATTCAATAAGAGAAATCATGCCACTTACTGGTAATGAAATAGTAACTATTAAGTATAAAAATATGGCGCAGCCGTCTGCGACCGTTGAAAAAATAATGCACTTTCAGATTCAGTCAATATCCGAAATTCCAAATCTTCAAGAATACAATAAGGGATCAAATATAACTTTAATGAATCTTGTAGAGGCTCCTGCATTTAGTTTCTTAACAAATAACTGTGTTTATAAGACATATCCTTGGGATACGAAGATGAAGGTGTCAGACCTTGTAAACGACTGTTTATTATCTGTTCCTGGGTTGGTAAATTGGTATGATATAGATATAGAAGAAACATCAAATGCAGAAGGAGCTAAGTTTAGATTCTATAATCCAAACTGGACGCCGATGAAGACAATAAATTATTTGAAAAAGTTTGCTATTAGCCAGAAAGACGACTTCCCATACTATACCTTTTTTATAGAACCACCAAAGACCAAATCAGGAAAACCAAAAATACACTTCAAACCAGTCTACAAGTATATGACAGAAAAAGGAAGACATACAATATCATCCCACTTTCAACAAGAAGTTTATAGGTCTGCCCAAGGTGATTTAAACAATTTAGCAAGAGACTTCTCGAAAGAAAACGATTACGAAATATTCAACACAATGCAGAGTAGACAATTTGATTATTTCCATAGGGCTAAAACTGCATTCGCGCAGATGAGCGGAGAAACTTTCTATACATTTGATTATATAAATGATAATAAGTATTTTGCTCTGGATTACTCTACATTTAAAAACACATATCAGGGTCTTGGTCAGAAGCAACTCCATTCGATGAATTATGGTAATCAGTGGGCATCTCATAGACCACATTCTTTTACAGATAATCTTAGATTACTGAACATGAAGCGAAATGAGATGGCTTACAACACTATTCATTCTGGAATCGCATGTACGGCTGAGATGACTATTAATAACTTTCGTAACGTTGGTCACTTGGCAGATGTAATATTTAAGACATCTCTGGATCAGAATTCTGGCGTTGATTATATGATGTCTGGGCTGTGGTTGATATGGGGACAAACAGACGAAATGCAGGACGGTGCCGCTCGTTCTAAAGTTATTATGGTTAAGGATGGATTCGAGCAACTTATGATTAATCCAGATTTACCAACAATGACACATCTGAATCCTCCGATTGAAATATCAAAAACCAAAGCATCGTAATAATTCAAAAACTATAAATAGATGCATATATGGCACATACTTCAGGAAGAGTATTCAATTGGGACGAATGGAACGCCGAAGCCTACGAGCGTATAGATCATTTTGTAAACAAATATGATCGTGGAATCTGCACGACTCCATATATCTCTGGTGGGGAAACTCCATCTCCGACTGCTCAGCCGGATCTAACGGGTTACTGCCCAAATATAGATTCCATACAAGTTTTACCATGTAGCAAAATAGAAATATATATTCAAGGGGGAATGAGTGTCTAATCAACCAGCAGATTTCTTTTGTGGCGATACAGTAGTCATTCAGGCTACTAATAAGCCACTTATCGACATGACTATAGCTCCCTCGTTGAACGACTATAAGTGGGCAGACGAAGCTATTATTCGTATATACGACCCCCGCAACACTCTTATAGTTGACTCGCCCATGTGTCAAGTTACTGGAAAAGTGGGATGGTATTACTATAGATACAAAACCGTCTGTGAATGTGGAATAGGTATATTCCGTGTTGAAGTTGTTATGAGAACAACTGTAGCCACATGTATAACACCAAGCACTTCGGCTGTTGATACAACAGGAACCAGTGGAACAAGCGGCGACCCAGGAACCGAAGTATGTGAAGACATACAGGTGAGCTACTTCAGAGTTATGTCTAAAGAGAGATTCTAATGGTCCCCCGACATTTTAAAATAACCAATGACTTAATAGATGCTAATGTATCTAAAAGAGGCATAAAGCGATTATTTGATGTAGCTGATGTGAAATACTCTGAAAGGGGTAAATGGTCTTGTCTAAAGTGTGGTAAAGAATGGGAAGCTACTATTAATAGTGTTTATGCTGGTGGAACAGGTTGTCCAGCATGTCGTCCAAAGACTGGCAGGAAAGACAATAAGTGGGTTGATGATAAACTATACGGTAGAAATATTATTAGATTAGGTGAGTATGTCAATTCAACTACTGCAATTGAGTGGAAGTGCTTGAAGTGTAATAATATATGGAGCAATATTCCCGTAAGCGTAATACATGCGAAAGTAGGATGTCCGACATGTAGCGGGGTTAAAAGATATACATTAGAATCTATTAAGGATTTTATGGGTGAGAGGGGCATATCGGTAATAAGTAATATATACCCGGGTTCCAATAAAAGTATGGATTTAAAGTGCAATGTTTGTAATCATACCTTCAGGAATAGTTTTTCTAATATAAAATCACAAGACCAAAAATGCCCTAGATGTGTAGGGTTGGATAGCATGTGCGATACTGAAATAGACTCGATTTTAGCAGAAGAAAAGAGAGAAATACAAAGAATAGGAAGTTCTATTGGTGACATGCATAAAATAACTTGGAAATGTATAAAATGCGAACACGAGTGGATTGCTACGCCCCGTAGTGTAATTACATTGAATAGCACATGCCCATGTTGCGGCATGTTAGGGACATCAAGGAAAGAAAACGCTTGGCTAGATTCTATTGGCATACCGCCAGAGTATAGAAGATATAAGACAGATGTAAAAAACAAGAAACACTATATACGGGTTGATGGCTTTAATCCAGATACTAAAACCTGTTACGAGTTTTATGGTGATTTCTGGCATGGCAACCCGCATAGATATAATCCAAATGAGGTAAATGTTGTAGCAAAGAAAACCTATCAGCAACTATATGAAGAAACTATGAGTAGGGAGAATAAGTTGAGAGAATCTGGTTATAATATAGTAACAATATGGGAAACTGATTGGAACAAAGGAGTATCAAATGGGATGTAACGTTGTTATCAATAACGAAATAGAAATTAACGAGTCAAATTCGAACCAGTTTTTCTTTATGTTACGCAACATACCGACTTCGTTTCTCATTTCCAAGTTCGCTGAAGATCCTGGCTTCAAGCTAGATGGCAAACTGTCTTCGCTAGGAATGTCAGGAATTGATTATGTTCGCGAGTCCAACCAAGCGACCCAGAACCTACTTTTATACCTACAATCCTTTACGTTGCCTAATCTGGAGCTTGGAACCTCTAAGATAGAAACTATGTTCGCTGCTTTGACTGCTGTAACTGGAAAGCTACAATTCGGTCAGACATCGACCAATATACTTTGCGATGAAAACTGGTTCGTATATAGATTGTTGCTCTATTGGTTCTATGCTGCCTCCAACCCAGAAGAGTTTAACAAGCTTGGCTTGATGGACTACTATAAGAATTTTTATATTGAAGGATATTTGGTTATACTTAACAACCACCACGAGAAGGTGGCAGAGTTTGAGTTCCGTGACCTTCACCCACAGTCTCTTGGTCAAGTTGATTTGAATTACCAAGACAGCCAGAAGATTATACTTCCAGTAACTTGGATATATTCAACCTTCACACCGACAAATGACTTGATTATCAAGAGGGTATAATCGTGAGCTACGAAACAGCATGTCGTAAGTATCCTTGTGACAAGCGGGATAAAGATCCTCATCCATGTAACTGTCAGACGGATGTCGAAGCTGCGAAGACTAACAACTTGTTTTGGTGTCATCTTCAGGCTCGTAATGTCAATCTAATAATATGTCGAGACTGTAACTATAGAGAAAACAGGTTCGGTCCACCTAATCCGTAATTTTATATAAATAACGGATATAATAGGTGAAACTATGAAATCCAATCTCCAAATATACTTAGAGTCACGCCTTAAGACCATTTTAGAGGCTGATGGTGACGAAAAGCCAGCAGAAGACGCACCAACAGAGAAGCCAGCGGAAGACGAAGAATCTAAAGAAGCCGAAGATGCTGACGAAGACTTTTTCACCCAAGATGAAGTCGATGCTGCTAAGGGCGGTGATGCAGAAGAAGCCCCAGAAGGCAATGAAGAGCCATCTGACGAAGATCCAGAAGATAAGGCTGGTCCAGGCATGGCAGGAGCCGGATCCGGTGTATCCGACGATGAGAAGATGCGCCAGCTATTCACCGAAACAGGCGACCCAGAAGTGGATTTCGGTTTAACCTCAGAAGCAAATGTTCGTTTGGCTAAGTTTAAGTTCAAGAACGCCAATATAGACCCACTCACAATGATGGATGATATGGAGTTGACGGAAGGAGTTCGTGTAGATGAACTTGAGTCTCGTTTAACTCCCGACCAATATGATCTATATCGTAACAAGTGGAAGGAAATACGCCGTGACTTCCCCAAGATAGCAGAGAGAGAACAAAAGGTAGTCATCTACAATTCAAACATTCCATTCTTTTATAACGATGAAGATGGAAACGTAGTGGCTATAGATCACAAAAGAGATATAAACACTGCTATAGACAAGCTTAACAAATACATGATTAGAAACTTCACGGAAGATTGGGTTGATAACAAGAAAGCAGTCAAGTTTCTCCAAGGCATTCGTATAAACTTCTCAGACGAACCAAAGATTCGACCTAACCTTATTTCGGCTAAGTTCTTTGAAGAGTATGAAGACCGCGACCTTGTTCCGTTCAACAAGCTCCACGCAGACATTCCAGAATCCGTTCGCAAGTTCCTGAAAGATAATTTGGATATGGACGAATTCAAGAAGTCTTCTGTTTTCCGCACACTCTCCAATGATTATGTTGGAGAAAACTCTGGATCCTCCCGCACATCGGTATACGCCGTCATCAAGGGAGATGAAGCTCCTGAAGGAGCAGAAGGAGCAGACGGAGCGGGAGATACTGGCGAGGACATGGGAGACATGGGAGATATTGGGGGCGACTCTGAAGAAGACACCGAAGCCGATACCACAGACACAGGAGACGAAGCTGAAGAATCTGGTGACACTGGCGAGGAAGACTTAGGACTATAATTCATGGCACTACGGGGACGCGCTTCACAATCCCGTTACGGAACTAACGCAACAGGAATAGATGCTTCGATAGAGTTGGAAAGACTCATTCAAAAGTCGTGTCCATCAAAGAAGATTGTCAAAAAACAAGTTCCTGGGTGTGTAAGGTCGCCCGTTGCCAAGACGCATACCCCCATTCTAGACCGCGTAAATATTAAAAGATTTCCTATGGGGTTGATTGATATATCCCAGTCAATAGAATGTGATGTGCCATTTCCGTGTGAAGAACAATTTTATTGTGTAAAAATACTCGAAAGGGAAAGAGTAAGCTCATCCAGTTCTTCCAGCAGTTCCAGCAGTTCAAGCAGTTCAAGTAGCTCGTCAAGTTCCTCTTCAAGTAGCAGTTCGAGTAGCTCGTCAAGCTCTTCTTCTTCTTCTTCTTCTTCTTCAAGTTCCTCGTCAAGTAGCTCCAGTAGCTCAAATATTTCTTCTTCAAGTAGCTCTTCAAGTTCTTCTTCAGCCGCTCCTGCATTGTTCTGTTGGTATTTCTATAATGCTACATACGATTGCGATACTGGATTATGGACACAAGGAACTGCGTCTGCCGTATGCGATTCGGAAGATTATGGGGAAACTGATTGGATTCTTGATGACCCAGAGGCAGATCCGTGCCACGCTGTGAAGATCGTCAAGGGTCCAGCATGCACTGTTCAGTTTGGTGAAGAATGCACAGCACCTGTCATACCTGACCCAACTAACCCACCTCTTGAACCAGATCCTCTCTGCTGCCCAAGTTCCTCGTCAAGTAGCTCCAGTAGCTCCAGTAGCTCGTCAAGCAGCTCTTCCAGTTCCTCGTCAAGTAGCTCCAGTAGCTCGTCCAGTTCTAGTAGTTCATCTGCTGTGGAATATTGTAATTGCACGTATGAATCATACTATTATTGCGAAACTGGTTGGGGGCTGCCATATGAATTCCCAGATTCTGAAAATAATTGTGTGACTAGTTCAACTGATGAAAGTTATACTTGGGCATACTTATATGAAAATCATTGTTATGCTCAGACAGTAGTGTCTGTTGTGGGTAACTGTAACGATGTCCAACCAACCCCACCAGAAACACCAACAATAGATCCGGGTCCAAATTGCTGCATCAGTTCCTCTTCAAGTAGCTCATCTAGCTCATCTAGCTCATCAAGTAGCTCAAGTAGCTCTTCAAGCTCGTCAAGTTCTTCGAGTTCCAGTTCAAGTAGCTCATCTAGTTCCTCATCAAGTTCTTCACCGGAACCACTACCAACATGCTGTGGAATAAATTTCTGGGCTACGGCAGAATGTTATTACGATGAAGAAACCGGAGAGGAATTTTACTGGAACGAACCAACATATGATCCAGAGTATCCTTATTCTACTTGTATCACGCTTGAACCTGGACAGACATGTGAATCTGCTGGATATGTATCATATGACTGGACAGTTACAGAAGGTAACGATTGTGAAATAATATCAAAATGCTATTACGATAATACATGTATTGATGGTGATCTTGGATGTGTGGGTGACGGGTCGCCAAACGGACCATGTAACGGCACCAAGCCAGAGATATCTTTATCATGCAAAAACCAAATTAGTTGCGCCCCAAGTAGCTCGTCAAGTTCTTCGAGTAGCTCCAGTAGCTCCATTTCTTCGAGTAGATCGTCAAGTAGCTCCAGTAGCTCTTCAAGTAGCTCGTCAAGTTCTTCGAGTAGCTCCAGTAGCTCGTCAAGTTCTTCGTCAAGTAGCTCGTCAAGCAGCTCTTCAAGTCCGTCCACCACAGGAACATGCTATCAGGTATGGCATTACGATTATTCACTAGTTTACTTATATTCTTCAACATGTGAAGGTAGTTGTACACCATCCGAATGGACGTGTATTTATGATCCAGAATCTTCTATGTTCATTATGGAGAAAATTGTTTGTGGTTCATTATGTTCTGATGATCTAGATTGCGTAGAGGCAGAAGAGCCATCACTACCTGAGACAGACGAATGTTTGACGTTGTGTAGGGCTTGCTGGGTAACAGACTGTGGCGATACGTTAGGCGAAAATTGGACATATTACGCAACTGAAACATGCGATCATCCTGACGGTTATTGTGACGGTCAATATCAGTATGACAGTACGACTTGGTTTACTACACCAGACTGTGCTGGAATACCAGATTCTAACCCAGGACCAACGACATATTGTTGCATAGAATAACTATATAATAACGATATAATAAATAAAAGAAACTTATGGCACTACGAGGAAGAGGTTATAGAACACGCTACGGCAGTCAAGTTACTGGAACAGATGCTTCCAGTGAGCTTGATAAGCTGTTGAAATCGTATTGCCCTATAGTTTCTTCCGCAGCCAACCAAGTGCCTGGATGCGAACGGAAAGCAATAGTAAAAACCCGCCGAAATGCGATTGAGCAGCCAGGACTACGTTGGCGAACAATTTTAACAAACAACATCACCGAAACAGAAGAATGTAATATTCCTTATCAGTGTGATGTGAAGTGTTATTGTGTTATTGAGTCGGTTGGGAGGAAGATAAGTTCCTCTTCAAGTTCTTCGAGTAGCTCTTCAAGTTCCTCGTCAAGTTCCTCAAGTTCCTCGTCAAGTTCCTCAAGTTCCTCAAGTTCCTCGTCAAGTTCCTCGTCAAGTAGCTCTTCTAGCTCATCAAGTTCCTCAAGTAGCTCTAGTAGCTCCAGTTCCTCTAGTAGCTCTTCAAGTTCCTCGTCAAGTTCTTCAAGTAGCTCTAGTAGCTCTTCAAGTTCCTCGTCAAGTAGCTCAAGTAGCTCTTCATCAAGTTCTTCGAGTAGCTCTTCTAGCTCGTATGAACCTTCAAGTAGTTCATCTTCTAGCTTTAGCAGTTCCAGTAGCTCAAGTAGCTCAAGTAGCGCACCCACTGGACAATGTGAAGTTGTTATGATAGCAACATGCGTTGACGGAGAGTGGGATGTTCAGTACCAAGGTGGTCCTGGCAATGAACATGTTTACTGTGTAGAAGATTGCACGCCATCTGATTGGACAGATGATGGGTTTGGTACTTATATTAAGGTATTGTGTGGTGATACTTGTTATAATGGCGATGCTGCACCATGTTGGAACCATGAAGACCCCGGTGTTCCAGATGCTCCATGTGGTTCTTCAAGTTCCTCAAGTAGCTCTTCGAGTTCCTCGTCAAGTAGCTCTTCTAGCTCGTCAAGTTCCTCAAGTAGCTCGTCAAGTAGCTCTAGTAGCTCTTCGAGTTCCTCGTCAAGTAGCTCTTCTAGCTCGTCAAGTTCCTCGTCAAGTAGCTCTTCTAGCTCGTCAAGTTCCTCCAGTAGCGCATATCTACCAAATTTCTGTAAGACTGTTTGGCAGTCAGAAAGAGACGGTGGTGTTGAACCGTGTGGGTGGTTTACTCCAACCGCATTGACTTCAGATTGTGTAACTGAATGTACTCCTGAAGCATGGCATGAGACTTCTGAAACAACATTATCCGGTTATCTGTTAGCAGAAACTACAATATGTGATCCAGCCGATTGTTCGGGAGAAGGTTGTGAGACTATATCAGACCCACCAGATCCAAATCTTTCACTTAGCACAGATGGCTTCTTATATAAGGTAACATGGTATGTTGACTGCGGTGGAGTGATCGCCTCACCAGACTACCAGACAAATATAGCTTCCTGTGTAGATGATGACGGTTCGTGTGTCCAATCAACCGCATGGTCTGACCCAGTTGGTGACCCGGGGAACGAGATGAGATACTGGACTGATTGTATAAACAACTGTGGAATCTATGGATGCTCTAGTGAAGAAATAGAAGTTGTTTATGGTACAGATATTCCAAACTATAATGTACCACCCGACACTACTGATATATGCCCACCGTAATTTCGAATAAATAACATATTTTCTATGTTATAATAGCTCCCATGCTATTGCTCATCATTTACTTCCTCGTGGCTATATCGCTGTCGCAACTCTGGAGCAACTCTAAAGTATTTTCACCTGTCAGAAGATATATAACAAAAATTCCACTCGTAAGAGACGCTCTCCTGTGCTCTCCTTGTGCCTCTTTTTGGGTTGCTCTTGGATTTTCGTTTATCTTCAATCCATTAACCATGATACTACCAATACTTATATCAAATATAGCTCTTGCTGTTGTAAATTATGCTATATGCGGTATACTATATAAAAGAAACATTCTAACAGACGACTAAGGAACACACATGGCAGAACTGACAAAACCAATTGACCTCGTACTTCGTTCCATTCGTGAGGAACGCGCCTTCAGAGCCGATTTCTCCAAGGCAGCAGACACTATCTTAGACAAAGTATATTCCTACTATACCAACCCAAACTGTACCTGTAAGGGTGCTATAGTAAACTGGATAAAGGAAAATACAGATACGGTCAATACACTTCTAGAAACCCATAAAGACGCTATAGCTGCTCTTAGCGATGAAGTCACCAAAGCAAAAGAAATAGCCGCAGAAGCAGCTAAGACCAACCCGCCGCCTCCCCCACGTACTCCAGAAGCCATGCTCAAGAATCCAAAGTCAAAGTTTGGCACTGTCATTGACATTGATCGCGATCCGGATGCTTATAAGGCTCTTATTCATAAGGCAATTACGGAGGGATGGGTATATCGTGGCTGCACGGTTGTTCCTGATGTTGTTGATGGAAAAGCCGTTTGGTCGGTATTCTTCTTCTAAGGAATATATATGAAAGACCAGCGATTAACCGTGGAGCAACAGGTTTGGCTTGCTGCCTGGACTGCTGCCATTACATCGGGAAAGTACAACCCTGAACAGGAAGCAGAAGCATGTCTAGCTGCTTTTCGTCAAAAGTTTACTCCTATTGTCGGTGGGAGAAAGCTTAGACTTCTGGAAATCAAACATCAGAATGATGAAAGTGATATAAAAGATAAAGATGTGGAAGAAGCTGAAAATGGCATGAGAGACATTAGTGATAAATAGTTATTATGGCATGCATAAAACAGCGTACATACATTGACGGCGAATGGGAAATAACTGAAAAGATTATTTTTGTTGTCGGCAACCAGATAAATGAATACGGTGGACCAACTGCTGACACTGGTTGGCAATATTCAGTAGATGGAAATACAAAGTATAGAACTTATGTGAGCGGCGAAGCTGTCAACTGCCAGGAAACTGATTGTTGCCTGGATGAAATTTCTTAATTGCTAATATCAGAATCTTGTGATATAATAATCTATAATACCCATAATACGGAGATAATCTATGACTGATGCCATTGAAGGAAAGACTGTGACTACTGATTTGGATGCTGGAACGCAAACTGTGTCTGATGTATCGGAAGTTTCCCCACCAAATACTAAAAAAACCAAAAGAATTTTGAACCCAGTAACTCTTAAGGTTATTGAACGCTCCATTCAGGAAGTTTTAAGCGACTATGTGAAAGAGTCTAAGCAGTTTACCGCTGACTCCATGCATGGGATTCGTGTTAAAGTAACCGAGATGGTCAAGCAGCGTCTTGGAGAAGATGAAATAGAAAATGTTGATATTGGACTTGACTTGGCTAAGGTTCCAGAAATTCCATTTTTTTTCAAAGTTAATATTCCAACGTCAAAACAAGCAAATCACTTCATCGAAGTAAACGAAGACGGCTTTGTAGTTCCTACTGAGGAACCTGTAAGTGTTCCAAGATGCGGCGAAGCTCAAACACCTGAAGAGTTCAAGAAGCTCGTTGAAGGGGACGGGAAGTAAGTGAATGTCCAATAAAGTTTATGTTTACGGCTTCCCTGGACTTTATGGTGGTGCTGGAACAGAACTCCATCACCAGATAATCGTCTGGTGTAAGATGGGTATGGATGTCCATATCATTCCAACCAACGCGGGCTATAAGAATGAACCTTTGTTTGGTGAAATGGTAGGTCTTGGTGTTACCATCCATGAACATAACAACTTTGAAGTCATTGAAAAAGGCTCGCCAGTTCTTGGTTTCTGCAACTCAGAGTTTCTTGACAACCTTCCGCAGATTTACCACTACAGCCGCAATCCTGTTTTCGTGAATTGCATGACATGGTTATTTGATAAGGAGAAAATGTGGGCAGCAGAAGGGCTAATCAAGGGGTTTCTCTATCAGAACGGCGAGGTTCTCGAAAAGAACATGCCGTTACTGAAAGCATTAAATCCGACATCAGACGCCAAGTTCCTTGAGTTCAATCCTTACTTCGAACCTTCCAAGTTTCCGTTCATATCTGATAGGGATGAGAAGACATTTGGCATAGGTCACATTAGCCGCCAAGACGCTGATAAGTTCTCCAAAGATACTCTTCATATTTGGGAGTATTGTGTTGCCCCTGTTCCCAAGCGTGGAGTTATTCTTGGGTTTGACGAGAGAAGTGAAAAGAAGATAGGTAAGCCAATGGATTGGATTAAAACCTATAGCGACCAAAGCAAACTGAGTCAGCAAGATTTCTATAAGCAATGTGATATCATCTTGCAGCCGACTGACACCACTGAAAACTATCCCAGAGTGGGCTTTGAAGCCATGTCGTCTGGCAGCATCTTGATAGTCGATGATCGCGGCGGTTGGAGGAAACAAGTGAAGCATGGAGTTACTGGTTGGCTCTGTAAGAACGATAGGGAGTTCATTTATTATGCTTCCAAGATGGCTTTTGAGCCAGAGTTACGCAAGCAGATGGCTCTTGATGCGAAGAAGTGGTGTAGCGAGTTGTCGAGCCTGGAGAGTAGCATGAAGAGTTGGGAAAAAGTATTTAAGGAGTTGGTGAAATGATTACTAAAGATTCTCTCCTAAAGATGTATGAAGAAGCATCTAAAAAAGACGACTATAGTTGGAGTACCTATCAGCCACTCAATGTTGCTGGATATGAGGCAACCGTTGGGCAGTCTGGAAGAATCTGTAAAGATAGGGCAGATGCTATTATAAAGCATATTAAAGAGAATCTCCCCACAGATTCCACCTTTGTTGATTGGGGGTGTAATCATGGTTATTTTATATTTGAGTTGGCAAAACATGGCTATATTGCAACAGGATTAGATAGAGAGAAGAAGTATATAGATGTTTGTAGGTTTGTAAATGAATCGTCTGGTTTAAATCCCAAGCCGAAGTTTTTCTGCGAAGATTTAACGCCATTGTCTATGGAGCAGCATGCCGCTAAAGCTGCTTTTTGTTTCTCTGTTTTACATCATGTTAAAGATAACAAGATAAAAATATTCGATACGTTCTCTAAGATATATAAAAATGCTTACATAGAGATGGACGGGGCAAACTATGGTTATGATTATCTGAGAGTATTTTATTGGGATTTACAACTTGTGTGTGAAGCAAATGACGGATATGGAAAAACCACTCGACGGAGAAAGACTTGGTTTTGCACTAACGAAACTTCCGATGCTGTATATGAAAACATCAAGATGAATAACTGTCTCGCCGGGCGCTCGGTTTTTCTTAAAAAACCTAAAGACGATTCGCCCTTTACCGTTGTCAAGCGCGAATCGGTGAAATTCTCTCATACGTGGGTCAAGACCGATTTGAGTTACGAAGCAAGTGTTTATAAGAAATTGCACAGTCCTTACATTCCGAAACTCATAACATATGAAGATGAAGATGAAGGTTTACGAAAAATGGAAATAGAATACATAGATAAGGAAACTGATCGGGGGTTTTCATATATGGAAATTATGGAGTGGCTTAGGAGCAATGGTCTGTTTATAATCGACATAAATGCCGATCAGTTTGTTAAGACCAAGAGCGGATATGTGCTGGTTGATTTGGAATCTATTGTGCCAACTGACGAAGTAGATGGTAGGTTACGTGGAAAACATTCTGTGAAAACATATGAGGAACAGGTTAAGTATCTTGGGGATAGGTTGAAATGAGGGATATTTGGCTCTATTGGGAAAATAAACCGGGTAAAAAAAAGCCAGAGTACCTGAATCTATGTCTCAGAACTATTCAAAAGAACTGTGGTCTTGGCTTTGATATTCGTGTACTTGATGAGAAGTCGGTTCTTGAGTATCTGCCAAATCTCAGACCAGAAATTGCAAAGTTTCCTTGTCTTGCTCACAAGGCGGACTATATTCGAGCATATCTTCTTTACATACATGGCGGCGTTTGGTTTGATAGTGATAGTATATTACTTAAACCCCTTGCTCCTGTGTTTGACGATATGGAAAAATCACAAACTGACTTTGTTGGTTGCGGGCGCTCTGGCAACCGCCCATCAATAGGATTTATGGCTGCCAAGAAAGGATGTAAATTACTTGATCTATGGATTCGTGATATGGATGTTATCATAAACCATAGTATAGACTACAAGTTCCGTTGGACAGAGATAGGATATGATATTCTCTGGAAACATTCTGCGTCTTACAGATACAAACACTATGATTTTAAGAAGTGTATTCCATTCTACTCTAAATGGAAGGAAATATTCTTTACAACTGATACTGAATCTAAGAAAAAGTATCTTAAGAGGATAACTGAAGATACTTTAATGGTTTATCTTTATAACGCAATGTTTCCAACATCTTTCAAGAATTTGACTGAACAAGAAGTTTTGGCAAGTAATTTTTTTATTTCTGATTTGCTTAGGAGCAATATATGACACAATTCATCAATGATCTTACTGATTCTATCGTGACTGGTGAAATCAAGAAGGATATCTACAATTTCCGCAAGATGGACCGTTCTAAAATAGACTACTACATTGATCTTGGGGCTAATCATGGTCTTGTATACAACAGTCTCATTCAGAGTGGCTGGACCTTCAAGAAGGCGATTCTGTTGGAGCCACTGGAGCATAACTACAACATTCTTAAGCAGAATGTTCCCGTCACTGATGCTGTTTTCCTAAACAAAATGTGTTTTGGCTCGGATGATACTCCACAGCAGCTTTCTTTTACGAAAAGCAACAGTAGTGGTTCCACACAGTTTGCCTATTACGGTGGTGTTGGTGATAAGATTCCATCAGCAACACTCAAGATGCTTGTAGATTCCCATGGAATAGACCCTACCAAGCTCCTTTTGAAAGTAGACTGTGAAGGTGCTGAAAAGTACCTACTTGCGGGTGAGAATCTGGAAGTTGCTAAACAGTGTCCATACATCACCGGTGAGTTTCATACCGGAACGAAAGTTTTTGTTGAGATTCTTCATACACACATGAAGAAAACTCACTCCCTGTCTTTCAAAGGACTGAGTTTCTTCATTGAGCCACGATAGTTACTTCTTGTCTGCAATCTTGGTGAGCGTCACTTTGCCACCATCGTTACGGCTACCAACCATGTTTCCAGTCTCGTCAATGGTCATGGTGTGAACCCACCCATTCACACTCAGCAGAATCTTGTCGTCCTCAATCTTCCAAGTGCCTGGGCGACCACTGATATTACCCTTCTTGTCAAAGACGCATTCAACATTGGTCCAAAGCCACTTTCCTATAATCTTGGACGCCAAATCCTGCTTCTCACCAAGCAAATCCCCCGCAGGGTCGCTTTCCGCTCGCTTCACAATAACTTCCCCAACTGCCCCTTTCTTCACTTCAAGAATCTTTGCGTCAATCTCTTCAATCGCCTTCGCCCTTGCCGCAATGTCAAGATTCTTGAACTTCTTCATGTCGTTCAGGTCTTTCTTGGTCGCCTCAAGCCCCGCCAGAATCTTCTTATTAGCCACTTCCAGCGCCTTGAGATACTGGGAATACGCCTTGTCGGCTTCCTTCACATTGGCTTCCAGCAACTTCTCGTAGAGCAACTCAGCGTCACTCTTCTTGGGTGGCTCGGGAGCGCCAGGAGGGTCGGCGGCAAAAGCGACCGACAGGGCGAGCATTGAGAGGGTCAGGGTCTTGAGCATGGGTATATCCTTTGTTCATGTCTTTACTATATCAGGCGGCTTATAGAAAGCAACAGGCTTCTTTCAAGCGCCTATAGGTGTATCACACACCTTGACTATTTATGAGTCACCGATAAATACTTTCCATGTGGCTATGGAACCTTATAAAGAAATTATTCTCTCGTCAAGGAGAGATTAAGTCACCCCCGAGGCGTGAGGTTGGCATTGGGTCATTTTCTCACAAGATAATCTATAAAGACCCAAGAGTAAAAACCTATAAGACCGGCGATTGGCACGGACCCACTCGTTAAGTATTGATTTATTTTCCGTCTCCGTATAATGAAGGAGCAGGAGAATGAATATGGAAATTAAAATCACACGGGAATATAACTACTCTGACGTTTACTTGGTTCCCAAAAAGTGTATAGTCGATAGTCGATCAGATTGCGATACAAGTGTAGTATTTGGTGGAAGACGCTTTGAAGTCCCAGTTATGGCTGCCAATATGCCAGCCGTAGTTAATCAAGACACCTGTAAGTTTTTTGCTGAGAATAACTGGTTCTACTCAATGCACAGATTTGAGAATATAAACCAAGTGGCGTTTATAGACTTCATGCGTTCCAACGGACATTTTACAAGTATATCACTTGGTGTTAATGATGATACCTATAAGCAACTTAAAGAGATTAAAGCAGCGGGACTTGATAAAGAACTTCATTATGCTACAGCAGACGTGGCGCATGCTCACTCCGATAAGATGGAAAGACTTATTAAGTATTTTAAAGACAACTTCCCAAATACATTCTTAATAGCGGGAAACTATAACACACCAGAAGCATGTACATTTTTGGAAAATGCAGGAGCAGACGCGACACGCTGCGGAATTGCGGGAGGAAAAAGTTGTATAACACGCTTTAAGACAAATTTTTATCGCCCCATGGTATCATGTCTACTTGACTGTTGTGCAGTGGCAACCAAGCCAGTTTTAGCAGACGGGGGTATAGAACATCATGGAAATTTTGCGCTTGCTATAGCATGTGGGGCGACCATGGTTGTAGCAGGAAGTTTGTTCAGTGCTTACGATCAGTCAGCATCCAAGAAAATAGATGTTGATGGTGTTACGAAGTGCCTATACTATGGGAGTGCAAGTGAGCATAATAAAGCGTCATATACAAGAGTCGAAGGAAAGAAGGTTTTTATGGACTATAAGGGAGACATGAAGAACCTTCTTCGTGAGATAAAAGAAGACTTGCAATCTTCTATAAGTTATGCGGGTGGAAAGGATTTAAGTGCATTATCAAATTGTAAGATGGTTTCGGTTTCTTGAGGATCCCACACTTTATATGACTTCCCTTTCCTAAAATCCGATTCCCATATGTAAATTACTTTATATCCCATTTGGTATAGGGTATTTAATTTGTTTATGGTTTTTTGATATAGTTCTCCATGAGTTTTATGACATTTTTTGTTAAATGTCTCCGGTTTAAAAATTTCAGGATTACCGTGATAGTAATCTCCCATAAACTCATATATGGTTTTTGTTTCTTCTATTATTCCATCAACTCTATACGTTCTTCTTTTTCCTACTCTTATTTTAACTTGCCTATGATTTTCGTCGTTTGGTATATTCATTTTATTTAACCAGTCATTTTCTATAAAACTTACATATTTACTACATTTGGGGCATTTGTGTTTCTTTTTCAGATGATAATATGGAGTTCTTTTAAAGTCGCCATGTAATGGACAAGTAATTATAATAGGAACGTCAACTCCGTTATACACCGCTTTATCGTAATTGTAAAAGTTGTCAAATGCAACACGACACTCGTCCATAACAGCTTTACCATCTCCCAAAACTTTTAATCTTGCTCTTTCGGCTCCACATTTCTTACAACCATTTCCTTTTAAGTGTGTCTCTACTCTTATAGATATATCGCCGTGGATTTTACAAGTTAATATTAATCTTTGTTTAATGTTTATTATTTCCGGTAAGTTATTATATAAAAACATATCATTGAATATACTCTTAGATAAGGTGATGAAATCATCCCGTTTTAGATTTCTTTGAAGCGCATCCCTAACCGCCCCATAGCGACACTTTGGGCATAAATACCCCCTTGAATCTTTACATAAATCATATGGTGTCACGTGGAATTCCTTATTATGTTTTTTACATACTACGATTGATTTATCTCTTACATTTTTAAACACAAATTTTGATAAATCTACATTTTCTCTACCATATTTACGATATATCTTATCTTTAATTTCTTCTTCAGTATAATGCCATGTCTTGAGCATATTTTTATAACCAGCTTCTAGTCCACATTTTGGACATCCTAATAAGCTTCGACTTTTTAGCTTATGAAAAGATATTTCTTGCTCCCCATGGGAGTTGCATATTATAACAATTTTTGTTTTTGCGTCTTTATATTCAAAATCATCGCGCAATTTAATGTTTGGGAATTTATTTTCTATAAAATTTCTGACATATTGAGTACTAAGTCTTTTCATGTGTTGTTATTCCCCCCTTAAGCATCTTTCAACGCTGTCTTCGTCATAGTAAAATTTCTTAGGACCGAACTTGAAAGGCTTCAGTCTCCCGTCCCTTACCCACCCCTGTATTGTCCTTATATGTTTACCAAGTTTTTTAGCAAGTTCGCGAGTAGTGTAGTATTTCTTGTCATTTAATTCTAACATGTTATCTCCTATAAAGTATTTATACGCATTATAACATATTATTGACATATTTTTGTATGTATTTGGATTAATTATAAAATCAGTTATAATAAACCAATGGACCAGACCTTCGAAGCATCTTACTGGGGCGACTGTACAAATACCTTTGACGAGGAACAGAAGCATTATGTATATGCTCGCTTCATGGGTATTCCAATACAACACTACTCGTTTGACGCTCAAGGAGCATCTGTTCTTGACATTGGTGGCGGTCCAGTATCAATGCTACTCAAGACCAAGAATCTAAAAGCAGGAAGAGTATATGATCCTCTCCATTACCCGAAATGGACCATAGACCGCTACGCCATAAAAAACATTGATGTCGTTGTCAAGGGTGGCGAAGAAGTCGATGAAGTGGGTTGGGATGAGGTTTGGATATATAACTGCCTTCAGCACACATCCGATCCTCATAAGATACTCTCCAATGCTCGTCGGGCTGCAAAGCTTATACGCATATTCGAGTGGGTCGATGTTCCTCCCCACGATGGACACCCACATGAGCTTAATAAAGAGTTTCTTGATAGTTGCCTTGGAGTCAATAACGGAAAGGTAACTCAACTGGCTGAATATGGCTGCTACGGCAAGGCTTATTCCAATATAATCAAAGTATAGGGGTGTATAAATAAAGCCATAGAGGCTTTATATGCGAAACCCTTATCTAGCGACTGAAGTTGTTGTTGGCAAGACAACCAATATTATAAAGTCTGATCCAGTTCAGGGACAGATGACATTTCAAGATAATGTCGTAACAACTCCTGTAACCCTTTCTGATCTTTTAGGTAGCGAGCAGGCTGAAAGCCACTTCAGAATGGAAGTTGCTGCTATAACTGGCGATCTTCAGCAACAAATAGACAACATTGATACAGATGTATCTAATCTTCAGACGCAAGTAGATGACATCATAGAATCTGGTGGTGCTATATCATCATATGTATCGACCGTAAATGATATATCTGGTGCCATAACCGTTGTTAATGGTAATGGAATAGAAGTAACAACATTACCAAACGGTCAAATAACTATATCTCTTTATGAAGATATTAATATATCATCGTTTACTGGTGGAAGCTCAAATGAAATAGGGTCAACTGTAAACTCGGTCGATCTTGAATGGACCATAAACAAAACAGAAACATCCCAAAGCATAAATCAAGGCATTGGAAGCTTAACTGTTGGAGTAAGAGACTATAACTACGCAACTCCAATAACAACCAATACAACATTCACGATAACGGCTGGAGATGGTACGACTGTCGATACTGCTAACACCACGGTTGCCTTTTACCATCGTCGCTGGTGGGGCACAAGCGCAAATACATCCTTGTCAAGCGCACAAATACTTGGGCTGGCTAATAACGAATTCGGTTCTTCGAGAAGTAAATCGTTTACGATAAACGGAAATAGTGAATATATCTATTATGCATATCCTGCTGCGTGGGGAACTGCGACATTCACTGTAAATGGACTGTTGAACACCGCATGGACTCTTGATGTGGTCAGTCACACAAACGCAAGTGGGCATGTAGAAAACTACAATGTGTATAGAACCAATACCACCCAGAGCGGCTCTGGAATATCTATTGCAGTATCTTAAAGGATTTACAACATGGCAAATAACGAAGGCACACTGATAATCGCCCCAATAAGACCACAAGGTGTTGATGACGTGATACCAACAGCATACTCCAATGAGTTGTTCGGTGGCTGGCATCAGGTCGATACTGTTGTTGAAAGAGATGCTATTTTAGCCACGAGAAAAGTAGACGGAATGGCATGCTATGTTGTAGAGATGTCTGCCGCATATACATGGAATAATGGTGCATGGGGTTCATTTGCAACTGGCGGTGGAGTTGATGGGGCTACAGGGGCTACTGGATTGACTGGAGATACTGGAGCAACAGGAGCAACAGGAGCAACTGGGGAGACTGGAGACATAGGAGCCACTGGAGCAACGGGAGCAACTGGATTAACCGGAGCAACTGGAGCCACTGGAGCCACTGGTCCCGGTCTTTTAAATATTGACAGTACGGTTTCTGGAGGAACTCTTACTATTGATGCTGATTTAACTGATGATAGTACATTTGTTGTTTTGGATGGTGGTGGCACAGCCGTCATGATTGATAATGTTTTGCCACTTGGACCTGCGCCTTTAGTATGGAATGATTCAACACAAAGAGCGGAAGTGACAGAATACATTTCTAATGTTATAGTATTAACATTAACACCATCAACGACACCTGAAACCGGCGAAGATGGTGCGATATTTTTTGATTCTAACACAGGAGAATTAAAATATTATGATGGATTTGAATGGATAGTTGCCGCCAAAACACAATGTGCTAATATTCCAAGTGAGGATGGTGGACCATATGATGGAATGATTCAGCTTTCTACAGAAGGCGGAGATTTTGCAGTTGAAGATGGGTTGCGATGGGTTTCCACACAGTCCAAACTGGAAGTTCCGGGCAGCATAGAAGATGTTTCGTGGATAAAATGGTCAATTGATGAAGGTGGGCTTGGTGGCGGGCAGGCAGGAACAATAGCTTTCAATTATAACGATAACAATAAACCATATTACCACGATGGCAATGATTGGATTTCCATGGTGGCAGCAGGAAGTTTAACAATATCACATAATTCTACTGAAGTCAATGACGTAAATGAAATAGAATTCTCTGGTACTGGAATAAGCAGCGTTGTCGATAATGGTGGTGGCAGTGTCACCATAACAATAGACGCCTCTGGATCGCAGGGAAGTTCCTTACCAGAAGTAGGAGTTGTTGATGTCACTGGTGATGCGTTCATGCCAGATGGTCTTTTGACTTCTTACAACTATTATCTTACTGATAACGCAACCTTATCTTGCCCCGAAGCAACCATGCCAAATGGATCAACTATAACAGTTATCATAAATCAACCATCAACTGCTTATACAATGACATTTGATGATGCTAACGGATTCACATGGAAGTTCCCGAACGGCGATCCTATTACATTGACAAACGAAGCAAATGCCGTAGATATTCTGTCAATTTTAAGAATTAACACCAACATGTATACAACAGTCATTAAGAAATTCGCATAGGAAGTAATTACATGAGCGGAAGTGGAAAACTAAATCTAAGCTACTGGAATTACTATCCTGATCTTGTGGTCTATAACGATCCTATATCAAAAACTATTACGAACATAGTCGAAGAAGCCGACACAAACGTAGGTGGGATTACGCGATCAGATCCTTATATCTTTTCAAGGGACTTTAGTGGATCAATAGATTTTACATCGGGGGAATCTTCTAATTCTTTGTATTGGATGCAATCAGAGAAGATGGATTTGTATTACTCTATTTCTCCTTATGTTTCAATAAGTGTATCTTCTAGCTATACTGGTATGGGGATTGCAATCTCTGACAGTATCTCTGATTTAGAATCATTTATAGACGAAGTTAACAACATGGATCCTATGGATTACACGGATTCATTTCTTACTGACTCTTATAGTTTTTCTAACTTTAATGGGTATTATTCTAACAGTGGATCATTTTCTGGAGAGCCATCGCTGGGATATAGTAGTGGTAGATTCTATGTTTTGTTTTATGATTTAAATAATTTCAATCAGTCATACTCTGGGTTTGGTGATTATTTTGATGTCTCATTTTCATTATCTGGGGAATTTGCCCATGAACGTAGTGTAGCGGCAAGTGAATCTGATTGTGTATATACTTTATTTTCTTCGCAAAACTATACACCTGACTACACGCAGCAATCTTGTAGCTTCGGTGGCGTTCTATGTACAAAAAATATTACTTACGACTACGATCCACATTTTAAAATAGATGCTTCCATTGATGATTTTTCTAACACTACATTTTCAGCATCGGAGATAGAAGTAAAACTAGTATATTTGGATGACGTTGGTCAATTCGATTATGCAACTACAATTGGTACTTATTCTGGTGGGCAGATAAACCAGTACTATGATGTGGGAACCGATTCATATATTATCAGCTTATCATCAGTGATAAACATAAGTAAAGACCCCTACCAGATAGTGGCTAACATGAACCACATGATGGAGGCATTATATATACTAAAGGTAACAACAAATGTAGGTGTATTCACCAAACATCAAGTTGTCAATAGATATCCTGTTTTATATAAACATGTATTCCCAACTGGTTCTCCATATTTGAATACATTAAATCAAAAGATGTATGTTCCTTTGGAGAATGAAGATTTAAATAAAATTTATAATCCGGGTACAAAGATATACTATGGCGGCGGCTTCGCTAAATTTAACCCATCAACATATATCCCATCAGCAACAAATATCCCAATATCATATAGAACAACGAAGTCAAAAGAAACTAAAATTGCCTATTTGTATATAGATGGTTATAATAATATCCTTTCCTGCTCAAATGGAATATCAACGGGAGATATCTCTGGGGCTGTATTTTCAGTAACCCTCGACACATCCACTAATACATTTATTCCTATTTCATATTATAATCTCGGCAAAAATAGAATAGTATGTGATTATGTTACTGGTGGCGCTGGTCCAATATTAGATAAAGAACAATTTGGCGGCGATATTTATTATGTAAAGAAGAATTACTCTTCTTCTAGTGTGGATTATGATATCACTAAAGATGAGTCTGATAATAGCTGGTCAATATCAACAGGATGTCCAATGACATTTACGGATATTTCCGGTGGAGACAACTTCTATTGGCGCGAAGAATATCCAAGCTACTTCATCACAAAAGAAATAACCGGAGCATCTACAGAAACTTATACACAGGCTGAAAAGGAAGGATCTATCTCGGGATTATCTGATTATTCTCTTATATCAACGGATCCTAATGGTGTATCGCTTTATTCCGCCAATATTGACTTAAAGATTGCGAACCTAGATCCATCTAATATGCTGACTCTTTCAGTTGAAAGACATGAGATATATAAAAATTTGGTTGACAATGAACCAGTTTATATGTTGAAAACCAAATTTAACCATCCATATGGACAGGTAAGGGGGAATGATTGGAATAATCCCGATACAGGAAGCATTAAAATTCACTATACGGATATTAGTTCAACGGTCGGAAGGATGATGGTAAGAAACAATTTTATTCCTAGCTACTCCACCCCTGATTATAATGCATATTTGTGGCACCCACTACACTCAAATAATACGACATTTACAGCATCAGGAGTAGTAACGTTTTCATATGGAAATACACAATACAATCAACAAATATTTACAAAGCAGCATGTTTCAATACCCTTAAGAGATCCTCTAAATGCAGTAGCTCAATTTTACTCGACAAATGACTTAAGATTCAAGGGCATGCGCGGTGGCATAGTTCCACAGACACTTGATTTAGACGAAAGCTTGCAGCCATTCCTTTCTATTGATACAAGTGGATATGCAGAAATGGATTATGCACAACCATATTATGGAAGAACTGCTCCAACTTCTCTAATGTTGTTTGAAATTAATCCTACGAAATTTTTAGCTACACCCGTGGGATATTTTAAACTAGAAGCATTTGATAATACTACAGTAGTATCATCAACCAATCCACCAAACCCTGAAGATATATTGGCTGTTTCGTTTGACCCAACGACGGACACAAAGTTCAAATTAACAGTTAAAGACACCGACTATCCTTACGGCTCTAATGAATTGATGTATTATCATATTGCCACGCTATCCAATACACAAACTTACACAGCGACAAAAAGACACACAGAATTTAAATTAGATTTAACTTATGGGACAAATGCATTTAAGCGTGCTGTCCTTGGCATTGATTTTACTTATAACTCAGGAACGAAAGAATATACATCAAATATAAATGACTTGTATATTTTTGAAGTAGTGACTACATATCCACCAGAAATAACTATATAAGGCTTTAATATACTGTAAGATACATTTTATGAAACCCACAGACCCATTTAGAAAATCAATAAGGAATATCCTTAAAGAATCATTTGAGACGATTAAAGAACTATTTACCATGAAAAATTTTTCATTGTTGCAGATTCAAGTTTTACGCATCATCGCCCAAAAATTGGGAGTGGGAAACTCTGCTAATGAAGTTAATCAATTTCTTATGTCAAAAACTGGAAAAGAGATAATGAGACATTATAGGGAAGTGCTTATAGATAGATATGGCGAAGATGGGGCTGGAATGCCACATTCTGATGATACTGTTGATCCTGGCTTTAATCCAGCAAACCACAAGGAAAATTCAACATTGGCAAACTTCATCGCCAATGAAATAATCCAGAGGCTAGGCAAGTAAATATATAAATTTACTGATATAATATCTTCGAGGTATTATATGCGTTTTCACGTTCTAGGCTTGCCACATACAGTTTCCTCCAAAGAGTATGTCGCCTGCTATTCGTCAGATACAGAAATAATGACAGAAGACGGCTGGAAGTCCATTAAAGAATTAGCCGAGGCAAATATAAAGATAAAAATAGCTACACTAAACCCAGCGATAAATCAGGTAGAATATTATTACCCACATAAATGGATTATCAATCAATACAACGGAAAGATGTTTCATCAAACCGGAATGTCAATTGACTTTCAGATTACACCAGAGCATAGAATGTGGTGTAAGACTGTAGCAGACGATAGGAATAAAAGAAGTTATAGATTTATAGAAGCGCAAGATGCTCCGAAAGTTGTTTATCATAAACGGGACTTTCCGTGGGTAGACGGTGAGGAAGTTGAATACTTTGAGTTACCTGAAATTACTGATGGTAATGGAAATATAAGACCGCAGAGAAGGTTTAAGATGGATTCGTGGCTTAAGCTTTTCGGTATTTATATAACCGAAGGCAATATTGACGGCACGAGATATAAGACGAAAAATGGTATTATTAAGGGCAAGCACACAGTTTTTATTGCCCAAGAAAAATCAAAAAGCAGAGAAATAATCCAATCGTGGCTTGACGAACTCTGCATTAGGTATAAAAAGTCATCTCGTGGGTTCCATATACACGATACTCAGTTCGCACACTGGTTTTCCCAATTTGGGAAAGCGCGTGTAAAACATATTCCACATTGTTTTAAAAATCTTTGTAAAAGACAACTAAATATACTATTAAATGCGATGATATTGGGCGACGGTTGGACCAATGGTATTAACAAGAGATATGTTTCGTTTTCTAAAAATTTAGCTAATGATTTTAATGAAATAGCATTAAAGCTAGGATATGCCGTAACTCAGTATGATGATCCAGATCCAAATATTCCCCGCCATATAGTTACTCTTTCTGATAATTGTAAGGAACCGTTGGTCAATTCGCAGAAAGATTTCAGAAAATATGTCAATTATATAGGTAAAGTATATTGTCTTGTAGTTCCCAACCATATAGTTTTTGTAAGAAGAAACGGAAAGGCTTGTTGGAGCGGCAACTGTGCCTACACCCAAAAGGTAGTTAAATTCTGCAAAATGATGTCTGCTCGTGGACATCAGATTATCCATTATGGACATGAAGACTCTAAGATTGACGGTGAGCATGTTTCAGTTCTCACAAACGATGACTTTATGAAAACCTATGGAACCCATGATTGGCGAAAGACATTCTTCAAGTTTAACGTCAATGACCACGCATATAAAACCTTTTACAGTAACGCTATACGAGAAGTCGGACTAAGAAAACAGAAAAACGATTTCATATTACCATTTTGGGGATCGGGAGTAAGACCCATATGTGACGCCCATCCCGACTTGATATGCGTTGAGCCTGGAATTGGCTACGCCGGGGGGCATTGGGCTAGATTCAAGGTATTTGAATCATATGCGATTTATCACGCCTATTATGGTCTTGCCTCAGTGGGAACATGTAAGCAAGACTGGTACGACGTTGTTATTCCTAATTACTTTGACCTTGATGATTTTACCTTTAAAGAGCAGAAAGAAGACTACTTCTTGTTTCTTGGAAGAGTATATTCGGGAAAGGGTATTCATGTTGCGGTCCAAGTAACTGAAAAGTTGGGAGTTAAGCTAAAGGTAGCTGGTCAAAGCACTCTTCAAGAGTGTGGTTATAAAGAAATACCCAAGCATGTGGAGTTTATCGGTTACGCAGATGTAGAGAAGCGCAGGGAGCTTATGGCTAACGCTAAGGGTGCCTTTGTTGCTTCGATGTATAATGAGCCTTTTGGTGGCGTACAGGTCGAATGTCTGTTATCAGGTACTCCAACCATCACAACCGATTGGGGCGCTTTTACAGAAAACAATATTCATGGATTGACGGGCTATCGTTGCCGCACCTTTAATGATTTTGTTTGGGCAGCTAATAATATATCAAATATAAAGCCGCAAAATTGCAGAGCCTTTGGTGAGAATTTTTCATTGGATAGAGTTGCTAAGCTTTATGAAAAATACTTCACTGATATTCTAAATATATACGGAAAGAAGGGCTGGTACGAGCAATATCCCATAAATCTTGACGATTATGCTCGTATTATTCCACATGAGTAATAATATATTAAAACATATAAATACCATTTGAGGTTTCTATATGGCTCATGAGACAGTAATTGGCAAAAACCAATACATATATTCAATCACTCTTCCGGGCAGCTTCGCTTTAGTGTCTTCTTTATTGTCACCAGCCGCCTTAGCTGAATTGGGAACTTACGACATATTAGACGGTTATATAGTCTGTGAGGGTGGTGATTTTGAAGTTGCTCACGATCCGACTCTTACAGTCGGAACTGTAGAGCCTTTTACAGCAAGTGGTTATGCATTTTTCCCTTTCTTGGATTGGCACCATAAGGTTTATATCAGAACAACCGGAGGATCGCCAACTGCCCGTGTAAAGATCATGACAGGATTCATAAGAAGACATTAAGGAACATAGATGGCAATTATTGGTCAAGGTATTATTAACGCTGGAGCATCGACTGGTGGTGTTGGGTCGATAGACGCCGCTACTTTGCAGGGTCATCCAGCATCTTACTTTACTCCAGCTACAACTACTGCTGCTTTATCAGGTTCGGTAGCCAATCTCCAACAACAGGTTGGTGGTCTTCAAGATATAACCTCTCATGTTGTATTTAAAGAGCCATTTACTGCTGATGGAACTCAGGATACTTTTCAGCTAATTGGCGATATACAAAACGCCGCCTTTTCTGCTGGCTCGTGGGGATCCGGATATATAATTTTGTCACTTCAAGCATATATCACCGACCTTGACGGAAAGGTAATTTACGACAGTATTATTCCAATATACAGAGATAAAATCCAAGTTTCTTCTATAGATTCTGCTGGACTTGTAACAACCGATTTTAAACCCATGGCTGGTCAGCAAGGTTATATCTGGTATTGGTATCAACTAACATCCACAGATGCTCTCAGCTACTATTATCGTGAAGATTTCGTCACCTACATGGAGTCTGAAGCTGGTGACGATGCAACTCTGGTATATCTTGGAAAAACACCGTTTTCTGATGTTGTTGTAAAGGGATCCGATGTAACGGTTGACGATGCCTTACACTCCATAGACACCTATGTAGCCGCAATGTCAGGAAATATCAACGGATTTATTCCGGTCGAAGGAACTGGTATTGTAATAACCCCATTGGTTCCTGACCAATACACCTTTGCCGTAGATGATTACATCAGCAAAACAGAAGTAGATGGAAATGTCTATAACTTACAATCACAAATAGATGACATTTCGGCTTCAAACTTTATAAGCGGAATACAAGGAAGAATGCCGCTTAATGATGTTGACTTAGAATACACGATAATTCACAGTGAAGTAAATCCATCAATAGAATTTCCAGTTGTTTCTCTTGAAACACCAAATCCAACCACTGATATTTTTGTGGTTGGTGTTTATGACAGAACAAGTACGAGCTTCAAGGTTGTCATTAGTGGAGTACCTTCGAGTAGCTATGCTATTTTATGGCATATAAGCACTTCTGTTACAAAAGGCAGAGTGGAAGATGTTGATATAACTTTCACTTATGATACTTCAGGAAATTTACAGAATTCTTACGATATATACGGAACTAAAACATATTATTATGACATTTTTGATACTTTGGTTGCTATAAGTGGAACTGGTTACTATAAGAATATAAGCTTCATATATGATATTGATGGAAACCTCATTAAGAAAGAAGTTGAGGAATAACACATGGCATATGTAAGCGGCGTCATTCAGCAATATCTTTCCGGTACATCACTCCTGATGACTGAAATCCCAGCCCACAACATAGGGACTTTGTTGCTGTATATAGTTTCAAGCAACTCTTCGACGACTGCTACTTGGTCCGGAACTGGTTGGGCAGTTCATCCAGACCACACGATAGTTACTCAGGGTGGCGTAAGATACTATGTCCGCTGGAAGATTGCTGAAAGTGACGAAGAAGAACCGCCTGGGTTCACCGTTGGTTATACTTCATACACGACGCATACTCTTCTTGCTATTGAGGACTATGACCCTGATAATATATGGGGACAAATAGCGGCAGTAACTAATACGGCACAAGAACAATCCACTTGCGCTACTCTTACGACTACGACAGACAACGAGCTAATAATAGATTGTTGTAGTTGGTACAACACCGGCACACTCTTCCGCCCATATTTCGCTCCAGCGACTTCAACGAAGCAGCTTGTAAATGGTCAGACTGGAAGAAATACTTGCGTTGTTGGTGAGCGTGTTCAGCAAGTCGCCGGAACTACCACCGCACTGAAAGCGTATCAGATAACTAAGGCGAATGTTGTTTCACATGCTCTCTCACTTTCCATAAGAAACAAAGTCGGTGGTTCACTTCCAATCTTCTGTAATAGCCGCCCACAGAAGCTTTACTACGAAGCTTACCCAGGAGCAATGCTGAATACAGAAATTTCTGCTTCTAACGTAGATCTTTATGATTTGGCTTCCAGCCTTGGAATCTACAATACAGTGAGCGTGGCTTTTGGAATGGGAACTCCTTTCAATCCACAGGTTTTATCCTCGGCAAGACTTTTCACTCCATCAGTAGTTACTGGTTCTCTGTGGACTGGCGGGGGAGTTCACTGGGATAATCCAATCGACTTGACCAATGGTAAGGCGCTGATGTTTAACTGGGAAATACCTGATAGAACAAGATTAGGAACCCCTGCTGTATTGGCTTTCCTTAACTCTTCTTACGGAAACTATCATTCATTCTATCTTCGCCCAATAGCACAAATAGAATCTGGTGTTTCATATACATCCATCATAGAACCAAACTCCACATACACTGCATACACCAGCGGAGCAATCGACTGGAGTGCTATTACTGACTTCTGTCTGTGCTACCGCCGTACATCAACAACCAATACATCACCAAGGTTCTATGGCATTTATTTGATTGATAAAAATACTCCAGCTACTATTGTTGGTGGTGGAATAACCAATCCAATAAACGCAACTAACGCTCAGCCAGTAATCAACGGCTATGATTGTGCTACTGGAGCGAAGCTTGGCGGTGGCGGTCAGATAGTTATTCCAGCGCCAGTCAAGTTTGGCGACGGCGAATATCCAACCTACTTGGATACTCGTGGCGAATCCTTTGAGCTTCCCCGCTATGTCAATCCACCAAAGAGAATATATGAATTCAATGCTGGCGACGGTATATCCGGAATAGAAATAGAAGCTGGACCAAACGACAACATATACTTCGGCGCGGGCATCTTCGCTTCAGCAAACTCCAAGAGCTACTTTACAGTAACTCCACCGCTTTCTGGCTATCAGCATCTCCAGCTTGACAACCAGCAGATAAAAAACTCAATAGTAGCTTGGTGTAGCGATGTCCCAGCCAACAACATTCTCTTCGATACTTGCGATGAGGTATGTGCCAACTCAGCTACTTTCACCAACTGCCAGTTCCTCAACCAGAGCGAGCAGTTTGCTATAAGAGGACAAGACGGAATAAAGCTACTTGAGTGTGAGTTTACTTCGCCAGTATCGGGAAGTAACTATGCCGTTCACTTTGTAGGAACGGGAACGCTTGATGTAAGCGACACATTGTTTAACGACTATGCTACTGATATATTCGTAGATGCTATAAGTGGTGATGTGTTTATTAAACTTAATTACGGCGAAGACCCACCAACATATGACACATCTGGTGCTAATGTCGTATTGGATATCTTATTGTCCAACACAATAATCGAAGCACCTAACTTCTTGGACACTAATACAGTCGGTTTATATAATCTCACTCAGGGTACAGAATTAGATTATGTTGCATCATTAAATACTGGCAGTGGATATAGTAAAACTTTAGTTCCTGGCGTTGATTACGACCCAGGCGATAACTTGGAGCTAAGAGCCATTCGTGTTATTGGAGCGACCGCTACAGAAAGATACACACTTCCAATAGCAACTTCCGCCGCTGGTGGAACTATAAGAACCATAAGAAACTTGATAGATGATAAGATATATAATGATAACGCTATAGATGGGTCAAGCGTTACTGAATTTAGTGCCGACTATCCTAATGTTGAAATTGACATCAGTGACGGCGATGGAGTAACAAGCGTTAGAAGATTATATGCTTGGTGGAAATATAATCTAACATCTCAAAGTGGCTTGCGTTATTTCTGGGGTGGGTTTGACGCTGATGACGCATTTAATTATCGTGTAGTAACAGAAGTTCTTGATCTTAAATTGGAAAATGTTAGTGCCATTCCAGTCGTCATTACGGACGGTAGAATTTATCGTGATGATAATGAAACAATAATAGCTGCATCTTCTAACAGTATTCAAATAGACCCAGATAAAGTTTATACCGTACAAACTGTTTCTGCTGTAACGTCACAAGACAAAGAAGATATCGCTATTATTACTCGTCAGAAAATGGAAGAGTTTGGAAGTAAAATGGACAAGACAGAGAAACGCAGTAGAACAATCACAGGTCTTCAGTAACCCAGAGAACATCTTATGGCACTTACAGTAAACACACAATATGCAAGATTTCTCATTGACTCAATAGTTGATGATGTTACTATCAAGGTAAAATCAGTAACCGGAACCGCCCTTGGGTCATCATGGGTTAGCAGGAAGTTTATTGTAGCAAGCTCAACAAGCCCTGCAACTGGACAGGTTCGTGAAATCACGGCAGTAGATACAGGAGCATCGACAATAACTCTTGAGTATCCGTGGAGAAAGAGTTTAACCGATCCTCTTGTATTGGCTACGAAAGGCGCTGCAATAGAAGTAGACCCACAAGTAGATGATGTTTGTTATGTGAACTACTATTTGGACGATCTTGACGACGGTGTTAATATAATAAAATCAGAAAATCAATATACATTTGATCAAAAAGTAACTCTTGATAATACATTTGTATATGACTCTAATCGCTTTATTGTAATTAAAAATGCGACTACAACGACATCTACACTCGCAGTAAATATCGGTGCCCATTTACAACTTGGAACATTATCAGAGGGTGGGTTGGGGTATGGCGGCGGCGGTCTTAGATTTTCTCTTTCGTCTTCATCTACAGTAACTCTTTTGGGGACTGGTAATGGCGGAGATTGTGGAAATATATTCATTTATGGCTGTAATATGTCCGCTATAGGCGGCGCGGGATTCTATCGTTGCTACAGGGGATCAACACAAATAGTGAGAATGGTAGATATCAACATTCGCGGAGAAATTGGCGGTCGCGCTCAAGGTACAAAATCTTTCATACTTAACTATAAAGGAGCAAGATACACAGAAGACATAGGACTTATTAGTTCTGCATCTCCTTTCGGTGGATTCTTCAACATTACTGCACATGATTCGGCGCAGGGTGTATATCATAACGGTCAAGCAGGTGGGGGTCCGGCGACATATCGAAATGTCGAAACAAATAATGTAACACAATCCGTTCGCATCACAGAAACCGATGCTTCCAACAGTCCAACTCTCATTGATTGTTCATTGGATGAATCTTCCCCAATAGCAAGTTGGAATGCATCTTCACTTGCTACACTCACGGTCAAAAACAGCTTAGTAGCAACTTCACTTTCCGGAACCGAAATACAAGCAGGCGGAAGATTGTGGATAAAGGACTTAGTTGATGCTGAAATTTATAATTCTGTTTCCATAAGCGGAACCTATGATGATATACCAGATCTATTTAGGTGTATCATGACAGATGGACAAACTGCTTATAGTCAGGGAACACAGAAAACACCACACTTCTTCCGCTATCGTCGTTACGGTTCTACGGAAGTAAGTGGATCATACAAAGCAACCTCTCCAAACGGAACATTGGCTATTCCAGACGTAACAGATCCTCGTATAACATTGAGTGAAGTAAATGCAGGATTACTCACTGGTATTTCTGTGGATATGGGTATAGGTGAAATAGATGTAACAGAAAACCATGGAATTACTGATATATACGATTATGTTGCTTATTCAGCTACTATTTCCGGAAATATGCAGTACGACAATCCATTGTCCAAGACAGTTGTGGAATTGGATCTTGGGGATTGGGACTTACATGTAGATGGTTCTGTAGTTACTGGTAATATAACTACTACTGGTGATATAACTTTTGCCAACGATGGATCAATAGACGGAATCTATACAGATGCTTCGGGAACTTATTTGCCATTTGCTGTTACAAACATTGATCCACTTGATTCTATAATACGTATTCAAGTTTACAATGAGACGACATCAATGGAATGCTGTAATTCCGTTATTAGTGGCTCTGCTTATACAGGCACATTCCTCGAAGGCGATCAATTTAGTATTGGCGATACTGTAAGAGTTCGTATTGTTGCTAACAGCGGAATAACTGCAAAAGCAGAATACGAAGGAAAAACAACAGTATCATCTGCTGGATGGTCAATAAATGCCGATCAAGAAGAATGCAGTGTCTATAATACGAATGGAATAGATGGTTCAACTGTAACAGAATTCTCGGCTGACTATCCTAATATAGAAATAGATGTTTCTGATGGTGACGGTACAACCAGCGTCAAGCGACTGTTTGCTTGGTGGAAGTATAATCTAACCACCGAAGAAGGTATTAGGAATTACTTTGGTGGGCTGCTCCCAGACGATCTTGTAAATTATAGAATAAATGTTGATATAGTCGATCTTCACCTTGACAACACTGAAGCAACTCCTGTCATGGTAATAGATGGAAGATTATACCGAAGCGACGAAACGACCGTTATAACTCCAACAGGAGGATCTATACAGATGGATCCAGATAAAGTATATTCTATAGAATCTAAGTCGCCAATCACCGAACAAGATAAGCAAGATATAGCCGTGGCTTCGCGTGTTAAAATAGAAGAAGCAGGCGGCAAGTTAGATAAAATAGAAAAAAGAACGAGGATCATTCCAGTAATCTTCTCTAAACCATAAGATAAATACCATATAACAACTCGGGCGCAAGCCGTATTAGGAGTTTTAATGTCCAGCTTCAAACAATCAGCCGTATCTATTACAAAAAAAGATTCTCCCGTAGCGCCAACGCTCGCTGGTGATATAACAGTCGTGGCGCGAGCAGACGGTCATTTATATGCATATGATGGAGTAACCGATAGAAGCTTAGCGTACATTGATGATATATCAGGGGGTGGTGGGGCTGGGTTTACTCCATTAGAAGGAAATGGAATAATTATCACAGAAGAATCGCCAAACTATAGATTCTCTGTTGATGATTATATAAGCGGCACTGCTGTAGCAGATGTTACTGGAAACTTACAGTCACAAATAGACGTTTTGACAACGACCGATCAATCTCTGCAAGCCCAAATCGACACTGTAACATCTGAGCCTGTTACTTACATATTCAATGCAATGGAAATGGATAATCCAATTACAGCCGATTGGGCAGTAAATTCGCTTGCGCCAAATACATCTCATGCCAGTAACTCTGGAATAATAGTCAGAGCATTTGATGCTACAACGGAAGAAGGGGTTGGTATTTCTATTGATATGCCACCAACAGCAAATAATATAAAATTCAAGTGGGTTTCATGTGGTGCAACTACTGCTGGCGGTGATGTTGTTCCGAAGATTTATACAAGATATTTAAGAAGCGAAGCCGCAATATCTTCTTGGTCAGCAGGAACATCTGGCAATATACTTACAATGCCAGCATCAACTAACTTTGTTTACGACGAAGAAACTTTTACAACTACTACTCTTGGTATATCTGCTGGTGATATTGCTTTCTTTGAAATAACTAGAGATGCTTCTAACGGATCAGATACACTTGCGGTCGATTGGCATCTTCTGAAGGTAATATTGGAGATAAGTTAATGAGCTTTTCTTTTCCTAATATTTCCAACTCTTATAGAATAAGAGGAACTAATAACAGTTTCGGAAACGGTTGGCAACAGGGAACCTTTATGGCATGGGCTAGATTCAGAGATTTGAATGCCGATTGTTGTTTGTTTCATATTGGCAGTGCTTTTGAGGGGGGAACTCCTATCTTGTTTTGGAGAGATGATATATCTGCTTCTCCAACTGGATATTCAAACTGTTTAGCGTTTATGGTAACATGTGGTGGAACAGAGGTAAGATCAGTTAGTTCTACAAACTCGATAAATACTACCTCGGATTGGTTTCATATAGCTGGATCTTTTAACACCACATCATCCACAACAGATGACAGAAAACCTAGAATATACATAAACGGCGATTATAATGTTGCCAGTACCCTCCCGGCAAACCATACACAAAACTCATCATTATCAAATACAACCACGCCACTTTCAATTGCAAGACCAAATGGATATTTAGCAGCACGTCATATATATGGTTGGATGGAGGATATAAGAGTATATGATAGGCAACTCTCTGCTGATGAAATTAGAACTATTTACAAGTCCCAAGGAAAAGACAGTATAGTAGATGGTCTTGTTGTAAGAACCATGAGCAACCTTGGACCAAGTGGTATTGATGTTCCTGCTACTGTTCCCGATATATCCCCACCTAAAACAAATCTTATTACTGAAAAAGCAGCAGCGGGAAATTTACTAATAGATGACCAATTTACTCTTTCGGCAAAAAGAACTCCAATACACATGAGGAAATAAAATGTTAGTATCTGCTTTACATAAATCAACTCTTAAATTTGTTTCATCAGTCAACGAAGTAAAAGTTTCCAACGAAGAATGGATAATAAATCCGGATTTAAGTGCCGTCGAAGGCGTTGATAAATCTCTTTGGGTGATAGAAGGTAATACAGTTAGGCAAAAAAATCAAGACGAGCTAAATGCCATATTAGAAGAACAAAAACAGAATCTAATAAACAGGATTTACGATCTATATCAAGAATGTGAGATTTTTAATATAACTCCTGCGGGAGCCATACAGTTGGCAGAATGGTGCGCTTATGGTAGACCAAAAGCAATGGCAGATCGTCAATGGATAATTGATCTATACGACGAAAGAGACGCTAAGCTTGATTTAGTGGAGGCTGGTGATCTAAGCGTAGATCCACATCCGTCAACCCCAATAAAACCATTTTCTTTTAGAGAGCTAAAAGAAGAAAATGATAAATAGAAGAATATAGGAGTTACTTATGGCAGGCTGGAAAGATTTTGCATTTGAGTGGCGTAAACGCGGAGATGCTTATCCGTTAGCCACAACTGACCATGTTGCTATATACTGCGACTCGTCAGACACTCTTCATACTATAGATGACATTGGCGCTCCTGCCAACCATCGGGTTGGTCATATGGAAATAACGGCTGGATCTACAAGCTGGCGTGGCATGCCAACCAATGAGGCGTGGGGATCTGATGCCTTGACAAGTAACACTTCCGGTGAATTCAATACTGCTGTTGGGTATTGGTCAATGTATTCCAACGAAACAGGATCTAATAACACAGCAGTGGGTTTCTTTACTTTATATAATAATACCACAGGAACAGATAATGTCGCTGCTGGTAGTGCTGCATTGGGAAATAATACCACTGGATCTTACAATGTTGCTATAGGTTCTAGTGCAGCATTGTCAATGGAAACGGGATCTGGAAATGTCGCTATTGGCTCATTATCATTATATCTAAACACGGAAGGTAACTTTAATGTCTCCGTAGGAGAAGGGTCTTTAACCAATAATATATCCGGATCAAACAATGTTTGTATTGGAAATAATGCTGGTTACAATGAACAGGGATCAAACAGGCTTTATATTGATTCCAACACGATAACCACAGGAACTTCAGCAGATGCGTTGATATATGGTGAATTTGACACTAAGTATGTCAGAATTGGTGGTGATGTGGATGTTGCGGGCGATCTGACCAGCAACAGCAACTCAGTCATTACAAGAGTTGCGGTTCCGCTAACTAACTCTTCACCTGGGGTTCCAAATACTATAGCAATAGACACGACACATCTATATATCTGTATTGGTGTAAATTCTTGGAAGAGAGTATCACTTTCTACTTTCTAATAAGTATTTTTGATAAATAAGCATAGTAGGTCATCCTTCTATGCCATATACATTAGAGTATAATGAAAAACCTGTAGTAAAAACACCAACCGCTAATATATCTATTAACGGATTACAGTCTTGGATAGGTGATCCGTCAAATCAAACTGTTGGATTAGAAGCCTTTACCAGTAGCATGGGGCATGGGAAGTACAATACTGCTTTCGGCACATTTACTCTTAAGGTACTTAAAGACGGTGATTATAATGTCGGTATAGGTTACAATGTCTTAAATAATGTTACAGACCATAGTTATAACATTGGAATTGGAACAAATATATCAATAGTAGGATTTATTACAAATATAGTAGCGGTTGGTCATGGCGTTGAGGTAGACCAGAGCAATACTATTAAATTTGGATCTGCGGACCACCCATACGAAAGATTACTTGTTCATACACCCGGTGGTGTAGTAGATGTCTTACAAACAGCCGTCAGTTCATCAAATGTTCTTACGAGTAACAATGGGTCAATTGTTGTTACGCCGATTTCTGGTGGATATGATATAGCAGTCGCAGTTGCTCCTACGCCGCTTTCTATTACCTCGTTTACAGGCGGTGGAACATACGAAATAGGCACAACAATCAATTCTGTTGTCTTGAATTGGGCATATAATTATGCCCCAGACACGTCGCAGTCAATAAACAACAGCATAGGCTCTCTAAGCCTGCCTTTGAGAACATATACCTACACAACACCATTTACCTCGGCTAAAACATTTACTTTATCTGCTGTCGATAGTGCTCGTGGAAGTGCCTCTGCAAATACTTCAGTTTCATTTTTAAATAGAAGATACTGGGGAGTAACTACGGCTGCTATTATGACTTCTGCTGACATAACAGCAGGCAGTAGCGAATTAAGTAGCGTCATATCAAAAAACATAAGTTACGATTGCACGGGAGGAAGATACTTCTTTTACGCCTTCCCAGCTTCTTTTGGAAACTTATCAACCATAAACACTAAAGTGAATAATCTTTCATTTTCCGATTGGTCAGACAATGCTGGCGGATCGACAACAAGTGGCTTTCAGTTGAGCGTAACAAATGGAAGTGGTTATACAGCTACGTATAATGTGTATAGATCCTTTAATCTGCAAAACGGAAGCTATATACCAACGGAGATGAGATAATGTCGCAAATCCCAGGTACAAACGTCGCCGCTAGAGTAGTCCCGTTCGATACGGCAGATACATTCGCCACGCACGATGCCAAGTATGGTCGTGATGGCTGGCGAAGTGTTGATGATTTAACGGAAAGAGACTTGATCACCGATCAGCGCCGTAAAGAGGGAATGGTCGTTTGGGTTGTTTCAGAAGGCAAGCCATATCAGCTTATCGGTGGCATAACAAATTCTGATTGGGTAGAATTGTCGTTTAATGGAAGTGATGGAGCCACTGGAGCAACTGGATTAACGGGAGCGACTGGTGCTACTGGTTTGGTCGGTGCAACTGGTTTGATTGGGGCTACTGGAGAAACTGGAGCAACCGGATTAACTGGAGCCACTGGCATTGCTGGTCCTACAGGAAATAGCGGAGCCACTGGTGCTACTGGTTTACAAGGAGCAACTGGTGTCCCTGGTGCTACAGGTGATTCTGGAGAAATAGGTTTGACTGGTGCTACAGGCGCAACTGGTTCGGGTGCCACCGGAGCCACTGGTGTTGCTGGTGCCACTGGTTTAACTGGTGATTTCGGTGCAACTGGGGCAACTGGTTTGGGAGCAACTGGAGCAACTGGTGTTACTGGAAGTGACGGGGCAACAGGATCTACTGGTGCGACTGGTGCTAACGGAGAAGCCGGATCTACTGGAGCAACTGGATCTACTGGAGCAACTGGATCTACTGGAGCAATAGGAGCAACTGGAGAAACAGGATCTACAGGTGCTACAGGCATATCGGGAAGCCAAGGTGCTACAGGATCCAACGGCGCTACAGGAGCTACAGGAGCAACGGGATTAACTGGCGCAACTGGTGTCGCCGGAAGCGATGGAGCAACTGGATCCACTGGTCTAACTGGTGCAACTGGATTAACCGGAGAATCTGGGGCTACTGGATTAACTGGAGCTACGGGATTGACAGGATTAACTGGTTCTACGGGTGCCACTGGAGTTTCTGGAAGCGAAGGTGCAACTGGTGCTACAGGTGTTGCCGGAAGTCAGGGAGCAACTGGTTTGACTGGTGCAACTGGACTGGCTGGCGAGATAGGTGCAACTGGTGTTGCTGGAAGCGACGGAATTGATGGCGATGATGGTGCTACAGGTGCAACCGGATTAACCGGAGCCACTGGTATTACAGGAGCAACTGGTGTAGCTGGAAGTGAGGGGACAACTGGAGCTACTGGGGAAACTGGAGCAACTGGAGAGACAGGAGCCACTGGTATAACAGGAGCAACAGGAGCTACTGGATTAACTGGTGCTACTGGTATAACAGGAGCAACTGGTCCAGCGGGGTTAGACGGAACATCAGTAACGTTGAAGGGATCTGTACCTACTATTTCCGATTTGGATGATATTGTATCGCCTTCTGTTGGCGATCTTTATATTGTTTTGGCTGATGGAAATGGATATGTCTATAATGGCGCAACATGGGACAACGCTGGTCCAATTCAAGGACCAACGGGAGCAACTGGATTAACTGGCGCAACCGGAGATACTGGAGCAACTGGAGTTGATGGGGTTGCTGGGAGTGATGGAGCAACTGGAGCAACTGGTGTATCTGGAAGCCAAGGAGCAACTGGAGTTACTGGAAGTGATGGAGCAACTGGATTGACTGGATCTACCGGAGCCACGGGTGTCACTGGAAGCGAAGGAGCAACTGGTGCTACGGGAATTTCTGGAAACGATGGAGCAAATGGGGCAACAGGCGCTACTGGATCAGCGGGAGAGGCTGGAGCCACTGGTGCTACTGGTAGTCAAGGAGCAACTGGATTAACCGGAGATACAGGAGCCACTGGAAGTCAGGGAGCAACTGGTGTTAATGGCGAGCAAGGCGCAACTGGACTAACTGGCGCTACCGGAGCAACCGGAGTTGCTGGTGAACAGGGAGCAACGGGATTAACTGGTTCTACGGGAGCTACTGGTATAGCGGGTAATGATGGAGCAACTGGCGCAACCGGATTAACTGGAAACACAGGTGATGCAGGAGCCACCGGAGCAACTGGATTAACCGGAGATACGGGAGCCACTGGATTGGTTGGGGCAACTGGCGTTACTGGAAATCAAGGAGCGACTGGATTAACTGGTGATACTGGTGAAACCGGAGCCACTGGATCCACTGGTATTACAGGAGCGACCGGATTAACTGGTGCTACTGGTATAGGTGCAACGGGAGCCACAGGATTGGTTGGAGCAACCGGACCTGCTGGAATTGACGGGACTTCTGTAACCCTTAAAGGTTCTGTAAATTTTATTGCCGATTTAGCAAACATAGTAGATCCTGAAATTGGCGACTTATATGTTGTGTTGGAAGATGGAAATGGATATGTTTACAACGGTTCATCGTGGGACAACGCTGGACCAATTCAGGGACCAACCGGCGCAACAGGATTAACTGGAGCCACTGGAGCAACTGGTGTTGGTGCTACAGGTGCTACTGGCGCATCTGGTTTGACTGGTGCAACGGGAGAAACTGGTGTTGCTGGTGCCACAGGAGCAACGGGATTAACTGGTGCTACAGGATTAACTGGCGCAACAGGCGTTATTGGCGATACTGGAGCAACTGGATTAACTGGAGCAACCGGAGCCACGGGAGAAACGGGGTCAACTGGAGCTACTGGATTAGTTGGATCAACTGGCGCAACAGGTGAACAGGGAGCGACAGGATTGACTGGCGCTACCGGAGCAACCGGAGTTGCTGGTGAACAGGGAGCAACTGGTTTGACTGGCGCAACTGGTATTGGCGATACTGGAGCAACTGGAGCCACTGGTGTTGCTGGAAGCGATGGAGCAACTGGAGCAACTGGTTTGACTGGCGCAACTGGTATTGGCGATACTGGAGCAACTGGAGCCACTGGTGTTGCCGGGGAACAGGGAGCAACTGGTTTGACAGGAGCAACTGGATTAACTGGAGATGTGGGAGAAACTGGCGCAACTGGTGTTAATGGTGAGCAAGGTGCTACTGGTTTAACAGGAGCAACTGGGGCGAACGGTGAAACGGGAGCAACTGGTGCCACGGGGTTGGTAGGAGCAACCGGAGTTGCTGGTGAACAGGGAGCAACGGGATTAACTGGAGATAATGGCGCGACGGGTGCAACTGGTGTAACAGGCGCAACTGGACTTACTGGAGCGACGGGATTAACTGGAGACACTGGTCTTACAGGTGCAACAGGAGCCACTGGATTAACAGGGGCGACTGGATTAACAGGGGCGACTGGTATTGGTTCTACTGGCGCAACTGGTGTTGCCGGAAGCGATGGAGCAACTGGTCTAACTGGTGCAACTGGATTAACCGGAGAATCTGGAGCTACTGGAGCCACTGGAGTCGCTGGAAGCGACGGAGCAACTGGGGCAACTGGATTATCTGGTGCTACCGGATTAACTGGAGCTACTGGTGTTGGTGCTACTGGTCTAACTGGAGCAACTGGAGCAACTGGAATACAGGGATCAACCGGACCATCGTGGACTCCCCTAGCCGGAAGTGCAATGAGCATAGGTGCTACTGGTGGAAATTACCTATTTTCAGTTGTTAGTTCGGAAGTAGTATCAGAAAAAATACAAAAAGAAATAACACAAAATTCTCATGGTTTCAATGTGGGAGATGTTGTAAGATACAATGGAACCGCATGGGTTCTTGCTATTGCTGATTCGGATGTGACCTCTGAAGTTATTGGTATGATATCAATAGCAACGACAAATACATTTAATCTAGTTCAATGTGGTTACTCTGTATTTTCTGGAAAGATATTTACCCCTGGTGAATTATATTTCCTCAGTGATACGGTAGCTGGACAGCTAACAACCGTTGAGCCAACTGCCGCTGGACATGTAAGCAAGCCAATGTTCTTCGCAACATCTTCAAACGCTGGATTTGTTTATCATGTTAGAGGATTGTTGCTTAATCCAGCGACAGTTATTACTTCTGAGGGAACACAAGAAATAACTGGTGAGAAGACATTCAGTGCAAAAACCACTTTTGGCTCTTCTTTGGTTTATAATATAACCACAACGCCAGTCTCGGGAGATTATAATGTTTCCGATATAGATTATACCATAATTGCAGATACTTCGTTGTATAATATAACAATAAACTTCCCGCTAAATCCAGATCATGGGCGTCATTTGAATATTAAAAAAGCATCGTCAAATAATACATTAACAATAAATCCAAACACACATCAAATAGATGGGGTGTCTGGGAATATTACAATAACACAGAAAGAAGGAAGAGTATTCCAATACACCGAATATCCATATTCAACATGGTACGAGTTATAATTTATGGCTACTTCTAATTTTAAATTGATTACTGCGATTGGATCTGTAAGGGTTGTTCAAAGCACAGATAGTGTTTCATCGGTAATTTTTTCAAAAGTATCATATCCTTATTATGCATATGAATCGACTTTTTCATATATAGATGGTTCCGACCCTATGAACGTAGATGGTGTTGGTGACATGGAGACTGCTTCTGGTGGGACGCCAAACATAACGGCTGCTGGTTGGAGTGTATTTGATTTAGAAATGTTTGACGCTGGAATAATAACTGGATATCCTGATAGTATATTCTTTGTGGAATTCATTACTGGTTCAGAGGGGGATATTGATCCATGGACTGGTTATCCGCCGTGGTATCCGTGGATGTCACATAGTTAAACTATAATAAATAAAAGAAGAGAAACATATGGCTACATTTACCTATGACAATATAACATATACAGCACTTTTCCTTGATCCATCTGCTGGGTCGAATGGTTCGGGCGTGTCAACCAGCGATCCATTAAATACATTGCCTACATTTTCTACCATTGCAGCAAACACGGCACTTATAATAAGAAGAACAGCAACATCTATTGTTTTTACGGCTGGTCAAACAAACGGAAACGCAAACATTATCTTCGCTGGTTCACCAAGAGCAACCGACCCGCTTTATTATGTTGTTCCAAATGCTTCTGATTGGGAATCGGATGTACCTGACACCGCAACTATTTCTATAACAGGAAATTCTACAGCAAGCGGTATTAGGTTTGACGGTGCTAATATATATGTTGAAAATTTAACTCTTTCCCAAACATCAACAGGTGGAAATCAAGCTGCTGGAACAAGCGCAATACTTCACATATCATCAGTATCACCAAGAATAAGAAAAACAAATATAAATGTCGCCGGATTCTCATACGATAACACAGGAACATATGGTGGAATATACAGATATGCTGTTCTTTCAAAGTGCGAAAACTTCTCCATGAGTGATTGCTATATTGAAGTTCCAAATGGCGGAGTTCATTTATTAACTGCTGCTAACAATATCAATATTTCAAATACAATAATAAAAAATTACGCTTCTACCGGACAATCATATTCCATATTTAATACGGGTGGGTCTTATAGATACTACGGATGCAAAATATACAATAAATCAAATGTAGGGCAGAAAATTTATCATGGAGCGTCGTCGTCTGGTGAAGTAACAAACTGCACAATAGTTGACGAATATCTTTCAGCCAACGGAACTTCATTTTATAACCAATCGGGATCTTGCAATATAATCAATAGTGTATTTTATTCTAAGCCGAGGGGAGGCACAGGTATCAGATACATGCTTTATATAGGAGCATCAAATAATATCATTAAAGGATGTATTTTTGAAACGCAAGACGATCAGAGTACAGATGGTGATAATATAGCAGTCCACGCTAACGGAGATTCGCAATTCTATGATTGTATATTTAATATTGCTGGCATGCCATTCGCGGGGTCAACACACGCAAAAGTTATAAGTAACTGTACATTATCAGGAAATATACTTACGCAAATTCCGTTGTTTGTGGAAAATATAACAGCATTTAAAAACGCAAGTGCTTCTTATCCCATTTCGGTCATAAATAAAGCAACACTTTATATGGGAACATTAACGATGAGTCATGTGCCCACAACAAATAGAAGGTTTAATTTAAATTCTGAAGGAAATATATTTATTGATAATTTAGATGTATTTTTAGGAACCGGATCTGCGTATTCATATCTTAATTTCAACGGCAATGAAAAATGTGCAATTTATACTAAAAACGAAGTAACTGTTGGTAACTGGAACGCTCGCAGCTTAAAAACATACATGAATACTACTAATACATATAGAAGTTCGGGGAAAAACTATTCTATAAAGTGTCAATCATTTGCTGCTCCAACAACATCGACTTTGCTTCCTTATTTGTGGATAGCGCCATTACCATTTGCCGGTATTCCTGTTACTTTTGGAACAACGGGACAAAAGAAAATAATTATGTATTTTGCACATAAACTCTACGATACAAATGGAGTAACCCGCAATGATTTAATTCTTCAAGCAGATATTCCAGATAGCTCTTCTCCAAGTGGATATACAACTGTATCCTCATATGATAATTTCATTTCTATAGCGGATTCTTCAGTATGGAATAATGATACAGGACTAACAGCCATGAGATTGGAACTTCCGTTTAACTTAACAACTGCTGGAGAAGTTAGATGTAGAATAGGATTCTTTAAATACAACGCATCGTATCAAACAGGGTATGTTGTAGTAGACACTGGACTTATAGGAAGCGACATCTAAGGAATAAAAATGGCATTTCACCCCAATGTAAAATTTTTAGATAATGTTACTTCTGATATCCAAAATCAGATAAACAATATATCTGGTGGAGCCGGTGCGACGGGAGCAACTGGCGTTGGAACAACTGGAGCTACTGGAGCCACTGGAGTTTCTGGCAGCGAGGGGGCAACTGGTGCAACTGGTCCCGCTGGCAGCGGTGCGACGGGGGCTACTGGAATTGCTGGAAGTGACGGCGCAACTGGAGCCACGGGTGTAACAGGAGCAACTGGTCCTGCTGGCAGTGGAGAAACCGGAGCGACTGGTGCAACAGGAGTTGCTGGAAGTGATGGAGCTACTGGAGCCACTGGTCCAGCGGGTAGCGGAGCAACTGGAGCAACTGGAGTTTCTGGTAGCGAGGGGGCAACTGGAGCAACTGGTCCTGCTGGCAGCGGAGCTACTGGAGCAACTGGAGTTGCCGGAAGTGATGGAGCTACCGGAGCAACTGGAGTTGCCGGAAGTGACGGTGCTACTGGGGCGACTGGCAGTGGAGCTACTGGAGCCACTGGAGTTTCTGGAAGTGATGGTGCTACCGGAGCTACTGGTGTTGCTGGGGCAACTGGTCCTGCTGGATCTGGATTAACCGACGCCCCTGTTAACGGAAATGTATATGGCAGAAAGGACGGGGCGTGGGTCGAAGTAACTTCGGTTGCAATTAGTGGATCGCTAGAACCATCTGATACTGAATATCTCATTTTAGATTCATGCATTGAAAGATCTGTTTCTGCTTATCTCAATGTTGATGATAGTAAACAAATGCTGTATGGGTGTGTCTATAGTGGTAAAAATCTTAACGGCACCGTTTCTGACCCCCATACTACTTTTTTGAGTTTTAGTAATGAATTTACAAATTTTCAAGCGGGGTCTTCAAATGTAGCGCAAGGAACGACCGCATCTGCTCTATACAACTATGGGGGAAGTTATGGTCCAGAAAAGGCAGTCGATGGTATAGATAACGCTGCTGGAGACAATAGATGGTCGGGGAATTCTACCACTACCCCCCAATGGTTTAAGATAGATTTTGGTGAAGGCAATGAAAAAGTCGTCATTAAGATGATATTATATAGATCAACATATGACGGAACGAGAGAGTTTACATTCCAGGGGAGCAACGATGATTCCTTGTGGAGTGATTTGTATGTATCGTCAAATATAGGCGCTCCTACAGGAAATCCACAGCAAATAGAATTCACATGGTCAAATTCAGTAGCTTATCGCTACTATAGGTTATACATTACAAATGTAGTGACAAATTCACCAACATATTGTGAAATTAAACTTTATGACAATATTATAGTAGAAGACGCATTACTAACGACAACAACAATGTCAGTGTCGGGAGAGCCAAATGAAGCGGTGGTTTCTGTAATAGCCAACTTAGGAAATAATGTAGTAAATGATGATTTTGTCTTTAGTATTAGTAATGATGGTGGGCAAAATTACGATGTTGTGAATATAGAAAATTCAGGTCAAATACTTCCACTTCCCGCAAACTATGTTTTGTATACCGGAATATGTGAATTGACTTCAAGAAATTCTAGTGATATGAGAGTAAAGATTCAGGTAAACGGATCTGAGCCTGTATTTATTAAGTCCTTTGCCGTCCAATACGTAAAAAGCAGAGATGAAGAATGGTATGTTGGTCCTACTGGCGCAACAGGTGCCTCTGGACCTGTCGGGGCAACTGGTGCTGCTGGTTCTGGTGGCGTCACATGGAGTCAACCTGTTGGCTCGCCGGTGACACTGGCAGATGATGAAGAAGTATCCATTACACATCCGTCAGTAACAAATGAGAAACTACAAGTTGTAGTTTGGATGGACGTTGCTCAGACCGGACAGACATGGAATGATCTTGATTTTGATTTGGCTGATGAGAGTGCATTTGTTCAAGAATTAAGTGGAGAAGGAACATTATTTTCGTCTGGGTCTATAACGCTTGGTGGTGTTTTTTCTGGTGATCCCGAATTAGCCGTTCCGCAAATGACTAATTATACTGTTCCTAGCGGTGAGGCATCAGCATCAACAGACCCCTATCCACAATGGTATCCTGCCTGGAAAGTTTTTAATAGAGCTAATGCGGTAGAGACAGACGCATGGACAACGCTTGAAAACGTTCAATATGGTACACCCGCAAGCTGGCAGTGGGTAAAATATGACTTTGGTTCGGGTAATGCTGTTTACATGAGTAATTATTCATTTAGAGCAAGAAATAATTCGCCTAATTATGCTCCCAAAATATGGCTCATGCAGGGATCAAATGATAATAGCACATGGATTGATCTAGAACCAGAAAGAACTAAAGAGTCATGGTCTTCACAAGAATTATATGAGAGTACTCTTACTTCCCCAGGAACTTACCGTTATATTAGATTGCTTGTTAAGGAATCAACAACTTCATCAGGATTGTCTATCAGTGATTGGCGACCACAGACTAGAGAAATTGCTTATCCAACAGATACATGGTATTGGGTAAGAACTAATACTAATACATTTAATTTATCCCAAGCAAACGAAATAGTAAGCATAACACCAACGGTATCATCACCAACAAATACAGATTTAAGGTGGTTGGTTTCGTTTGATGGGAATCAGACTTGGAAGAAGTGGGCTGGAAGTAGTTGGAATGATTTCAACGGAGGGCTATCTGATATTAGTGGAGGTAATAGTACGGCAGAGGTTCAGACGGGATTGAGTAACTATGAAATACAGGAAGGAGATACATCATTGGGCTTTGCGTGGGGATTATTCACCACGAACAATCAAGCATCTCCAGTAATAGATGCGGTTGTTGTTACTTATAACGAAGCATCGCGTTATGATCCCGCAATAATCGGTGGATATTCAAGTAGCATAGCCGAATTTGGTGTAAGAAGAATATCACCAACGGAAACTAAAATAAAGAATCTCACAGGAACAACTCAAAAGATACATGCGAGCGTGATAACATGAGTATTATAGATGCAAAAAGAGCAGCAATTACATATGCTGTTAATAAAGAAAGAGAAAGAAGACTGAATACTATTATTGTAACTGTTGATGGCATTCCTTTCGATGGCGATCCAATATCCAGAGACAATATGGCTGGGTTGCTAACTGCCACTGCTAATGGTGTTCCGGTTCCATGGTCAGTGCCATGGCGCTGTGCTGACAACATCACTAGACCATTGTCTTATACTACTGCTATACAGGTTTCTGCTGCTATTATCGGAGAAATTCAGAGGATATATTCTGCTTGTTGGTATATTAAGGATGAAATAATACCTAATTTAACTATAGAACAGATTCAAGAATTTGATGTTACAAATAATGAATTATGGGAATAACGATATGTCTATTATTAATAACATCTCACCCGAAAATAGAATAAGTGCGGCATGGACTGCGGCTAATACCTTTGCAGAATCGCAAATGGACACAAACAGCAGGCATTCTATAAATCTTCTATTGGCTAGACACACTATATCACCATTAAGTGATATTCAATTTCAGAGAATATTAGAATATAGTGTTTGGTGGGAAGCGATATGGACACATTACAAGCAAGTAAAAGATTCTATTAATCAGGGTGTTGACGCTAGATTTGATCCAACAGTCCCCGGAAAATGCCCATGGACTATATGGCAAATATCCAATCCTGTTCCTATTCCAGACTTCCCAGATCGTTAATAAAATATATTATGATATAATAATATCATGGGAACAATATATGTCGTTGCTATTCTTTTAGTTTATGGGATAACTAACATAATAGTTAATTCCTCTCTATTCGAGCCATTTAGAAACTATATATCTACTAAAGTGGATACCAACAAAGCAATGCTCTACTTTTACAGGCTTATAACCTGTATGATGTGCCTTGGTTTCTGGGTGGGGGCTTTCGTCGGCTACTTCTATGGTCCCTTCCACCCATTTAACATTATTTTCAACGGTGCCCTGTATTCTGGGGCAATATGGATACTTCATTGCGTCGTTATGTTCCTTGGGAATGGCTTCGACCCAGCAAGAACTATAAATATGGGAAGCAGCGAAACCATTAATGTAAAGGTCGTAAAAGATGAGCATCCAGAAAGTTAAATCAGTTCTTAATAATGTTCTCTACGAAACACACTCGCCTCGTGGTTTACTGGAGTTCACATGGAGCAAAGAAGACGCTGATAACGCCCAAACCGCATTCCAAGAAGCCCGTAAGAAGCTTAAGTCCATTGGTATAACAAACATAGACATTCAGCCCATGTCCCAGCGGGTCATGGTCGTTTTGAACAAGACGCAGGAACCCATCGTTACAGATATAATGAATGAGCTTGGATTTCAACTAATCAATACGATTTTTGACCCAAGTAAGCAAGAAGGGGTGCCATCATGGTACAACCCAACTTTGCCGCACAATCGCTAATAAAAACATCATAAAAACATAGTTTAAAAGAAAGAACATAGGAGAACTTATGGCTATTGAGGATTTGCTTGAGAGTATTGACAAAGTAACTAACGAGATAAAGAAAAAGTACCCTAAAGGAGCATATAGAGTCCGTATAGCGAATGCCAAGTCGCTCACTTCCTACAATGTTGAAAAAAATGATATAGTTCATTGGCATGTGGTATACTTGGATAATCTTAGGAGGCAATTGTGAAATCAGTTATATTGGCAGGCGGTCGTGGAACTAGATTAAATATTCAGACACAGATTCATAACAAGCATCTTCTGCCTGTGTATTCGTCTCAGGGAGCTTATCCTATGATATGCTACCCACTCCAGACTCTTATTAAGAGTGGCTCCCGAGATACTCTTATCATATCATCCCAGGAACATTGTGGCGACATTATAGAGTTTCTTGGCGATGGTGAAAAGTTTGGAACTTCTTTGACATATCGTATTCAGGATCACAATGACCCTACCCGCCCTGTCGGCATCGCCTCTGCAATGAAGCTCATTTCGGGATTTGTTCGTGACGAGCCGTTCGCTGTTATACTTGGTGATAATTTCTACGAGGATTCCTTTGTAGCAGAATTCCGTGCCTTTGAAGAAACCTACGAAGCTACGAAACTTCCGGGCGCTCATATCTTCTTAAAGGAAGTAGATGACATACGGAGATTTGGATGTGCTAAATTTGAAGGAGATACTATAGTTGATATTATAGAGAAGCCTAAAGATCCTCCTAGCAACTTCGCCGTTTCTGGATTATATCTTTATACGCCAGATGCACTTGATATACTTCCTTCGCTTGTGCCATCTGGGCGCGGCGAGCTAGAAGTGAGTGACCTTAATGCACATTACGTAAAAAGAAATAGTATGACACATACTATTGTCAATGGCTTTTGGCACGACCTCGGAACTCCAGAAAGTATGTTATATGGTCAGAAATGGATAAACGACAATAACTATAAGGTGACTATATGAAATATAAGAACATCAGTGGAATGCGTCAAGTTGTTGTTATAAGTGGCGTTAAGACCCAAATATTAAGTGACGATGTATTTGAATCCGATAGAGAGCTTAAGATTGCTTTTCTTGAAAGAGTATCCGACGATTCGCCAGTAACAGTCAAGCCAGGAAAAAGATTTTCTTCGGTTGTCAATCTCCAACAAAAAGTTACTTCATTGGAACAAAGGCAACAAGTAGTTGCCGAATCATCTAATGAAGTTAAAAGTCTTAAAGACGAAAATACGCAACTTAAGGAACAAGTCAAGGATATGCTACATCGCCAGGAAAAACTTGAAAACGAAACTAATAGAAAACTTGAAATGATGAAGACGGCTATTATGATGCTTCAAGAGGACTTCTATGCGGTTGAGTTTGATGAGAACGGAAAGGCGGTGGAAAAGGATGCCACCTTTCCCCAATGATTTTGACCCCGAAAACGATTTCATTATACTTGGGATATAGCCATTACTAATTGGTTTATTTTTTCTTTTTGATATAATCAAATTATGCAAATCAGATTCAATAGTATTCCCGTTGATGTTCCTTCAAAAAAGACATCACGGATATTTACGAGAGAAGTTCTTCAAGATATCGCAAACCAAATAAACATAGCAACAGCGGAAATTCCTATTATCAACCATGTTGGTGATAGAACGGAATGGGAGTCTTCAAGATCCTGTGGGACCGTGATAAAAGGATCTGCCAATATAGTTGATAATGTATTGACAATGGAAGCCAGATTCTTCAATAAAGATTTCTTCCTCGCCCACCCTTATGAATTTTCACCGAATATGGCTAACATAGATCCAACATCTGGTAACATGATGGAGAAGCTCACACTCCTTGATGCCATAGAATACTCTCCTGTTGGAATCGGTGACGTTGAAATTGTTGGCGAAGGTTGCGATTGTCGCCGTATTGTCAAGAGTTATAACCTTCTATACGTCTATGGTCAACCAAAGGGGATTCTTGCATGAATAAAGTATATCTTACACAAGAAGAGTTTACAAACATGACTCTGGACTTGGGTAGACGAATAATGTCATCAAGAAGAAAGTTTTTCAATGTTTATGGGATAGAGCGTGGCGGTGTATATGTCAGTGAACCAGTTTCAAAATATCTCCTGACCGATCATCGCACATTTAAGATTTCTTTTTACTCTGAGAAGGATTCGGTTAATCCTGATCCCGTTTATGACTTTAAGAGGTTTGATTTCGAGCATATCAGAAAGACATCATATGTGCCGTTTCTTTTGGTTGATGATCTTCTTGACGGCGGCAATACCTTAAATTGGTTTATAGAGAAAACTAAACTTGTTCAAGGAAAACATTTTCATTTTGCTTGTCTTTATTACAATCCAAATAACAAGTTTGGCTTAAAGCCCAATTTCTGGATAAGAGAAAAGAAAGAAAACGAGTGGATAGTATTTCCACACGAAGCAAAGAGAGAAGCTGAAAAGCAACTGACAGCATCCGTATGAGTGATAAAAACTACAAGGTTCATGTTCACCAGTATAAAAACGGCGCTATACTTGGTCAAATAAAAGATAACGATGTTGTTGTCAAGGAGATTTGGCAGGATCCCGTCATGAACCCAAAAGTCACCTTACATTTTCTTCGTAAACAAGTTGAGATGATGGTGTGGTTAGATAGAATATAATTTATTCTTGATTTATATTTTTTGGCGTGTATCATGGGTTCAAGGAACTCACATATGAAACAGACACCAAATGAAAAAGAATTCTTCCAGTCTCTTTACGACCTCTGTCGCAAACATAAAGTCAATATGGTTTCGCAGCAGGTTGAAATAAAGAAACCCAAAGGCGATGCATATACTGTTTATGACTGGGTTGAAATCACCGGAGCATGGAACATTCGTCCCGAAAACGAAGCTGTCGTCATGAATAGATTAGACGAACCTGCAACTGGATCTACTTTTGTCATAAAGGGACAGGAATGACACTTATAGAAACTTTCTGTCAGCTTTATAAAGCATCTATGAAAAATCACGAAACTGCTGTTAAGCTAGCTCCAAGAATTTCTGAAATATGGAATGACATGTCAGATTTAGACCGTGAAATTGCAACTTCTCTTTTGAAGCTGCCCAAGACCTCAGAAACGGATTATGAAAAAGATGCTTAATATAGACTCATCAGCGTCATTGGCGAAAGTCATTGATCACTCTATTCTTAGACCCAACTTCACCGAATTAGAAGTTGAGAAAGAGATAAGAATAGCCTTAAAGTGGAATGTAGCATCGGTATGTGTTATGCCATGCTATCTTCCGCTTGTTGTCAATATGCTTAGAGGAACTTCTATTTACCCATGTACGGTATCTGGATTTCCACTTGGCTATATAGGACAGATAAACAAAATATTTGGTGTTCGCAACTCCATTCATTCTGGTGCTAAAGAAATTGATCATGTTATCAATATAAGCAAAGTGGTCAGTGAAAAGTGGAATGAAGTTGAACATGAAGTTCAAACCGTGACCAACGAATGTCACTCAAAAAACGCTAAGATAAAAATAATCTTTGAAAATTGCTACTTGACAGACGCTCAGAAAGTCAAGTTGACAAGAATATGCTGCCGCAACGATGTAGATTGGATAAAGACATCCACTGGATTCGGACCATCTGGTGCCAAGTTATTCGATGTCGAACTTATGATGTCGCATGTCAGTGGATCTACACAAGTTAAGGCTGCCGGTGGTATAAAGACATTTGAAGACATGCTCGCATACGTCAAAGCAGGATGTACTCGGTGCGGCTGTTCGTCAACTGATGAAGTATTGACAAAGGCAAGGGAGTTTTATGGATGCTAAAGCTATAGAGAGAATCCGTGAGTATGTTAGTGAGGTCAACCCTAAAGCCATCGTATTCGACGGACTTGACGCCGCCATTATTGGGGTTGCTAATCAACATGGCTCCGAAACCGTGATTGCTTATAGCGAATCCAAAATTCTTTATTGTCTTATGGACGATAATGGATGGGACATGGAAGAGGCACGGGAGTGGTATGACTACAACATCGCATGCCTTGGAGTAACAGACGGCACACCTGTCATCGTCATGGATGCATGGAAGGATGAAGTATGATAAAAACAATAACCATAGAGGAACTACCAGAATGAAAGTAACCTACCAGTCAAACGTTCCAGCCAAGACAGAAGACATTGCGAAGTTCGTTGAATTCCCGCATGTTGTCTATGTCAACAAGTTTGACGAAGAATCCGCAAAGGGATTCTATGTGGAGTTTACTAAGGCACAATCTTCTCAGCAACCTGTTATTCCTATAGTGATAGATTCCTATGGTGGACATATCGACTCTCTCTTCCATATGATTGACATCTGCCGTGCCTCCAAGAAGACTATAGCAACCATCGTTATGGGTAAGGCAATGTCTTGTGGCGCTGTATTGGCGACATGTGGCTGGCATGGTTATAGGTTCGCCTCTCCACTGTCGAGAATTATGATACATGATGCTTTGTCCATGTCATGGGGCAAGGTAGAAGATGTCAAGGTTGACGCAACCGAGTTGGGCAGATTGAACGATACTCTGTATGGCATCATGGCAGAAAACTGCCGTAAGCCCAATAGATACTTCTGGGATATCGTCCAAGCAAAGGGAAGATCTGATTGGTATTTAACTGCTCAAGAAGCTCATGAACACAACCTCATCAACCACATACGGATTCCCGAAATCAAGATCAGTCTGAATGTCAACTACCAGTTCGAGTGACATATGTGGGGATACTACGGCTCTAAAAGCAAAATAGTCAAAAAGTATCCCGCTCCACGGTTGGATAAGATAATAGAGCCGTTTGCTGGAACTGCTCAATATAGTTTATTACACTTCGAAAAAGAAGTGACACTTGTTGAGAAATATGATGTTATTGCGAAGCTATGGAAGTGGCTACAGAGTTGCAGCAAGAGCGACATCACGGGTCTTCCTCGCTTGAAGTGCGGTGAAAATGTGGATGACTTCAAGTGGGACTGTGAAGAAGCCAAGTGGCTGGTTGGGTTCATCATAACAGGTGCGCCATCCCAGCCCAAGAAGACGGCATCCAAGTGGAAGACGATCATTCGCCCTAATACACAGGAATACAAGCTGAAGTCTATCTCAGAGAATCTCTACAAGATAAAACACTGGAAGATAATCCATGGTGACTATAGCGACTTGAAGAACGAGGAAGCAACTTGGTTCATAGATCCGCCTTACCAGTTTGGTGGGCAATACTATAAACACGGAAATAAAAACATTGATTTTTCTTCCCTGGCTGTATGATGTAAAGAGAGAAAGGGGCAAGTCATCGTATGTGAAAACAGCAAAGCATCTTGGCTACCCTTTTCGTCGCTTACAGAGATGCATGGCGTCAAATTCAACACAACCGAATGTATGTATCATCAAAACTAAGGAACACATGGAAATAAAATACGAAATACTAACTTCCCCAGCAGTAGATGCCGATCTTTTTTATGTATATAAAATGGTATATATTAAAGGCGAGATAAAAAGCTCCCACAGGATTTATGAATCAAAAGATATGACATCGTGCCGCAACATGATAACGGAGCTTGAAAGGAGCTTAAAGTGAAAGTCAAGGAACTTATAGAGAGTCTCCAACGGATGCATGACCAAGAAGCCGAAGTTGTCATTCATGTTGATCCTGGCTACGGAGCAGTAGGAGGCTCCCCGTGCGTTCCAGTATTCGGAGCCAGCAACGGCATTGACTGGGACGCTGGTAAGGTATTCATTGACACCAAAGAGAAGCTCTATACGAACATCGAAGAAGTCCGCAAGGAAGCTGGAAAGCTCCAGAAAATACTCGGTTGGTATGTATCTTCCAAGTCAGGTGGCGGCGGCATGGACTCCAAGGGATTTAATAGGATTGTAAAACAAATGATGGAGGATATAGTAAAGGAGAAGAAACTTGAATGGCTCTGCGAGCCTCTGCCAAAGAGAACGAAAGGAACACCATGATATTTTTAGTATTTTTCGGAGGCATTGCTATTATGATAGCAGCTTTCATATTCTTCCAGAGACAATATAATAAAAAGAAATAAGGAAACACAATGATACTTCTTTACATATTTTTAGGTCTTATACTCATTGGTGGATATCTCATCTACAAGTATAATTATGACTTTAAGGGACATGGGTGGATTTATGGTTATTTGATGTTTTCGAGTGTTGTTAGCTTATTTCTATATTTTATGATATCTATGATATTATTCAGCATACTTGCAAAGCCAGCTATAGATATTGAATGTAATATAATATCAATGACGCGGCAAACCGACTTAGAAGGAAGCTTTGTATTGGGAACCGGATCTATACATAATGTAAGATACTACATTTATAGAGTGCAGTATAGTGATGGTGGTATTCGAGAATATACTGCGCCAATTCATCAGACTACTCTATATGAGACTGATGACACACCAAAGATGGTTAGATATATGTGGGCAATGTCGAGAAATATAACTCTTATGCGTCGTCCAAATGAACAATATGAATATAAGTTCTACGTTCCGAGGGGTTGTGTCGTTAAAGAATTTAACATAAACTAAAGGAGAATATATGGCAAAATTACATACCCATTTAAAAGAGGCTTATGAGAAACTTGATGATTTACGAGAGAGACTTGAGTTTCTTGGTCTAAAGAAGGAACAAAAGTTTCTTGAAGAAGCCAGAGAGTCGCTTAACAGATATCTTTCGGTTGTGGAGAAATTTGATAAGAGTAAGAAATGAAGTCCACACTCATCGTTAATCTTTTTGGAAGTCCCGGCACTGGAAAATCGACTATGGCTGGTGGCATATTCAACATGCTTAAGACGGCAGACTACAATGTTGAGTATGTTCAGGAGTTTGCTAAGACACTGACATGGGAAAAGAATCATGTTGCTCTGTCAAACCAGTTTTATGTGTCTGGAGTTCAGAACTATACGCAGAACATGCTTCTTGGTCAGGTTCAGGCAGTCATAACAGATTCTCCAACGCTTCTTGGGCTTCTTTACTACAGAGAACCTAATGTCAAAATCAACACGCTCTTTTATAAGTTTATGGTAGAAACCTTCAAGGCTCAGAATAACATCAACTTCTTCCTGAATCGTAAAAAGAAGTACAATCCATCGGGGAGAAATCAAACAGAAGAAGAGTCAGACAAGATTGCCGAAAATATGCTTTCATTGCTGCGAGTCAATAAGATACCATTTGATATGGTCGATGGAAATGACGCTGGAAAGCAGATAATATATGATAAGGTTATTGAGCGTCTGAAGTGAGAAAACATGTCTATTATCAAAGGTATAAGTGTATCTTTCTAAAGGATATTAAAAACTATAAGGCAAAAACCAAAGGGACGGCTATGTTGCTCCCCCACGGTGACGGGGATCATTGGTATCTGTCGGTTAAAGAGACAGAATCTATTCTTACACATGACGCTAAAGAAGGAATTGACTTTAAGCTTGATGTAGAGATAATAGAAGATGTAACAACACTTGCGCCGTCAGAACCAGATAAACCTGTAAAGAGAAAGAGACTAAAGAAATGAACGACTTCAACATTGTATCCAACGAAGAGTTTGCTCTTATAGAGAGAATGAGAAAAGAAAAACAACATGAAGAATATAAGTATCTCCACTTGCTCAAAGATATTATGGAGAAAGGCGTTCGTTGCCCCAATAGAACAGGAGTAGATGCTCTAACACTTCCCCATGCTGTATTATCATTTGATATGGCTAATGGGTTCCCTCTCTTTACTCATAAGAAGATGGCTACAAAAACTTTCAAGGTTGAACTTGAGGGGTTTATAAAGGGAATAACTGATAAGAAGTGGTATCAAGATAGAGGATGTCATATTTGGGACGAGTGGTGTAACCCAACAAAAGTCAAATATGGTCACGACGCAGATACTAAAAAGAAAATGAGAGAAGAAAATGATTTAGGAAAAATTTACGGATACCAGTGGAGGAATTTTAACTCTCAGGGGGTTGATCAACTTAAATGGATAGTTGAGGAATTAAAAAAGAATCCATCAAATAGACAACTGGTGTGTAGTGCGTGGAATCCTGTTGAGAAGGCTGAACAAGGACTACCCCCATGCCATGTTTTATGGAATGTATTCACTACCGATAACACGCTTCATCTTTGCTGGTTTCAAAGAAGTTGCGATTTTCCGTTGGGGATTCCTGCGAATGTTATGAGCTACTCACTTCTACTTCATCTTCTTTGTAAAGAGACTGGATTGGTCCCTGGTAAGGTATCCGGATTCCTATCAAATTGCCACATATATGTTAATCAAATAGATGGTGTTAAAGAAGCATTAACAAGACCAGTATATGATTTCCCACAGGTAAAGACCGATAAATTTACTTCAATATTTGATTGGGAAGCCAATAACACTAAATTTGATAACTATAAATGTGGCGATAAGATACCTTTCATTATTGCTGTGTGATTAGTTTGTAGTTAGGGAACTTAATTGGGTTGTTTAGTCTATTTCTTATAGATGCGACTGCACAATTAAGTTTCTTCGATGCTTCTGTAAAACTATCATAAATGACACCATCAACTTGAATTTTTATTTTATTGGTATTGTTAATTCTATTTCTCTCTATCATCATTTTTGATATCTTTTTTCTTGTTTTATTCGAGTGAGTTTTCCCAAAAAATGGATTTTGTTTGCCATTACGATCCCTACATTTACTACATGAGTTTTTGCTTTTAGTCCATTTTCTAATAGTAACGCCACAGATAGGACAAGTGTAGAATGTCGTTCCCCCGCGCCAGTTAGGGTTGCTTTCTCCGCACATATTTTCAGCGTATTGTGACTTCTCTTCTTCCGTTTTCATATCCCATCTTCTTTGTGTAGCCACTCGTTGCTTTTCCTTTATCCCATCAATATTGGGATGATAAGAAATCAAATCCCCACCCGAAGCCGACTTGGACATGTTGTAGCCCACTTTAACATTCCAAGGTGTGTATGTATCTAAATGATATTGTTCTTTTTCTAATAGTATCTTTTTATTCACTTCTTCAACTATCTCAAAAATAAAACTCTTTTCTCCATATTTGTTCCATGCTCGCTGAAGGTGAATACAATGATGTCTGTTATGCCTTAGATCACACCGATGTGTCTTCCATCTTTTCTTGATATTCACGCTGCTTCCAAGATAATATTTACCATTAACCCTATTAACTATCTTATAAATCCCACAAGTCATTTCATATCTCCTTTACATTAACTCTTACATGGGCATTCAATCCAACGAACCGAAGATACTCGCTTAGTTGCTTAAACCCCAACTCATTTGCCTTTATAACCATTCTCTCCTTTTCATCATCGGTTATGCGAATATGTACTTGTTTTTCTTTACTCATTGTGTATCTCCTATATACACATATTTATACGCCATCTATTGATTTATGGAAAAAATCTTTATAATGTAAGTATGACAATGACCCCTTATGACCTAACAAGCAAACAAGTCAAATTTTCCATGATTTCTCGTATGATATCGGAGTCGAGAGAAGAAACCGACCCAATTAAATTAAAGAGTTTTCGTATGAACATACAAAAATATTTAGACTATGAAGATTATAACGTAGGAGATTGGCATGAAGGATATGTTGGGTGTTTAGAAAATTTTGAAAATAAATTAACTGATGAAATAATTGATATTTATCTTAACAATGTAAGAAGATATATCCTATCGGGATCTTCTATCATTCCTTCAGATGAAAAGTTACTATCTTCACCGTCTTTTTTTAAGTAAAATACTGAGTTGTTTACGGATGTATTTTCTTAATATTATTAATTTTATCAAAGGAGTCAAATGAGATACGACCTCGAAAACCTCAACCATCGCAACCTGCTTAGGGATCACGCTGCCTTGGAAGGTGACGATTGTCCCGTAGATGATATCTGTGACTCTGTTCCCGACATCCTCAACTATATATGCGTTTTAGAGGGTCAGGTAAGAAGCCTGAAGTCAAAGAATCAGAACCTCGCTGCTGCCGTTTCAAATGCTGAAAGAAAGATAAATAACCTTAAGAGCCAAAAACAAAGGCGACTTAAGAAACGGGGAAAGTAACATGGGCGACATTATACTGAAACAACTAAGGGAATCGTGGCTTACTTTGACAGAAGAAAAGAAGGAAGAAACTTTCTGTTACATGTTATATGTATCACCTGAAGACGAAAAACCTTTTGTAGACCTCCAAAAGAATCTTAAGTTAGATGGGGAACTTATAGAATCCGGTAAGTTTCATGCTACTGTCAGATACGTCAAATCCGAAAAAGACCCAAAACCTTTCATAGAGTTTCTGAAATCACTGGATCTTAATAACATTGAAGCAACCTGTAAGGGGTTTGAAATCTATGGCGTGGATAAAGACACACTGGTTGTTGAATTAGAAGGAAAGAAGATACACGACTGGTTCAATAAAGTCAATGATTGGTTGGTGGACCACGGATACCCTAAATCAGATTATCCAGAGTATAAGCCTCATATCTCCCTCACAGAAAAGAAAGATATAGAGAAGCCGGAATGGAAAAAAGAATACGAACAGAAAGTCAAGTTTAAGATACACGTAGTAACTGATACTGACAGAGAAGAAATATTCCGCTCCATATGCTAAAAAAGCATCCCCATGATATATGATGATGTCAATATTAAAATTATCTCTCGTAGAGAATGGGGATTAAAAGCAGACCCAACAGAATATGTCTATGAAAAGCAGACCATTTTAATACGTGAAGATTATTTTTCTCAGATGAAGAAAAACAACCCATTGACACATCACTGGTTCGTCCACGAATTTGCCCACCATATTCAATTGAAGTCAATGGGTATTGATTATATAAAAGAAGATAAGAGTTTATATCCGGATAATAAAGTAGAAAGATATGCCTTTGCTTATCAATTCTACTATCTCATGGAAAATAAATGCTGTCAAACAATCCAAGAGTTATTTGACCGGGATCATTTTTTCCGGCAGAAGAGAATATACGCTAATCAGCTAACATATTATTGGAATAATGCTAATTTTATACTTGGCGATTTACCAATAAAAACATCTTGACTTGCGAAATAATATTGTCATAATGGTGGTCATGGTACATTCACTATTGTCTGAACTAGCATCTGACCTAAATATTGACGATAACATTATAATGAATATTATAGAAAACTCTATAGATTTCAATAGCTTCTATATCAAGATTAAAACCCTGTATCCAGAAGTATCTGCCAATGTCTGTTTAGATGCGTGGGCTGCACATTGGGAAACCTATTCACGATCATAAAGGAAATGACATGAGTGACTTAGATGATATTATCCACGTTAGTGTCCATAAGGAAGATGTAAATAGTCTTCCAAAGACCGTTCAGAAGTTTGTAAGTGATTACTCTGATATTGAATTCTATCCAGAAGGTTTGAAGAAGGGAAAGAAATTCAATAAGGTCATGGAGTTCAAGCGACTTCTCAAGGAACTTGAAAGTGTCAGAAGTAAAAACAACGGGGAAGAAAGTAATATTGAGTGTATCGTATATGACCAACTTCAGGAGCTTATGCATCGCATGATGCTTTCGGAGCTTAGGGAATTGAACCTTGAAAGGCTTAAATAATATGAAAACAATAATCCACTTACCATCCTGGGAGGCTATACAGCGAGTCCCCAATGATCTTATTGCGATATCACACTTGATTACTTATAGTGTCCAGACCATGAACGGGGAATATGCTCCCCGTGTTGTTGTCTATAAGACTCGCAACGGGATGCAGGGACATCATATTTCCCATGAACAGCTTCAGATTCTTCAAGATGCTGTATTGAATGACAAGCCACTGCCAGAGTTTATGAAGTCAAACTGGCAGAAGGCTCAAGAGATATGTGACGAGTTGAAAGAATGCAGAAATAGCAACTCGCATAAGACAATTCAGAGTCGCTTAAAGAAACTTGAGAGTGACTTATTTCCGCCGGGACATTACTATGACATCACTAGCGTCAATGTCCCCACAAATAAAGATAGACTTTCAATAATAGAAAAAAAGTTAGGTGTTGTTCAGTCGCCTGGAGATGATTTAGGTCGCTTGGAGAATTGCGAGTTTCACTTGAAGAATACATACTGGAGACTGAGGAAACTTGACGATGAGATTTATCCAACTAAAAAAGATGTAGAGGGTATGCCAGCCACCATTACATATGATGGTTGGATGAAGCGGTTGGAAGAGAAACTTGGTGTAGATTTAGCATTTACCAGTATTGACCATCGCTTGAGGAATATAGAGAAAGCTTGGAGAGAAAAGCAATCAAGAGAGTGGCACTATGGTAGTAAAGATAAAATGCCATATACCAACTATACTCCATATGTTCCCCGTTGCATAAAGCACCAACAGGCATTTCAAGATGGCTTTCGAGATGGCTTTCGAGATGGCTTACAGGAGAAGTTTGGGAATAAAACTTGTAAGTATAACGTAGGCGACACTTTGGAGTTTCATACCGAGAGGGGAAAAGTAATCAAGACAATCGGGCGTGTTGGTTCATTATATCTCTTTACTGATGGTACATCGGAATGTAGCGATTGGGTCGATAAAAATACTTGTAGTATCTGTAAAGTAACCCCACTAAAACCATTTACTCCCGAATTCTCCTGCTAATATGCATTACCGCTCCTTATTCGTATCCGATATACACCTTGGCACCCGCCAATGCCGTGTAGAGTATCTTTTAAAGTTTATTCATGACAATACCTTTGATAATGTGTTTCTCATAGGAGACATTATAGACATTCAAGCAATGTCGCATAAATGGTATTGGGCGAAGGAACACAACACATTCGTTCAGAAGATATTGAGATTGGCAAGAAAGCAAACCTCCGTTTATTACATTGTTGGAAACCATGATGAAGCACTAAGAGACTTTTTGGAGAAAGGAATGCATTTTTCTTTTGGCGACATCCGTGTATGTAATGAATATGAATACAAGAGTGTTTCTGGGAAGAATGTATTGCTGCTCCATGGTGATGAATTTGACGGGGCTTTTAGGTCGATGGGGTGGTTATATTTTTTTGGAGATAGAGCGTATGAAATCTGCCTCTCCTTGAATTCGATTTATAACTGGTGGAGAAGAAAGTTCGGAATGGGATATTGGTCACTGTCGTCATATCTCAAGTCAAAGGTAAAGTCAGCAATGCAATCAGTTAATAACTTCGATGAGTTGGTAGTTAGGCGGTGCATTATATCAGGGAGTGACATTTTGATTTACGGACATTCGCACACCCCAGGGATGAAAAAAATAAAATCAAAATATCTTTTGAATACTGGCGATCAAGTAGAAAATTTCACTTGCATTGTAGAAACTGAAGAAGGAAAATTTCAATTGATTAAGATGACAGATGGTAGTATCGTTGGGGAAGCATAAAGGAACCTAATGCCCTCCAACTCCAACCATGTCTGCTTCGACTGTCGGGTTACTTTTAAGCATACGGGAGCATGTCCCCATTGTCATAGGAGTCTTATCAGTTGCGGGAAGCAATGGCGGTTCCCCAAAAAGTCTGATATAAAGGGCTGGAAGAAGACATTTGAGTTGGTCATGAAGAATCCATACTTTAAGGAAATATATGAGAATAGGAGTAGTGAATGAACGAAATAATATGGACACCGATAATGTCAAATACTATGGGAGTATTTGGATATAAGCCAATGAGACTTATTAAATATAGCAATGAATGTTATTACAAACTTCCTCTTATTGATATGGGATATAGTGGTCATAGATACACACCATCCGATGATCGCCCGTTATTTAACACAGAAGAAGCATGCCAGAAGTGGTGTGATGAAGAGAACACAAAGGAAACCAAATGAAACCTCTCCCAAAACGAATCACAAACAAAATTTTATCTAATAAGAAACTTTCGGAGAATGATGCTGTCCAATTATGTATGTGGGGATATTTTGGCATCGCCGGCAGTCTTAAAAGAAATAGACAAAATAACTTCACACATTGTGGCGCAGGCATTGAATGTGCCTTGAGAGAGGCATATCAACACGGTAGAGATTCTGTAAAGGAAACTAAATGAAACCGACTCAAGAGCAAATTGACCGAGCCGTAGAGCTACGGGAAGAGATTATCAGCATATCCCGAGCCATTGATGCTATGGGAGTAACCGCAGCAGACTTGAGACATGCTCAGATCAAGCTGAGTTCCGCCGAAAGGGGCATGGATGACTTTATAGCCAAGGCACAGAGAGGGGAGATAGAATAATGGCACTCATGGACTACGACTACAACGACCCCAGCAGAGTTGCTGAACGGGAAGAAGCCGAGAAGGAGCGGCAGAAGTGGCTTGACGAGGATATTGAATTGAAACTTACGGAAAATGTAAGAGGATTCAACACAGGCATTAGAGTATTCTTCATCAAACGAAGAGACTTGATAGACCTTATCAACGGCTCTGGTGCCTTGGATGACATTAGGAATAGTTGTAGTCGAAGCGATTTATATCATATTATTATATAAATCTCTGCGATTTATATAATATGAGGTTTAAGGAAACTCAATGCCAACCGGAAAAACATGTGGTAACTGTCAGCATTTCATTAGAATAAAAAATCCCTCTTTTCAACATGGAGGGCGTAACGGCATCTGTGATATATTTGACTATAATTGTAATACTGATTCTTCATACGCAAAGCAATGCGATAAATATAAAGCATCTTATAAAGGTAAAGAGAAATAAACCTATTGATTTTTGTAATAAACTACTTACAATAATTGTATGAAGAATGGATACGATACCCCAGAAGCATACGCTCGTATGAACTACCTCATTGATGTGGTTCGCGGGAACATGTCTTGGGTCAAGTGGGAGTTTCTTGACGAGGACACTAAGAGGATATACAGAGAAGAAGCTTCGTTAGTCGAATATGTCATCACAGAAGATGACTTGGATAACTTTGAAGCAGCCATGGAACTACGGGAGAAAGCATGAAATTCTATACACTTTACTCCAGAACCTCAAACGGCTCCATACAGGAGTGGACCATTCATGTAGAAGGTAATAGCTTCTTCACGGTCGAAGGTATCAAGGGTGGTAAGATGACTACCTCCAAGCCCACCGTCTGTGAAGGAAAAAACATTGGTAGAGCCAATGAAACCTCGCCAGAAACCCAGGCGCTCCAAGAAGCCAAGGCAAAGTACAAGAAGAAGGTCGATTCGGGCTACTACGAGAAGCTGGAAGATATTGACATCGAAAAGTTTACGGAGCCGATGCTCGCTCATAAGTACGGAGAGCATGAAGTTGAATTCCCATTAGCGTCACAGCCTAAACTTGACGGATGTTTATCAGGAGATACTGTTGTCAATCTTAAAAATAATGGGAAGAAGACACTTAAAGAGATATACGACAGTAAAATAGAAGATGAAGTTTTATCATATAACGAAAAGAAAAGAAGGAATGAATATAGAAAGATAATGTGGGATTATGTAAAGCCAAATATGGCTAGACAGGATATGAGCGTCACTGGTTGGAATGTAATGGCTGTCAAGTCGGCGCATGGTGCAGGATTGAATGTTGGAAATTCGATGACTAACTGTAAGAAAGCAATTGAAAGAGTATGGAAAGCTGCTAACCCAGAATGGGAAAAGAAAACTGATCCATATACCGACAAGACAATATTTCCATATACTTGGAATGCTATTAATAACTCGACTGCAAAGGAACATCTGAGCTTCATCGGAACGACATGCGCTGTGTTCTTGGGGCATGGATCGGGAGACATTATGTTGGAGACGATGCTTAATGATGCTGAAGCAAGGTGGGTTGATAGTGGAGCGTATAAGAAGAATAACTATGCGTGCTACTACCTTTCGCTCTCAATGTTTCAGGCTGGGGGAGAGCGTTGGAAGAAATGCTTAAATACCATAATTCCCTACACCGTGGAAACCCAAGATGCTTCACAGGGCTGCGCTCGCGGCTCGTGGAACTGGGAAGGGCAGTCGTGGCATGGATCAAGCATAGGAAGAGTGTTGACAACTTGCTATAATATCCTAAACCTTGAAGTTGCTTATCGCTATGTTCAGGTCAACCCCAATGCCGAAATACAGAAAAAACTGAAATCAACACTAAAGTAATCGTCAGTTGTGCCGATACTAAGTGTATGAGAACAGATAGAGTAGAACCCATAATGGTTATAAGAAAAGAAGTAAGGTTCCCAAAACGGGAACCTTACTTTCGTGTTGATAGGGACGAAGATTCCCTTGATGATTCTATTAAGAAATATGTTGATATTGCCAAGAATTGTCCTATAGATAAGGAAGCCCTTGAAATGCTTTTGAGAATAGAGTTAGGAGACGATATAACAAATCAAATTAAAATATTCTATAAATAGGTATGGAGTAACTTATTATGGGATTCAAAAATTTCTATAAAGAAAGCGTTAGAAAGTCAATAATAAAGAGAGAGGCTGAAGGTGACTTTGGAGACGAAGCCCAAGCAATGAGTTCTGCCGAAATATCATACGCATACCCAAAAACAAACAAAAACAAATTAAAATGGTCAGAGGCTAGGGGATTTATAAAGCCAGATGGTAAAGTTGAAAGAATTGGGGATATGGGTCATGAAGATTTCGCCAGAGATGTTGGTTATCCAATCACGGTGGACGGCAAGCTAGTTACTAAAAAGTTTCCTGGGTCAAAAACTCTTGCCAAATATACTGGTCTTGTTCGCTGGTCGCCAGAAACGGCTTCTTTCAGTGTATATCTTCCAATGACTCTGGAGCAAATAAAGACTATTAAAGAAATAGTCAAGTCTTATGGATATAAAGACTTAATGTTGGATTATCAAGACAAGAATGGGAACATGCAATTGATCGAATTCAACGATTCAGATCCTAGTAAATTCAATGCTAGAATGACAAAAGTCCAGAATGAAGTCAATGACAAGAAGTTTGGACAATAGCGAATATTAAGGCATCCACGGCATATCTGTTTTAGCCTCGTATTCCTTTTCTTCTTCTATTTTTACTTTATTTAAGAAGCCAGAGTTACTAACACTATCAAACTCTTTTGCTTTTTCTTTTCTTTCTTGATATGCTTTGTATATGTTAGAAGAGGAACCATTCATATACTTTCTTTTCCTATCTGTCTCATCGTCACTTACTTCAAATTCTATTATAAATTTTGTAAATAATCCCTCTTGGCTTTGGACGTCTATATATGCGCCCATTGATATTGCATAATCCATGCACATAGCAAGCCCAAGTCCGTGTGTGTCAACATGGTCGTCTTTGGTTGTGAAGTTTGGCGTAAATAATTGTTCCATGACCTTAGAAGAAATTCCCTTGCCGTTGTCTTCTACATAAAGAGATTTTTTAGAAGAATCGCCATATATTTTTATCTTTAATTCATCTCTCATATGGGAATTGTGGTCAATGGCATTATTGACTAAATTCATTAATATCTGATGAAGAAACATGGGGGAGTGACGACATAAGAAATCAAGGGAAGTATAATCAACTTCTATTTGTGACGGTCTTATATTTTTTCTTATTGAGGAATTCAATAAAGCTACAGAAACCATGGCTTTAATGGTGGATCCAACATTAGACCTATTCATATCATATTTCTGAAGGTACTTTATATTCTTACTAAGATTATCTACAATATATATACACTGTTCGGCAGATGCTTCTATTTCTTGAATTTTATCTTGTATAAACTTAAAGTCTTTGCCGTTAAGCTGGGTTTTCAGTGTTAGAAATTGCAACATCATATTGGAGACATTGCGAATTATTCCTAACCACGGAGCTACCTCATGATTAACTCCAGATATGACATTCTTAAGGTTTCGAGAGTTGCTATGGGCTATGTTCAAGCGAAAGGAAATTTCTTCTTGCTTATCTTTTAAATGCTTCTTTTCCTTCTCTTCTTTGATTAAATCATCAAGTTCTTTTTGATGATAGAAAAAATCTTTTTTGGTTATATTAATGGCTTTAAATTTTTTATAGTTGATATAAAAATATAAGAAGGATACGGTTAACGATATTACGCCATTAAGTATAGAAATTGTATCAAATAAGTTTTTAGACGCATCAATGACAGCCGATTGCTGTTCTTGATATACCATACTTCTAACTTGGCTCTCGTAATTTTTCTGTACGATATGACAGATTGAATACAGAGTTGTATATGACAACAAACAAAACAAAAAAGAAATTAAGATTGAATATCTTAATTTTCTTATTAACTTAAAAATTTCTTTAAAGGTTCCCATAGTAAACTTTGTTTGCTGATGTAATAGTATTTTTTCTCTTCAAGAGTATTTAATACCTCGTGTTCAACGCTTCCCGTTATAAACATTATTTTACCAATATTGGACTTATTCTTATCAGCAAATTCAATTCCATTTCTACCATTTTGCAATTGAACATCTAGTATAGTATAATCGAACTGGTTGTGTGTCTTCAAAAGCTCTTCAGCTTCCTTATAGGTTTTTGCGTAGTGGATATCAATATTCCCACTGTCTATGAACATCTTAATGTATTCTATAACTTCCTTAGCAAAAAAGCTATGGTCTTCTAAAAATAAAATTTTCATTACGGCGTCCCCATGATAATAGTTGCTATTGTTTTTATTATTTCCACAATATGTGGCGCTATTGCAACAGCTATAGCAGATATTATACCCACGACAAGGGTCTGGAAATTCCAGTACTTCCCTGCCATTTCCTTAAGCTTATTTTTCTTTGGCGGCTCAACTGTATTAATGTTCTGGACAATAACTGGAGCAACAGCAGTAGTGTTGCCATGTTCTCCATTATCGTCAATAACATGAACTATTATCCCCTTAAGAATATCAGTTAGCTCCTTATATTGGTCACTCTGACGCTCTTCAGTGGTAAATTCATTTAAGATGTTGTGTATCTTAAACTTAAGATGGACAAGTTCGACAGAAGCCTTTTGCCACTTTGAAATCTCCGTGGGGAGGGCTGGTATGTTGGCTCGTGATGGATACTTCTTTCCCATTATTCCCCCATAATGATATACTATATTTATACTATTATGGGGGAATAAATGTTTCAATTGTTACATTATTCTTTGCCACCATGTTGGTTGCGTCTTCTTTCGATTATATTATCCCTTACTCTTTCTCTCAATGGCTCATTATTCTCACGACGGTCCTCTAATCTTTCGGGAAGGTTTCTTGCTTCTGGGAACAATACGCCATTTTTAGCTATTATCATTCTCATAACGTGAACCTGTAGCTTTGGGTGTCCTTTAAGGACTTCTTTCAACTCTTGTATTTTGACTTCCATTGCTTTACGGTGTTCTTCCCTAAGCTTCTGGATTTCTAGTACCTTTCCCTTTACTTCCTGTGGTAATGTTACTTCTGGTTCGTTTGCGACCTCACATGAGTATGTTGAGGCTACTAATAAGAACGCTAGTAATGTTATGATATATTTCATATATTATCTCCTTACCCATATTTACGCACAATTCTTCAGTTTATTAATGTAGTATCTTTCCTCACTTGATAAAAGATTATAAACTATAGTGTTTTTATTTCCTACATAACACATAAATTAAATACATTTTTAGGGGTATTTTTAGGTTACTGGTATGGTGGATTTTAGGACTTGACTTCGGCTCTGAAGTCATAGAATATACTAGTAAGGAACTCTTTATGAACCCACCTGATGGTATTCCTCCCAAAGCACTCAATAGACCCATCATGCCGTCTGAGGTTGTTAACCTCAAATGTAAGCATATTCCTGATATTGTTTTCAATATCTTCAACGACCACATTGTGTCAGCATGGGATGGTAGAAAAGCAATTGTAAGGCAGGAACATGTCGTTAGTGCGCTTTTGGTTACTGAGAAGTTTACGCGAGAAGAGATTTTCCGTAAGCACATATTGGACATAGAAGAGATTTATAGTCGGGAAGGCTGGAAAGTCGAATTCGACAAGCCCGGTTATAACGAGGGGTATGGGGCATTTTGGACCTTTACCAAGGCTTAACATGAACTACGACGAGGATTATGTCAAGGATCTGGAACTCCGGATTGAGCGTCAACAGGAGCAGATTGATAAATACTCTATGTTCATCAAGCGACTTGACGAACTCAAAATCAAAATGTCGATGCAGGACTGTTCGCAGTTCATTAACCCAAAGGCATTTATCAAGTGGCTTGAAAATAGTAGCAAGTGGAAGCTATTTGACACGATTGAAGATTCTCATGGTAAGACTGGGCAATTTCGTCATGCAAACGGTCGTAAGTTCTCTATTCGCGTTAAAGCATATGACAAGGGGGCAGAACAGGCTCAGTTACTTGATGTAGTCAATGCATTTCAGCATGTATGGGACACATGGCTTTATGACCACAAAGGATGTGGTGTTATTTCGCTGATTATTGATATAATGGAGTACGAAGATGATTAATGACCCTCTACAGGAACTTGTTAAGCATTGTCACTCAATAGGGTTAAAATCCTATTATGAACTGGCATGTCACGCTGCTTCAAAGAAGCTGGCGGTTTATGTATTTCGTGAGGAAACTTATAAAAAGTTCCTTGGGCGAATACCCAAAAGTATCCAGGGGTTTGATGTAGAATATAAATTAGCAAGGAAATATCAAGGACAAATATATGTCAGATAATCTATATAAATAAGGATATGCCAAAGATAATAACAACCGAAGATTTCATACGAAGAGCAATCGAAAAGCATGGCGACAAGTATGACTACAAAAATACAGAGTATAAAGGATCACGCAGTAATATTACCATAACATGTAAGAAACACAATGTTTCATTTTTGCAATCTGCCCACCATCACTTATCGGGAAAAGGTGGATGTAAAATATGTGCCTCCAACACTAATAGATCAAATGCAGAAACCTTTATAAAGAGGGCGATGGAGATACATAATCAAAAGTATGATTACAGCAATGTAGTGTATGAAAATAACGAAAAGCGAGTTTGCATTATATGCGACAAGCACGGTGAATTTTGGCAGTCTCCTGGGAATCATATTAGTGGTAGGGGATGTCCTGAATGTGCAAAAATTACTATTGGAAGACAAAAGATATCAAACACCAAGGATTTCATTCATAAAGCAATGGAAAAACATGGAAACCTTTACAACTATTCAGTGGTAGAATATAAGAATTCACGTGAAGTAGTTGATATTATATGTCCAGAACATGGTACATTTCGCCAAACACCAAATTTACACCTGTGTGGATCGGGATGTCCTAAATGCATAAAACAAAGTAGCGGCGAAACTTTCATAAGAAAATTTCTTGAGAGTAATAATATAAAGTTCATAGAGCAGGTAAAGTTTCCGACATGTAGGCATATAAAGTTGTTATCTTTTGATTTTCTTATTGAAGGTAAAAATGTCCTCATTGAATATGACGGCGAACAACACTTTAAACCTGTGAAATATTTTGGAGGCAATGTTAAATTTGAATACCGTAAGAAACTAGATTCTATAAAAAGTGAATGGGCGAAGAATAACAGATATAACCTCGTTCGCATACCTTATGACATGTCACATAATGATATTGTTGAAAAGTTATATAATACGTTAGTTTTTAGTGCTTGATTTATTTGTTCACATAGCATATAATAAAATATATGAATAATATCCAAAATGACGATGTAGAAGAATTGGAATCTCAAATATCAAAAGAAGAAGATCCCGAAAAAAAACAATGGATGAAATTTGCACTTGATATGATTTTGGGCAAGAAATCCAAGAATGCCCGTGTCCTCAAAGAAGTTAAAGAAATAGACAAGAGTCTTAGGACTGCTATGGCAATGGTTTTAAATTTTTATGCGGAAAATGAAGGGCAGTTCAATCAGAAACTTCTCGAAGATGTTGCAACACTTATAATAAAAAGATCCAAATTGGTAAAAAATCTAAAATGATATTAGTAGCTGCAATGGACCCAATGGGGATTATAGGTAAAAACGGAAAGCTTCCTTGGAACTTCCCCCAAGACCTTAGTTATTTTAAGAAACTTACAAGTGGTCATATAGTGGTCATGGGTCGCAAGACATGGCAATCACTACCTGTTAAACCGCTTTCTAATAGGGTTAATATTGTGTTTTCGCGCATTATGTTGCCCGAAGATGCCCCAGGAGCCATAATAGTAAAAGACATCGAAGAATTACAAAAAGCCGTAATAGAAATTCCAGACAAAAATATATTCCTCATTGGTGGCGCTCAATTATATACAGAACTTATTGACTGGTGCGATGATATGGTTATAACTCATGTAAAGAAGCGCCACGATGGTGATACATATTTTCTGTGGGATTGGATGCAATGGGAACCCGTTGCCGATGTTTATCAGGACGCCGACATACGAATTGTACATTATAAAAGGATAATATATGGAAGTACAGAATAATTTACCGGAATCATTTGTTATTTCGGAGTCAAAAATAAATACTCAAACAGTTGACAGACTGATAAAAACTATTAATGGCAAGGATTGGGCAAGTGTTTGGAAGAAGCGCAATCTTAATGATTCCCCTAGCGATGTTGAAAAGATTCCAGAAATAGTTGCTGAAGTGACAAATGTAAGTAATAATGTTGACATGTCAACTCTTGAATACAATAAGACTCTTTGCAGTAAAGACATTAACCATCTATACGAACATACGCATGTCACGGTAGCATTTATCAATGTCACAAGAAACTTTGTGTTTTCTTTAAGGGATATGGACGGAACCATTACCGTAAGCGAAATACCACCTAAAGATGTTGTATTTTGGGTTCCTCCTTGCGTTCTTGAAAAAGACGAGAATGCAATAGAATATGGTAGCATTCTCAACGACAGTGTGGCTCGTACCGATAAGTTGTGGAAAAAGGTGGCAGATTCATCGACCGATCATGCATTCAAGGTCAAACAGGCAATGGACAACCTCATGCCCTCCTGCGCTGCTACAAATTGTGTAGCCACATGTGATATCAACGGGTGGAAAGAAATAGCATTTCGTAATAGCCAATTTTGGAGCAACGATGAGGCGCGTTATACTTTCTTGCATTTAGTACGAAACCTCAAAATGAGATACCCCAGTGTCTTCTATGAAGTTACCGTAGAAGATGCTAAAGGTCAGCAATTTGGGCTTGATACCATTACAGCTTCGCCATTTGCTTGGAAGGGGCTACGCCTAGCCAGGAAAGTGGATGTTCAGCCTGTACCAACCAAGCAGAAACCTCAGTTGCCAGGACCAAAATATATTAGGGAAGACGAGATTCCGACAAAAAGATAATCATTCCTCTACAGTAAAGGAAATAAGACAGCCATCGGCAGGAGTCCCCTGTATAACAAACTTGTCTTTTTTCTTGACGATGTAGTTTGGGTCTTTTTTGACCCTCCCATTGATTGATATGCATCCCTTTTTGATATCATCTATAGCAAGTGTTCTGTCACTGTAAAGATGCTCCCTAAATAGGAACCATTCTAGATTTTCTTTGTTTCTGTCACATGTAAAAGCCATGGTGTTATATTATACTAAACATGCGTAATATATTTTTGCGTGTATAATACCTATAATTGCGATATAAATAAGTGTATAGGAGTATATATGATATTAACTAAAGAAAATACCGATGCTATATATAAGTTATATCCTGTATATGGGGGTATCGAAACTGCCCGTATCTTGGGGATAGACTATAAAATAATAAAAAGTTATGTGGGAAATAGAAAGATAAAAATAGGGGAGGACGGGAAGAATTTTATAAAAAACTCTAAGATGCTAAAGGATACAAATGTTGCTCTTCCGTATCTAAAAATACAAACACCAAGAGTTGCTTACATATGTGGATTTCTATGGGCAGATGGTTCATTTCAAAGAGTTAAAGAAGGAGGATGCATATCTCTTGAAATAAAAAAAGATGATATTAATGACATTATTTCATTGTTTACTGACGATGGTTGGAAAATATATAATAGAAAAAGATACAACTGGAAAGAGATATCGGCAGTTAAAATATCAAATCCAGTTATGTTTAATATATTTGAAAAAATGGGGTATGTGTCTGGGAGATACGATATGACAACGGCTATTAGCTATATTCCAGAAGATTTAAGAAAACATTGGATACATGGGTTATTTGACGGTGATGGATGTATGTACGTTAATATGAAGAATAGATGTAGACAGCTATGTATATCGGGAAGTTACAATACGAAATGGAATTCGGTTATTGAATGGGCTGAACAGAATAACATATATTTTAAAGAAACGAAAACTATATACAAAAATACAAATAGAAGTTCGGCATTACGGGCTACCGGAAAAGAAAGTATTTGTAATTTTTATAATCTAATATATGATGGTAACATTGAAGGATTGAAGAGAAAACACGATAAATTCGAACAAATAAGGTATAAAAATGAAAGTCATAGCGACGAAAATATCACCCAAAACTGCCATTCTAAGTGACATCCATGCATGTAACGATATGCTTGTTAAGGCTCTTGGAGTTTGTCATGATGAAGGTGTCAAGAACTACATCTTTTTAGGGGATATTCTGGATAGGGGACCAAAGCCCCTGGAAACTCTAAAAACTCTCTTAGACATAAAGTATATATCAACGTTCCTTATGGGGAATCATGATCGTAAATATGTTTTCTGGTCCTACGGTCGGGGAGTTGGTCTTTCTCCCGAACAAGCCGCTACTATAGATTTATTCAACAAGGATGGTCCAGACACCTTCCGACATTTTTGTGACTTATTCTACCAAGAGTATGTTGCCCTCATTGACGAAGACAATAAGATAATGCTCTCACATGCCCCCGGAGCGAAGCCAGTTCGTTTTGTTGAGAAGTATCACAACAATGAGTTGGGTAAGGCAGACTACAGTCGCCTTTTATTTGGGTTGACCAACGGAGATACGGTGGATGGTTTACCCGTTCGCTTACAATTAAGTGAACGATGTGACGATGATTTAGGAGGCTGGCATCTATATCACGGGCACACACATGGTAACAGACTATTCACAGAGCCATCACCAAATATATTTTGTCTTGATTTCAAAGCAGGGCAACCAGATGGAAGATTAGCCTGTCGTATTTTTGACAATGATGTTAGAAACGGAAGGTTACTGGTAGTTAACCAGTCGCTTGAAGTGGCGTGGAATCCTGAAAGCGACATGCTTCCCTATAAGCCGACTTAGCTTTCACATGGCTCGGATGATCAATAGTCCTGATCCAATGTAAGTAGCTACTGAATTGTGGATGGGTTTCTAACTCATCCACATTTTTGTATTTTATGACATCGTTTAATGGAATGATATAATGCAAAGCTTCGTGACATGTTTTGCATAATATAATTGTTTCGTTAAGTGTCCCACCTTGGCTTCTCGGCAGCCAATGATGCAGAGTCATATCAGTATTGCGAACATGGCGAAGGCAGCACGGGCACTGACTTAACTCCATATGGCTCCGAATGTTGTCATCACTAAGTATTTATCAACAAAAAACCCAGGAACTATGCCTGGGTTTTTGTCTCCTTATATTTTGTTTTGTGTTATTACGAACCAAGTCCCCAAGGTCTTCTTTCGCGCTTATTTGCTGCTTCAAACCATTGCTTCATATATTCTTTTGCTATCTCTGCATCCTTAGCTAAATCACCCGTTAGTTCGGGGTAGTCGGGTGCATTTATTGTTTCGCCATACATTGAAGCTGTCAATTCAGCATCTTTCTTTTGTTGTGCTAATTCGGGAAGATTTTTATTTAAGAAATCATTGAATTTATTATATCTATCAAACCACTTATTCATTCTTTCTTTTTGTGCTGCTTTTTGCTTTTGCTTTTCTTCTTGTCTCTTCCAGTAATCTTCTGCTGCTTTTGCCTTTTCTTCTGGGGACATTGCCTCTTCGAGAGGATTTATCTCCAAACCTTTTCCTGAGAAAAACTGCTCCCTAAGAGATTTCATTGTTTATTCCTTGCTTTCTTCCTTTTCTTCTTCCTTTTCTTCTTCCTTTTCTTCAGAATCTTCAACTTCTTCAGCGCCCTCTACTTCTTCAGCATCTTCACCCGATTCAAGTTCATCAGATTCTTCTCCTTCTCCTTCTCCTTCTCCTTCAGCATCTTCCAAACCGTCAACAACATCGTCTGCCACATCTACTACAGCATCTACAGCATCTACAGCGCCATCGACGGGAGAAACTGGTGCTGCTGGTGCTGCTGGTGGTGCTGCTGGTGCGCTTCCGCCCTTGATAATGGCTTCAAGCTCAGCGATACGAGCCTGCAAGTCGCTTATCTGTTGCACCATACCACCCTCTGCTGCGGGTGGTTCTACTTCTGTGACTTCTGGACCTCCTGCATCAACAGAAGTTACTTCTGCACCATCCAATCCAACTTCTTCTCCTGCTGGGTCAACGGTTATTCCCGTCTCAACTGGACCACTTCCTACGGCATCTTGCCCAGCCTCGGCATCCAATTCCTTACCTATTTCACTTGCTTCGTCATCCCCAATTTCCAAACCATCCTCTTTCAAACCGGCGTTACCCTTATTCAATGGGTTGTCGAGTGGCAATCCTTCTGGTTCCTGCCCGCCGTCTGGTTTGATTTCTGGGTTTTTCTTTCCCATCTCGTCGGGGGTTACTATAACTTCGTGGTCCGAATCAATGATATCATCTTCTAACATTCCAGTATTGCCCTTGTTCAACTTATCGTCAAGTGGCAATCCAAACCCGCCCTTATTAACAGGCTTCTTCATTTCATCTGGATTTACGATAACTTCGTTATCAGAGTCGATAATGTCATCTTCTTTAAGATTTTTACTGTCGAACATATCTTCGCGATCATCATCTAAATGTCTATTCTTCTGACTGTCCCCATGATCGAACATATCTTCTGGTCTGTCATCTTCCGTATCTTCTTCCTTTTCGGGAGCACTTTCGTTGACTTTCTTACCGCGACGTAAGAAAGATGCCATTACTGGCGACAAAGGTCCGGTTGGACCTGCGGGAATTGGCATTCCTGGGGTTGTTTGTGTTCCAACTGCGGGTACTTCTGTTCCAGGTGTCTCTGGGTTGGTTGGGCACCCGGGCTGCTGGCAGCCAGCAGCACCAGTCAAGTCAATGAGCTTCTCTGGTCCCATTGGTCCTGCTGCACTAAGCTCTTCTGCCTTGGCTACAACATTATCAATGGATGCTGCGTCTGCGCTGGTTGCCCAGTTAAGCAAGTCACGTAACAGAGTGGAATTGACCGTAACGGTCTTATCTGGAACCGATGCAGCTACTTGAGCAGCATCGACGGCTGGGTTCTCTGGATAGAGGGGATCTACCGCCCCGTCTTCTATTAACTTGCCCATCTTATCATACCCTTCAACGATCTTCGTGCGGATACTCTGACGAACGTTGTCGAGAGATGGAATCTTGATGTTCATAGTTATTCTCCTGATATTCTTTTATTTATCTGTGTAGCTATGTTCGCCTTAGCTCCGGGTGTCAGCTTCTTAGCTGTTTTGAACTTCCAAGCCCCTTCTATGCGCCTTGCTGTCCATGGCATATCCAAGTATGTTCCCTTTGCGAATCCGTTAGATGCTTGCTGGATCTGCACTTTTATGCTCCCCCGTTTCGGGGGATTCCTCCTGCTCAGCGTCTCCGCCTACCATGTCATCTACGGGTTCTTCTTCGGTTCCACCAGCAAGGAACGCTTCCCACTGTTCTGGTGATAGGGCTATGGAGTCAGAGGATATTTCGGCTGCCACTTCTTCCTCGGCTCCTGCCTCCAAGCCCCCTAAGCCCACATCACCCATTTCTCCACCTTCGGCTCCTGCTTCACCACCAACTTCCATTTCTGGAACATCGGCAGTTACTTCATCTCCTTCTTCACCCATGACTATAGACTCTCCTATTCCATTGAGTCTCTCCTTAACACCCTGAACTATCATGTCAATCTTGTCAATGTCAGATGGGTAATGCTTAAGAACGAACTGTGAGATAACTTGTCCATTGACTTCCCCACCAAGTCCAGCAGCATAATCTGCTGCATCTTGAATAACGAGGTCTAACTCGGACGTTGCGCTCTCTTCCTGTGGGACAGGAAGCTCTTCTCCACCAACATCTCCCAATCCTTCAGCGCCAGGAACGCCAGTTTCTGAGGCTCCAAGGTCTTCTTCTCCACCGATATCTTCTATGTCGCTTTCGACAGGAATGGTTTCAGCTACTTCTTGTGCCTTTGCGACTGTCTCGGCATCGAAAGGAACTTCTCCTGCTTCGATGGTAACAGTGATCTTAGCACCTGGGAACTTAGCTTGGAGGTCAGCAATCAATCCAGCTTCCGGTGGTGCGTCCTGACCAACATTGTCAAGCCCTGGCTCCACGTCCATTTCAGGGACTTCAGCTTCAGGTGCTACTTCTGGAGTTACTTCTGGAGTTACTTCTGGAGTTACTTGGTCAAGATTTAAGCCTTCCGCTTCCATAAACTTGCGGAAATGATTAAAAAGTCTCTTTCCTTTAGATTCTTTTGTGGTTACTTTCTCTGGAAAGGTGCGCTGCTGTGGCTTTGTCTTGCACTTCTGTCCTGGCTTGCAGCCAAGACGTTCAGGAAAGCGAGCAATACCAGTTGGTCCTGTTCCTTCGGCTGGGTCGCCAGCGCCGGGGGCACTTACAGTGGCTCCACCAGCAGATCCGGGCGCAGCGTCTTCAGTTGCCTTCTTAGCCTTTTCTTCTTGTCTTTTCTTTTTCTCAGCATCAACTACTTTTTGCTTAGCATGGGCATGTGTCCACCCCATCGTTGGCTTCTTTCCTTCGGTTGCCTTCTTGCCGAAGATGGTCTTACCCTCGGTCTTGTCTTCTTTCTTATCGTCTTCCTTTTCTTCTACCTTTGATGCTTCCTTTTGTTCTTCAGCGCCCTTCTTTTTGAACTGGTGTGCCTTTAGGGCATCTGGTAGCTTGCGCTTGCCCTCTTCCAGCTTCTCCTTCTTAGTAGCGGAGACATTGACTTCAGTGTCCTCCTTCGCCCAGGATTCTTGTAGTTGCTTCCACTGATTACGATAGTCGCGCATGTCTGCCATAAGTGTCTCCTAAAGGGGTATAATACTTCAATAGTATTTATACGACTTTCATTATATCAAGTAGCCAAAATTATGTGAACTACCCACCCGCTAAAGCGAGTGGGCTTCAGGTTTCATAGACACTTCTATTGAAGTCGCCTCCACCTGTTTTTGTTTAGAGTCCGATTTAATTCCTAAACCAGACTTTTGATTTAAACCTTGTTGTAATATATTAAGACTTGCATTTAAGTCTCTATCTATTACTTTTCCACATTGACAAGTCCATTCACGGTCTTTTATATTTAATCCTTCATTAATCCAACCACAATGACTACAAGTTTTAGAACTTGGGAAGAAGCGGTCTATTACGACCAATTCTCTTCCATACCATTCTGCCTTATAGTTTAGCTGTCGAACGAATTCACCCCAACCACAATTGCCGATTGATTTAGCAAGATTGTGATTTGACATCATACCTTTAACATTCAAATCTTCAATACATATCACTTGGTTTTCGTGAATTAACTTATGTGAAAGTTTATGTAAGAAGTCTTGACGGTTATTATGTATTTTTTCGTGAACTAATGCTACTTGTTTTCTGTATTTTATTCTACTATTACTCTCCTTTTTCTTTTTACTTAATTGTCTTTGTGTGAACTTGAGTTTCTTTTCTAACTTATGATAATGTTTGGGATTATCAAACTTATCCCCATTACTACAAACTGCGAAATCTTTAATACCCAAATCTACTCCTATTGACTCATCATTCTTTGGAAGTTTTTGTATTTCTCCAACTTCACAAGTAATTGAAACAAAATACTTCCCCAATGGAGTTTTAGAAATCGTAATGAAGTTAATATCTCCTATTTCACGATGAGCATTTAACTCTATACCTTCATTAAACTTTGGAAAGTAAATCTTATTATCTTCAATTGAAATATGCTGTGGAACTCTAAAAGATTGTTTATCCCATTTACTTTTAAACTTTGGAAACTTACTTTGTTTACGGAAGAAACGATTATATGCTCCATCTAAATCTCTTAAAGTATGTTGAAGTGTCTGTGAGTTTATTTCTTTTAACCAAGTAGTTTCTTCTACTTTCTTTAATTCAACCAATTCAGTTGCACAATCATAGTAATTTAGTGTCTTTTCATTCTTTAAGTATTCGTCTTTTCTTCTGTTTAGGAAGTGATTCCAAACAAATCTCTTACAACCAAAATGCTTGGCAAGTAGCACTTCTTGGTCTTTCGTAGGTAGAAGTTGGAATTTAAACGATTTGAGCATATTACTATTATACCACCTTCTAAAGATATTTATACGAGATTTTTAGTTTTTGTAAAAGTTTCTTTCAAGTAACCACCACTCATTATAAATGGTGGGAATATGATAAAAGTTATGTAATGCTTTTATCTACATGGTATAATACAAACATGACAAAGAAAGAATTAGATTGTTATGATGCCACAACGCCCGAATGCGTGGAAGACGTTTGGAATTCAGACTTAATATATAACTCAAAGATTGTAGGGACTATTTTTGGTCAATCTGAACGTGAAATAAAAAAATATATTAAGCGTTGGGTCCAGCAAACTCGGACTGACAGTAAGCCTTAAACTTTTCTTTATTTTCTGGTGTTAGCTTCTTATACCAAGTGTCAATATCTTTCATTGGTATTTTCTTATCTTGCTGAATAGCCACTAAGACAGCATCTCTTAATGACTTATCAGCATCTCTTATCTCTTCTATAAACATGCGAGCGAATGCGGGGAATTCTCTTGGAGAGTTGATATATGCGGCATACGAAGATAGATCTTGCTTATGCTGTAATCTATTGGGATCATTCACATGTGTCAACTCATGCCATATACCGCGTGTAACAAATGCCTTTATTTTGTCAAGTTTCTTCAAGTTGCTAACAAGTGAATCAGCAGAGATATAGATTGCATCTTCTTTCTCGTTGAAGTAAAGAGCAGATTCAATATCTGGTGACGTACTTAAGAGTTTCTTTTGGATATTTACAGATATGGAACGACCGTCCATTTCTATAGAATCTTCCACATAAGTATTATAGCCTTGTGTATATGTTTCTTGAATCTTCTGAAGTAATTCATCAATGTTTTTCGACAGCCATTGACGAATAGAATTCGTAGGAAGGCTGACGAGAGTTTCGTTCATAGTATCATCTTCTATAAGATATTCGGTCGATACTACAAATCGTATATTTTCCGAACCCATCATATCTCTAGTAAACTCATCAACTGCTTCAAGCATGTTTTCTTCTTCGTTATAAACATACTTAAAATTGAAATATTTTCCAAGTTTGACCCACACATCAAACGAACCCTTTCCAGTTTCGCCAGTTAGTGATGTATCGGAATATAAAGTCTTCATGAATTCTTCTATAGCATAAATGTAAAGCTTGATAGCTATGCCTTTACCCTGTGCCTCTGGGGCAAGAGCGACTGATTCTGTTTTCCATTGACCATCTTCGGTATACCAGATAAATTCACCGACATGCGTTCCTTCGGCGTTATATAGATGTATTTGAAGATTATCTCTTCTTGACCACGTTTCCGCTTTGTATCCACTTATGTTAAACTCATCTACCAAAGTCATACCCCTACGGTTTAACATAGATAATACTTCTCTTTTATTTTGTTTAACAACGTAGTTGGAAATGTCTTTATTTCCGTCATTCCATGCTGGCATTTCGACCAAGCGACTTTCCCGTATCTCTTGATTACGTATCAACTCGTTTATCATCTTGCCGTATGCGTTTATAGCCTGTACCTTGACATTGATCAGCTTCATACCACGCTGCTTGGCTGCGGCAAGTCGATGATGTCCGTTCTGACAGATTATCTCTCCATCACGATATATCGACACATCTATAGGCTCACTGAAGTCCATGGATGCTGCTACATCATCAGGGACAGAACCGACTTCACTGGAATTGAGTCGCTTGATAATCTGTGGGTTCATGAACTTGATTTCTGGAATAACTTGATGATACTTCACATTGTCTTCATAAACCATCTGAGCATCGGCTTCCAGTTGACTCCAAGTTTCTTTCAGTATCTTTAAGCGATTATCCCTCATATTTAAACCCCTGCCGTCTTTAATACTTTATACATTGATTTCCATTCGGTATTCCAGTTTGTATTATTTCTAATAATAGATAAAAACACTTCTCTACCGCCAAGATATTTGTAATTTATAATATTTGCATGCTTTCCGTATTGATCAAGTGCTAGTTTTTGTAGATATTTAACGTTAATTTCTCCCATTTCATCAAAATATCTATTACCATGTGATATTGCAACATGATATATATCAGGCTCCCCATCCAGTAATTCATCATCGGTAATCACATCAGTAACGAATGCAATTTTTAAATTTTTGTCTTTAAGATATTCTAAAATAGCGATGGCAGCCATTCCGCAATTTCCCCCACCAAGAGAGCAACCATGTGATTTTAGAATTTCGTAACATTTTATGATTCTTGAGAATATATCATTCTCTTTGTTTTTTTCAACTATTTTATTCCATGATTCCTTGAGATTCTTAAGCAGGTTGTCCATTAGTCACCACCCACTTCATCACTTATCTCTTCTCTGCTTCCATTGACAATGACATACTTCAGCATGCGTTGTCCCTGTAGAGGAATTGCGAGGCACTTCAGCGTTAGCTGCCGATCAAGTCCCTCGTTGTTATTTCCCATGTAATAGGTAATCCAATCCTCAAGAATAGGCAGATAGAGGATGACCCGTTCCTTGACCAGCGACTTCCTAAGAACCTTACCTTTCTTCAAGCGGTTCTTGTCGATGGTGGCAAGATGGTAGCCAACAGGCTCTCCATCTTTTTCTTCAGGCTGATTCCAATACAGATATGGCTGCCCGTCAAGATAGGTCTGCGACTGCTTCTTCAGGTTCTCAAACAGGTTTGATTCCATGCTGGCGTCTTTGATAATCTCATTCAAGTCTCTCTTGAATCCCTCCATGATATACAAACCAATGGCTTCAAGAAACTTGATGTCTCCTTCGTTGAGGGCTACAATGTTCTTGAAAGAGGATGACTCATGAAGAATAGACTGGGTGAAGAGTCTCTGGATTCTACTTCTATTTTCGTTGGTTGTCATGTTGGGTTCGGCAGGCGGCTTGCCTTCCCATTCCGCTGGCTGGTTGAATAGCTTGTGATCCACTTCTTTTCCGTTCATCCACACCGTGAACCATATACGACTTTTGGGAAACTTACCAAATACCCATTCTGCTCGCTTTAGCGCACCTTCAAGCGACTTGGCAGAACCATAAGCGTCTTGAAACTTTTTGACAGATCCGTCTTTATCTATAACTTCCCAGTTCACAGTGTAAGTAACTGGATAGACTCTTCCGGGGCTTGTGTCAAGACCAAGTTTTGACTTATACTTTAGCTGTTCTTGGTCGAAAGTTTCTTTGGGCATGCCTTTATTTATATCTTCTTGATCTGATCCTCTACCCTGTCAATGGTCTTTTTAGCAGTCGCAATAAGAAACTTTCTTATAGTCCAGAGCATATATAGATTTACAGCAAGTGTCGTAAGGTTGGCTAAAGCGATTATTATGGTTAGCATAACAGAAACTCCTTCTGTTATTTATTCCTTGATGTATATCGTAATAGGAATCTTGGTAGCTTCTTCGAACTTCTGTAAAGCCGACGAATACCATTCCCAATTCCCTCCGCCTAACCCACAACCAATTTTCGCAGGGAACGCAAGTGACTTAGGATTCAACTTCTTTATCTCCCGTAGGCACGAAATAAAATACTTTTTACGATGCTCAGCGGAGTCCCCAACGGGGTCATCGTCACGGGGCTTCCCCGGATTATATTGGGCGAACATGTTGATGATGTTCGGCTCACATGGTTCTCCACCACGGGCTACATTGATGGTTCCTGGCTTATCTGGTTCCCAGCGAGTTGAGTAACAGTCTGCGTATGTGTAGTTAGCAAACAGAACAGCAGCTAATCCAGCAGCACCATGTGATACACAATTGCATTGATGACATATATACTCTTCACGAGCCTTCAAGATGTCAAGATGCTTGGTTTCCATGTTCCATCTTTCTTTGACAGCTATTGTGTCTATCCAGCATATCCCATAAAACTTCTGGGGGCAAGAGAATTCAAGTATTCTTCAAAACCATCACGAGACTTCATACGGCACTTGACAAGCTGACAATCAATGGGATTGCCATGACACTCGGGACATTCACTATGCAATGCCATGAGGCTGTTTATAAGATCTTCTCGTGTGATTCCTTCCATCAATCTCTCCTTAGCCATGGAGGAACCACACGACATCTTTCCTTGAATTTCCTCATAAAATCCTCACGCAATACATTCGTAAGATGCACATGCTCTGGATCAGACAAGGTAGTCTTGAAGTCGTGAAAGAAATCTTCAAACTCGCTCCACCTAAAGGTAGCAGATCCATATTTTTCAGTTTCCATAGAAGAACCTTTCATGGTCATCAATCCACCCTTTGGGCATGAATTGAGGCTTCATATTGTCAAGAAAATGCTTTCGCCAGCGCACAATGAATTCGCGAAGATCCTTTTGATGTGATACGATAACAGAAGCTGGAGAAACACTTGGAGTTTCTTTGGCTATTTCTTGCCTAAATGATGATATTGAAGTTTTGTCAATATCAACAACGCCAAAATGGTCGCCAATTTCTCTTAATAGAACATCTCGACGTTGCGGCGGAATATCGTCCCACTTGCTTTCCAGCGTCATGATGATAGCGTTCAGCTTTTCTGCCTTGACTACTTCGGGTAGCTTCTGGTTGTTCTTGGTGACTATACCAGCCTCTTTTGCGAGCTTGGCGTTGAACAGATCAGCTTCTCTTTCATATTCTTCATGATGTTCTATACAAACAGGAAGAATGTCAAAATGATTATGCGACTTCAGGACATCTGGGAAATGCTTTCGGTATTGGTAAGGAACGATATGATGCTTGGTCAGGTTCTTATCAGTTCCACATATGACACATTTATTACTCATGTTGTTTTTATAAACATCGGACAGGTGAAGATTGCCTATTCCCTTTGGTTCAAATAATAGTTGTATTGTCTTTTCGTCAACTTGTTTCGCCAATCCCTTCTTTAGATACCAGCGTATCTTCTTTCCATCGCAAAAACACATTCTATCACCACTAGGATGGAGTATAGAGTAGTTTTCATATATGTCAGTATCATTACCGTGAAGATAAGTCATTAGTAGTATTCTAACGAATCATATAGGGAAGTCAAATGTTTTTACTTTTTAGGTATTTGTCAGAGTGACTTCCAACAAGAACCCAATTTCCAGACCTACCAGATTTTAGTGACATTTCACTTCTACATAAATGGTATTTTCTCGCCAGTTCACTTACACATCCAGATTCCTGTTCACCTGTCGCAATATTTCTAATCGTAGCTAACTTTGCGTTTTTAATAGACAATCCCTTACACAACTCTTTATCTCTCGGTATTGATGGCATTGTAACATCAATTCCGTCCTTTGTTGTCAACCGAACCATTCTCCAATCTTTCGACTTTCCTCTCGCACTCATATGCTTGTAGTTAAAATAATATTGCTTAGCCAATACCTTCATACATCCACTTACAATTTCATTAGTTTTAATATTTCTTATGGTGGTTATAAGCGCATTAGGGTGTGATATTCCTGCCTGTTTTCCTTTTCGGCTTATACTCCATTTTCTTTTGGTTTCCTCATTATGTTTTCCATGGGAACCACCTTCCATTAAATTAAACCCACACCTTTTGTCTCGACACTTATATTTTTTGATATAGTATCTTTCCATTATATCCAGTCTCTTTTTGCTATATGCCTTACATATTACTGCGAAATCAAAAGAATCAATTCCATACTTTTTTATTGCTCTGTTTAGGTGCGTTCGATTGCCTCCTAAAGAACATACGTACTCTCGTCTATAATACTGGTATGGATCTTGTGTAGTTTGTCCAAAATACTTCCTATTGTCTTTTTTCAGAGTTAGACAATAGATATAACCATATACAGGTTTTATAATGTTTTCATTCATAATAGTTTCTCCTAATCAGAAGTAAGAACGTTGGGTTAGATCGTGGATTAGGCACAATCAGGGGGATCAATCCTTGTCCCCAACATACTTATTTATACGTGAAACTGAATGTTTTTGTTATGAATCTCCAATTTTATTGGGGTGGATCGTAACTCATGGCTTCACAGATTCAACCTGCGTAGCAGGAATGTCTTTTTGGTCGGCAAAATACATCTCACCCGTATTGTAATCCTTCACAAGAACCGTCTCTTGGTTAAACTCTTTAGCCAAGTCGGTTGCTATATTCTCCAGTGTCTTGGAGTCAACATAAAGAATCTCGACAGATAGCGAGTTCTCGTTGAATGTCTTTCCACTCTTCGACTTGTAGACTCCACGGAAGAATCTTCCAATGGTCATACCACCGCCCCCACCAGAGTAGACCGTGTTTTTGATTCTACTAACGCTGGTTAAGCGGTTCAACAGGGTATTAGCCCACGCCTTTATCTTTCCAATAATGCCGGATCCTGCGGTTGCGTTGATGTCGGTTGACAGGGTTATAACTCCACCTTTTAGACCATCAGGAATATTCTCGGCTCTTGCCTCCTTGATGACTTCGAGGACATTGTTGTTGGTGTCAATGGATATGGACTGAAGACGAAACTTGCTATAGACACCGTTACCCATAGTATCTTCAATCAGAGTCTTTTTGTATTCTCCATTGCCGATGATGACAACGCCGTTGACCATACGGTTGAATACTTTACTAACCTTGTTTTCCAGCGATTCTTTGAAATCTTTCATTGACATATGTTACTCCTTGGTTCTCTTAGGTCTTTCGCCCAGAGACGCACGAATGGCTGACATTTTCATGATACCAGAGTCAACGTCGTAGTCAAATTTCAGCCCCAGCGGCTCCTTGGAGTCACGAACATACTTAATGGGCTGTAGGAGCATCTTAACCGTGTTATTCCTCATGCGGAAAAACATCTTGGGGTCATTTACTGGATTTTCAGATTCAAGGACCGCCTCATATTTAGAGAAGAGTGTCTCCAGTACCTTCTCAGCGACGGTAGTAACCTGTCCAACTGTGACAGTTGGTTGAAGCGTGATAGTAGCAGTAAGATGGTCTTCCATGTGGTCCTTATGAGTAACTTATATTTATGCTCGGGCGTTGGCTTCAATCTCACCACAGACATACATGAGCATATGGACGATAGCTGAAAGTTTAACCATTTTGTACTTCTGACAGAGTTCCTTGTCTGGATCTAATGCGAGAATAGCATCGGAGCGAGTGTATAACACAGCATCACCGAAGGTGCCAGCATAGAAGTTGTCTTCATAGTGAGCATAGAAGGTGCCGGAATCAGTCTTATCTTGTAAGACATACATATCAGCGATGGTGTTGCGGCTCACTTTAGCTCCTGAATGGTCTTGACAATGCCGATTGCTTCAACAAGAACATCTCGTTGATGCTTGACAGCACGATACTCGTCTCGTAAAGTCTCAAGCTCCTTGAACATACAGAGCGGGCATATCACGGGATGCCCCGTTGGGTTCTCGTATTCAAAGTCAAGGTCATGGATGTTGCAGTGAAATTTCATGTGATTCCTCAAGCCTTCGTGACTTCGGCGTAGATATAGGTTTCTGGTACAGGACCAACGAAGTCCCTTTGGCAGTTGACGGCGCGGGCTGCTTCGATAGCCTCCTGCTCATCATCGTAAAACGAGACATCCAGAATTTCCTGACTCCGGAATCTATCGGATTCCCTGACAGTGACTTTCCAGAGTTTATCGGTGGTAATCTTCATATAGTTCCTTATGCTACTATCTTACAGAAAGGGAAGAGAAGTCAAGCACCTTTCCAGCCACCACCATATTTCTTCTGCCAGTAGTCAGGATTCATGAACTCCTTGTGTCGCTTTACCATGGCTTCCCATTCTTTCTTCGTCATGGACGCCTCCTGAACAGCTTCAGTGGCTTCACCACACTCATCGAATACTTCACAGCCATGACAGCCCTTTGCCCAGGCACTTTCATTGCCCTGTGGGAGACTTCCCCAGCAGTCGGGGCACTTGTCGATGGTGTAGTGGCGTGTAATCGGCTTGAAATTCTTGACAGCGGCTTTCTGTGCCTTCTTCCAACGCTTATAGTATGCCGATTCGCTCATGGCGTAACCTTGCCAGCATGCTTTCGGGCAACCTTCGCAACCCACTTGAAGATGCCAGATTGAGCCAGCGCATACTCTTCGACGGTGAAGCCATCGTTGCAGCCGCCGCTCGCCCAGTTGATGCTGTCGGTTGCCTTACCATTCCATTCCTCACGGTAGTCCAGCGTAGCGATGTCGGACGACCAGTGACAGGACGAACCGAACTTATAACTGATGCGAGTGACCTTCTTTCCCCTGCGATACACGCAGCGGAACATGGTCAGTGTGATACGGTCGTTCAGCTTCTTGGTGAATTTCTTTTCGGTCCAAGTGTCGAGAACTTCTGGTGCAGGCTTGCTCATAGTGGTTTCCTTATAGCCCTATCATATGGACAGGGAAGAGAAGTCAAGTGTTACTTTGCGAGTAATTAACGAACAGGAGCAGATGCTCCTAATACTATAACCATCCTTGGCTCACGACTCAAACGATATGCAGCGTCCCTCCTGCTTTGCTCAGCCCTAGCTTTTGATTCGGCTTGCCGGGCGAGTGCTTGGCGACGAGAATTTTCTTTTTCGTTCTCAATTCGACTCTTTTCTTCTGGGCTATTAATTCTAGCAACATATGCATTCCAACTATTGAGTTTCTTTCTAGTCACCACAAGCGCACCATTGAATTCTTTAGTCTTATCCTCATACTCCTTATATTCCTTCATAGCATAAACATCCTTCAAGTATTCCGCCGGGAGTTGGGTAATGTTTTTCTGAATTGCATCAATGAGGAATTGAATGTTAAGATTATCGTCTTCAAAAGTTCGAGGGATATTATACATATCATAAGGAGCAAGTGCAAGATTGATTTCTTTTATAGTAGCAAGCATAAGTGCCTTGGTATCAATAGAGAGTGCATACAGCCTATCTTGCTCTTTTTGAAATTCCTTTTCTTTTTCCTCTTGCATACGAAGAGTATCTTGTTGAATTTTCAATTCAGTTTCTTTATTCTTAATGGCAGCATCAGCTTCTTGCTGTTTCCTCTTGTTTTCGTTAATAAGAATTTGTTGGGCGGTTTGCTCCCGAATGATTTTTTCCTCTGCCTCTGCCTTGGCATAAATCTCACGAATTCTAACATCAGCTTCAGATGCACGCATTCTCTGTGTCTCTCGTTCTTTCGCTTGTTTTAGACCAGAGAGATATTCCACAATAGCATTCCTATTGGAGTCAATACACAAGGCAACACTTTCCCATTCATTACTGATATTCTTGCCCTTAAGTGACTTAACATTACAAAACTTATATGGGGTTTCTTTACTAATGAGAATTGTGTCATATGCAATGAAAGGCAATTCATTTCCGGCAACAATGGAGTCTTTAGAAAGAGCAATTGCCTTAAATTCTTGTATATTTCCACTATCCTTGTCACCAACCCAATACTTAATGATATAGATATGGTCAAGGTTTTTGGTGAACCCAATTTCTTCAACAACCCTTCCGGGCTTCGGCATTCTCTTGCTACGAAGAGCATCTTCAAAGAGAGCAATATCCTTATCAAGATTACCAGTAGGTGTGACCAACATATAGGAACTTGGAGCAACCAATTCCACGATATCCTTTATGGCTGCTTTATTTTCCCTATATTCGTTGATATATCTAACAATAATAAGTCCAGCAATAATACCTGCAATAGAAAAAGAAACAAGACCTATTATGTATTTGGTTTTAGTCATTTTAATTTTCCTTATGAAGAATAATATCATACCTATCGGGGAAGAGAAGTCAAGGAGTCTTTTTGAAGTTTCTGTTGGTTTTCTTTTCAGCAACACTAATGAACTTACTGAGGATGTCAAATTCTTCTTTTGTAAGATAGCTACTTTCTGTGGTAAAGTAAAGCTTCCCATGAACATTACAGGATAGAAATATTGTCCCTGATAGTAGAATCGAATCTTTGGCATTGGGGTCTATATAGGTATATCTTCTCACAATGTCAAAAGCATTTTCATAGGCTTCTATCTTGTTACGGAGTAGCTCGTTTTCAGCTTCAATGGACTTGATGTAGGCTTGGGTGGTCACTTTTGTTTCATTTTCTCTATGGTTTCTTCAAGCTGCTGAATGCGGGCTTTTTGGAGGGCTATAATCTCATCTTTGCTGTTGTCGAGTTCATCGACAACGACGGTGCCAGTTGGAAGCTGGCGAGCGCCTGGGATCTTGCCCGACTTGAAGTGATTCCAGGCGGTCTTATAGGATATAGAGTTTCTTATGGCGTATTCAGAGAGTTTCATATTATTTGACTTTCACATAAAAAATATATTCTTTGTTTCTTGTATGACTTACTTTACCGACTTTCTCACCGCTTGGATTATAGATCCCTATTTGAGCGCCAACATATCTCTTGAAGTCTTCCTCAACTACAATAACTTCTCCATATTTTGTAAGAGCCTTTACCATGTCATCTCTTGTTATATACCCCTCGTTATTGAATGACACAATCATTAGTTTACATTTTATATTGTCACATGTCTTGATAAAACTATCTAAGATATGAGTTTTGCTATTGAATCCTGATTTTCTTTCTTTACAATCAATTCTCTTATTTGCTATTCCGTAGGTTTCTGGTTTATCCCACATAACCAAGGATTCCCACATATGATAGTTTCCGAGATATGAATGTTGGTTATAGGGCGGATCAAGATAAGCAATATCTACTTCACCTACTTTAGTTCCTATGTCAGCAGCATCGCCAATAAAAGCCTTTCCAAGTCCATGCGGACTGACATCTACAAGATCCGGAATAGTTAGCAGTAAGTCGTTGTTGGCACGAGTAGCCCACTTCTTTAGATACGCCATTTGGACACCACAAGTAGAATCTACACGATCTGCCGCTAACATCAACGAGGTTATAAGAATACTTTTCAGTGGTTCTGGATAGTTTTGTATTTCAATATACTCGCGAATTGAATCTACTTTCCCACCATTTTTGGGGTGAATAAATCTTGACTTTATTGAGTAATTATCGAAGAACCACCCATTCTTTGGCTCTAATGTATTTAGTGTCTTTATTTCCTTTTCAGCTTCAGCGAGATACTTATCTCTGTCGCCTTCGATATAACACTTGGCTATAGTATATGCATAGGTGTTTAGGTCATTTGCATAAACAAGAAATCCCTTCTTCTTGAAGAAATGTCCTACTCTCGAAGTTCCAGAGAATACATCAAGGAAGGATTTGTATCTATCAATTTCTTCGATGTTTTGGTATATGACATCAAGCAGTTTCTTTTTTGATCCGAGGTATTTTATCATCCAATCTCCTTTATTATGTTTTTATCTATGCAATATCTAACCATACTATCAACAACAGAAACAAGATTAGATTTTAGTCTTTGTATCTCACTAGCATCGTTCATATAGTAGAAATATTTCCGTCGATCAGAGTCCAAGTTCTTATACAAAAAGGAGAGTGCTTGTGGTGGACATGCAATACATCCAAATACTGGCTTCTCATATCCCACCGGCATATAGGAAGAAATATCTCCGTGCTTCTCTATTAGTCTTTCTATCCATAAGAAATAACCTACTCGAAGTAATCTTTCAGGTCCACCATTACACTTTGATTTCTGATCAACATCTTCTACTCTAATAGGAAGAAGGGTGTTGTCTTTATACAAAAAAGCATCTGGGCAGATTTTTGGGGGAGATTTATATTTTACAAAACTAGGAAGTCCGTCTATAGTGAACCAGTCGTTGCCAGGATGCTTCTTTTTTTACGCAAAACCTCAATAGTAGGCAACCATCCCTGGATCATGTCTCGGACTGCTTGTTCCTTAGCATCTGCCCTTTCTCTAACTGCCTTGTCGCCCGTTGAGTTAGTTGCATTATGCTGGTAATTTTCGCTCATCTTCACTATCCTTTCAGGGATATTCATATACTTCGACATAACTACCATAGGGGACTCTCCTATAATGTATTTATATCAGATATAAGTATATTTTAGTATATTTTATGAATAAATCAATACCCTACTTCCAGCCCACTCCCAAGTGTATCACTCACTCCCCATTCCACTCATCCATTCTACATCTCCCCTGTTGCTTATAAGCCCCTCTCAGATCCTTTCCATGGACTCTAATAGACCACATATTCTCGGGATCATAACCAGCCATAGTTGTCCCGAAAGTCAATGTATAGTGTATCAATAATCCCATGTCAAGCTTATAGTAGCATCCACCAACAGGATCGTATAACTTACTTACCTTCAAGCCCATGGTTCACCACCACAGGTGCGGTGCCCACTCGCCAAACAGCTTCAGTGCCTTCTGCGCCTGGGCATGTTTCTTTTTGTCGTAACCATACCAGTCGTCGCTTGCCATAAACTCGAAGCCCACAAGCATCTCTTCCAGTATCTCCTTCCACTTCTTCTCGGTCAAGTCTCCAGGGAAGCCGTTGTGAAGCTCAATGAACCTACGGAGTCGCGGAGAAGTTCATTCTCAGCTTCGATGGATTTGATGTAGAGAGCGTCGGTCACTTTATTTTACTTCAAGTATGTCTGAAGTCTTTATAATCTCTGGACAGATGACTTCAAGAACTTCTCGGAAGGTTACTTGCGACAGATCGTAGTCCTTGGGTGGAATACATACCATCTTTATCAGTTTCTTGAACTTGTCATCTTTCCTGTCATTGGTCCATTCCCACAGGATGTAGTTGACAGTGTGCTGAAGAGCCTGCTCAGAAGACATCTTGGGGGATCGCCCCTTTTTTATCTGGTCACGATTCTTCGGGTTGGCAACCTTGTAGTTGCCATTGATGAACTCGTTATAGACTTCGTTGAAGACTTGTTCGAGGATCATCCACGAATCCCATAGTAATCGGGGAGGAACTTGTAGATATAGTCCTGGGTCTTCTGGTCAATGCCAAAGTGCTTGAAGAGCTTCTCATCGTCCCAAGACTGAGTGAAGTCGAGCCAGGGGATGAGGGACATATTTCCAAGTGAAAGATCGCAGTTGTTTTTATATAAAGAAAGACAGAAGCGAGCGAAGAAAGTCTTGCAGTATTCGTGAAAGTTATCGCGTTCGTTTTCGTTAGGAAACTGGAAAGTTGGAATTGGATTACCAGCCCTTGTCAAGTCCAAAATACGAATACCTTTACAAGATTCATCTTGTGTATTCATTGTATAAAAATCATCTTTCACAATGGTATTAGAAACGCTATTCGCGGACATGTTGACATTTCCGCGAATAGCAGCAAACTGACAATGTTGCTTGTTTTTATCAGCTTTATCGGTTTTCCCCAAACTATAACTCCACACATCGTTTCCGCCGCTACAATCTTTCTTCATTTTTTCCACGAAAGGCTTGACGATAGTTTCCCAATCAGCACCAAACTTAGTAATGTTCCAAACATCAGCATCGAACTTCTGGTCGAAATACTCAACAGAACACTTGCCGTTATAGTCTCGGTCATAACTGATAATAACACATGGAACATAAAGACCAACATCGAAAGTCTTATTCCCATTGAACAAAGTAGCCGACTTCAGCTTACCTTCCAGTAGCTTCTTGATCTTGATATAACGGCTATTTCCCTTGAGGTCGATCAAATAAGTCGATGGATGAACGATGAGAACATGCTTAGCGTCCAACTTCGTAATGAACAGATCAAGGAACTTGAGGTCGATGCCCTTCTTGTACGGAGGATTCCCAACCACAACATCAAACTTGATTCCACCCCAGTAGTCAAACTCCAGAGAATCGCCAACATGGTAGTTGAAGTCGTAGTCATTTTCGTTGCCCAAACGCTGCATGGTGAAGAACACATTCTTCGCCTGGAGGTCAACGAAGTACAACATCTTCTCAATAATGTGCTTCTTGCGAGCAGCCTCGTTGGGAATCTGATCAGCCAGTGACACCATCAAACGAGCCAGCACTTCCACAAGGAAGTTACCACCGCCGACACTGTTGTCCAGCCACTTGTAATCCTTGTGCTTCCATACATCAGCAGGAAGCTTGTCAAGCATATCACGGATAAGCTGCTTAGGAGTGAAACACTCGCCAAACTGCTTGCGGTACATGTCACCGGGGGTCAGAATCTTGCTTACATCTTCGCCACGCTTGCGTGCCATTGATACCTCTGCTATGGGGTTATTTATCGTTCCATTAGACATTTTATCCAGTAATCGCAAAGTAGCAACAAGTGTTTTCTTGTTACCCATATCGTAGCGACCGATAATGTCATTGACAGTAGATCCAACGACGGTTTTGCTCAAAGATGACAGACTGGACATGTTTTTCTTTCCTCGGGTTATGCTATAAGTATAGGGTGTTTCTACTAACATCAAGTAGTAGCAACCCAATTACTCGTCAGTGTCTCACACACCCTGTTCGATGAATCGGATGACATCTTCAATGTTCATAACGCTCGTCGGGCAAACCATGAGAAGTTCCTTCATCATGCTATTAGCCAGGATGCGAGCCTTGTCCTCGGGAGACATGACCTTTCCTTCCTTTTTGCCTTTCTTGTCACCCTTCCTCTTGATAGTCTCGTTTTTGCCATTATCGTGGGCGTCATTTGTGTGCATGGCATCGGAGGTCTTGCCTGACGAAGATCCGGTAATATTCAGCGAGTTGAGAAACTCGGCGTCCTTGTCGTTGATAAGCATGCCGACAATCGTGTTACCAAAGATATTCTCGTAGTAGCCCTCGAAAGTCATCTTACGCTTCATATCAATGAAACGCTGAACGTCAATCTGGTCGAAAGTGATACCATCATCAGAAGTGTAGATCGGGCAGCAATCAAGAACCTCACGAATAACCTCAAGGTACTGTGAACCCTTGTTGGTAGCCTGACGAAGCTCAGCCATGCGGTGAACGCAGTGAAGGACTCGGTTGATGTTCATGTCATAAACATAGACACCCTTGCCGTACCGATCATCGCTCGGCTTACGGGGGGACTGGCAACGGAAGGCAGTCTGGATCCACTCTGACGGACTCTTGCAGTCGTTCATGAAGACCACAGCATCGCACCACGGAAGTGTAACGCCAGTCTTCAACTGGTCAACTACAATGACAATGCTGCCCTTCTCTTCTGTCGGAAGCCAGTCATTATGGACCTTGTTATACAGGGCAGTTACATCGTTCTCCCGTGAAGTGGTCCAGAACACATTGTATTTCTTACCGACCATCTTCTCCAGCTTAGCACGAAGAGCCTCAACACACTTGGAACTCTCGACCGTGATAAGAACCCCCTTGCAGTTCTTCCGAATCAAACTGTTTTCATTGCGCTGATAGGCACCAATGCCAAAGATCATCTTCAGACCATGCTCAACTGCCTCGTCATACTCAAAGAACCCCTTCTCGTTGACGGAGAGAAACTTCTTGAAGGTGAACCCCTCGTCCTTGCTATAAACCGAAGCAAGTTCCTTGATGCTCTCTGCCTTGACAGTCGGGCAGATAAAGTGAATCTGCTCGAAACGCTGATAGGCATCATGACCGGAATTCTTCATCTGCATTTCATCGACCAGATCCCACATATGGGTGTTCTCAATTTCGAACCGACCATATGACAGGTTGCGCCCAGGGGTAGCCGACATACCGATCAGATACTTGTAGTCGATCAACTCAAGAAGAGCATCGGTACGCTCGGTTTCGACACCAAGGTGAATCTCGTCAATGCCCACAACATCGAACTTGACATTGCGAATAGCATCGAACTTCTGCTTTGACCATACGCCAGCATCTTCATCAGCCTCTCCCTTGCCATCCTGAAGAGAGACGAGAAAGACATTGACAGTATTCTTGGCAATGTACAGTTCCTCACCCTTACGGACATTGATGATGTTGTAGCCCTGATAACCGTCCCACTCCATGAAAGTTTCAACCCACTGTTGGTTGAGAATGGGGTAGGAGGACATAATGAGGACATTCATGGAAGGCATGTTTTTTCTTTCCTTGGTTGATGACATTATTGTAGCCATCATTACGGTATATTCAAGAACGGACACAAGTCAACAGAGGACGGTGTATCACACGCCCCGTTTAGCGTCCCACATGTTACGGATAAGTTCGGCAAACATAATGGTCTTTCCAGCCCTCGGCTTGTCAGCAATGAGGAAGTTCCCACCCTTGGGGTTATTCTTGACAAATTCAAGAGCCTTGCTAACACAATCCTTTTGATGGGGCATGGGTTCAAGGTGCTTACGGTCCTTTACAGCCTCGTCAATTTCAGAAGTATTCCAGTCATGTGCCTTACACTTGTCAATAATCTTGGACCAGAGGACGGCAAGATCGTTGATATCAACGATCAGACAGCGATCCCCAGGAAACTTCTCACGAATAAGCGACGGAACAGCACGGTCTTCAATATCGTTCTTGTCACCCACAACAGCGATGAAAATCTGACGGTAGTTACGGTATTTTTCCAGTAGCCCACCATCTAAGATAACTGACCTCCAATCAATCTGACCCCACTGGGTCTTACCACCACCATGAAGATGCTTGAGTTTCGAGGTTCCTGCGGCAATCGTTTCATCGTCCATGGCAGTAATGTCGCAACCACCAGACTTGACGCCGAAGCCAATGTCGGTCATCTTGTAGCACTTCTGACCATTCTCATATAGGCTCAGCTTGCGGGGAATCCCCGGAATCTCAATGCGAAAGTATAGAGCCAGTTTGAACACCGTTTCACAAATTCTCCCCTTCAGAACAGACGCCTTCTGAACAGTGGAGTAGTGGCTATCAATGTCCTTGAGAACCTTCAAGAAGTTCGGACTGATGCCTTTCAAGTCGATGACATCGTGGGACTTGAGGAACGAAGAAATCTGACTAGCGGACATGTGTGTTTCCTTGGTTTACTCTCATACTATACCCACCACTTCCCCAACTTCAAGCCTTATTCCCAGCCCACTTCCAAGTGTATCACACACCATCCCACTTCTCCATTGCCGTTCTCCCATAGTTCTTACACGCTCGCTTTAGATTCTTCATACGCAAGCTAAAAAGATTACCTTCTGTTGGGGGCAAAGATGAAATATATATTTTATATCCGCTCAACAAACCAATATCCAATAAAAAATTATAGCCATGTCGATCAGGATTTTTACTTATCTTGTATCTCATAAGCGTCTCATTCACCACTCCACTTCTTCATCGCATCTCTTCCAGTCATCTTATAGTTTTTGTAAAGCATATTTCTTTTTCTATAAACCGTCATCTCAAAGAAAGGCGGCATATGTATAAAGTATCTTCTCCCAAGGAAAACAAATACTTCATCAGAAGGAAACACGCCTTTTCGGACCTTCATTCGCCACTCCACCCATCCATTGTGTTTCTCCCCTGTTGCTTATAAGCCCCTCTCAGGGTCTTTCCATGAACTCGAACATAATACAAGTTATCGGGCGACCTTCCAATCATAGTAACTGCAAAAGTCAACTTATAGCTACACAATAAGCCCATGTCAAGCTCATAGAAGCAACCCGCTACACTATCAAGATTCTTGGTTATCTTCAAGCCCACTCTTCCCTCCACCGAAGCATAGCGTCACTTCCCCGTTTCTTGTAATAACGGAGCATATACGATCTATTCCAAAAACCACCGGAAGTGTCGGAAGTGTTGAAGAAAAACAAACCCCGTTCAATAAAGTAAGCGTTTATTGATCCGCGATTCTTGCTTCCATGTAATATTTTACGATACTTCAAGCCCATGGCTCACCACCACAGGTGTCTTGCCCACTTCCCAAACAACTCAAGCGCCTTATCAGCCTTCGCATGTTTCTTTTTGTCGCTACATCCATAGTAGTCATCGCTCGCCATGAATTCGAAGCCCTCAAGCATCTCCTTCAGAGTAGCGTCCCACTTCTTCTCGGTCATTCCAGAATGCCCAGGAAACCCGTTGTTCAACTCAATGAACCTACGGAGTCGTGGAACAATCCACTCGGCAAACCTGAAATCAAGGTTCCAAGTCTCCATGTCACACCAGCCCTGCTTCTCATACTGCTTGGTGAATCGCTTAGCGCGAGCCAGCAGCTTCTTGGTTGGCTTGGGTCCGACACTCTCGTTGATATACTTGAGTTGCGGCTCAATCCACTTATAGGATTTGTTTTTAGTCATATATTTCCTTTTACTCGTCCTTCTTATCTATCTTTTCTCTAAGCATTCTAACAACCATAATCCACAGCATTATAGAGGCGGGAACCAATCCACCAAGAAAAACAGTTATGATCACAGTGCCTAAGAGAATGTCCATGTTATTTTATCCTCGCTTCCTTATCATTATACTCAGCCCCCACCAAAGAAGCAAGTTCTTTTCTCAGGGCAGCCCGATCAGATCGACCATCGTTAGAGGGGCGACGAAGATACTCACGAAGCTTCTGCTTGAGTTCCTCGTAGCGAGCATAATCCTCGCTTTCACGCTCGCTCATGTCTGAATGGTCTAAGAAGCTCATGTTCACTTTCCGTTGTAAATCTTCCAACACTTCGCCATATCCTTACGGCACTTGCACTCGGTAATCATGCCCCACCCAAGATACTTGGTACAACGGGTCTTGTACAGATCGTTGACATCGTGGCTCTGGAGTCCCTGACCAGTGTGCTGATAGGGGCAGTGAAGCTCTTCGATGGGCTTGGGTTCAGCGCCATTCAGCCAATCTTCATAATCAACCCCGAAGCGGCTGAAGTGGATGGTGTTGCCTTCACTAGTAGTGACATCTTCAGCAGCAATACCATATCCACTTGCAGTCTCAAAGACTCGCTTGACGCCTTCACGCTTCTTGCGCTTCACAAACTTCTTGAAGGTCTGCTTGACGCTGACCTTTCCAGTCCCTTTGCAGTGGGTACAGACAACAGCAGCGCCCTTCCTTTCAGCCATACCGCAGTAAAGACCAGTTCCCCTACAGGAGTCGCATTCGACCTCGCCAGTGATAGTGTAAGTGGTGTTGGTTTCGGTGAGTTTCATATTGTTTCCTTGATTTTCTATGAATCAGAGTTTGTAGTGAACGACCATGTAACGCTTGCGGTTGTAGGAGAACTCAATAGCCTCCTGCTCAATGTCGTTTCCAAGAAGCAGAGAAACCTTCTTCGGGTATAACTCCACCTTTCGAAGAACATCGGTGTACCAGCGATAGCGACTGGTGTTGAAGTGCTTGTAAAGCTGCCATGTAGGACGCTTGCCCTTGGGCTTGACTTGAACAAAAACCTCAAAACCATAGTAAGTGGTTTTAAGAATGTCTGGTGTCTTTTTCTTCATGGTTATATCATATACTTCGATAACGAAAGTCAAGCCCCATCTTCATCGGGAACTTCTTCGACTATATAACAACCTCGGAAGCTCTCAATCTCTATAAAAATGTTATTCACAATCATGCGTCTTTTTGTTTCGTCAGACTCCACCCATATGTCACGAAGCTTCTTCATGGCACGGGAATCATTCAAGTGCGTTCCTGGGTGGAGAGGTATTCGCATTTACATATCTTTTTTAATTATCTTTTCATACTATCAGAAACAATCTTCAAGCCATTAATAAGATTGTCAACGCAAGCAGGATCGAACGACATGCGCTTTAGCTGCTCGTACTGATTGCTGCTGTTGAAAGTTTTCTCGAAGTAACGGATTTCGACGTTGCCAAGCCCGTCCATATCCTCACCAATCCCGAAGTAATAATCGTCTTTTGATACAACACGAACGATGGTTTTTGAAACGAAGTCTGACATGATTATGCTCCACAGCCACGCTTGATGGCATCAATGATGAACCTACGGAATGAAATACCTTCACGCTTAGCGAGGTACGCCAGTCGGCAGCGGAACATGGCTCCACGCTTGCCGACGAAGACGATGTTGCAACCCCGAATTCTGAGAAGGTTGCGGGTTGGACCGAAGGCGTCGATCCATTCCTTGGTCAGTGATAGTTTATTCATGTTAGAAGTCCTTTCCCGTCCATACCTTAAGCATCTTCTTCTGCCAGTCGTTCAGTTCGTCAATAGACTCCGGTAAGAAAGCATTAAGATGCTGTTGAACTTCAAGCCAACGCATATCCAAAGCCTCTGGTGGAGTATATGGAATATTTTCAAGAACATGTGAGAGTCTTTGCCTAAGTTCCTCTGGAACAAAGGGAAGCATATCGGCAATAACTTCATCAAGGTTTCGCATGTCAAAATCCTTTCGGTGGATTAGCTGGTGTTAGAACAACATTACCCCAATCAAGCACATAGTCAATAGTGTGCCAATCTGGGTTTCCAACAAATATGAGATAGACTCCGGGTGTGGTCCATATCCCATCACGAAACCCTGAACAGGGGCGGGAATATGCCTCTCCCACAACAACGATTTCAACAGGACGGTGAAGTATAATGTCTTTACCCGTCTTGTCAAAGGCATTGTTCGCAAGCCAGTAGTAGCCACTGGTAATGTCCTTGATGTTTTCTTTTGTAAATTTGACGATTTTAGACACGCTTGGCTTCCTCCCAGTAAACAGCCGGATCCTTCCTAAAACCATCCTTTTCGGCAATGAAATATGCCTTTAAGCGTAGATGCTCTTCAACCAGCTTCTCGTGATGCAGGGTACGCTCGTGCTTCCAGTTGGGATTATCAATTACCCTCTTGACACCATCGACTCCATGGCAGATATGCTCAACATGCATATCACAACGATTCTTGCCAGTAATGAATCTCCAAAGCTTGTTTATAAAGCTCATACATCTTCCTTTCTGCTGCTCCTATTATGAGCAACGGGAAGATAAGTCAAGCCATAAGTTTGGTCAACATAGCGGCTCGTATGGACTCCTTGACGCCAGCCAGCTTATTCTTTTCTTTTTCGCGCCTGTTCTGTAAGTCCTGTAAAGCCAATGCTTCAAATTCGTCCTCCCACAATATATCAAATATTTCTCGTAGTCTATCATTGATATAGTCATAAAGAGTCACACCATCTGTCTTAACATAATCTTTCTTTATGTGGGAAATAATCTTGTCCTTTACTATAAATTGATGCCTCGTATCAATTCTTCCGTTCAGTGCCTTTTTAAGCTTCTCATAATCACTGACAGGGTATTCTTTAAAGGTCAACCACAAGTCGTCCTTTAGAGCCAGTACATCATCTTCATCGTGAGGAAGATTGAGCGACTTCATACCACGCTCTTGGTTCAGCTTCTTCACGATGTCAACAAGTATTTTATCTATTTCAATCAACTCGGTTTCTTTTCCTATTGACACTATTGGTTTTATTATATCTATTACTTTACTGAGATAATCAACAGGAATTTCGGTGGCTTTATAATGCTGTATCACTCTCTCAAGTTCAGTAAGAACATGCTTTATCAACTCAACTTTGTTATAATCTTTTATTCTTGTAGTGTTCGCCATGCGCTGGCGATTCTGTTGTAAAAACAAATCTATCGGTCCAGCAATCTCTTCGAGGAAGTCTTGTTTTAGTTGTTCTGGGTCCATAGGTTATATTCCTATGGTTATTTATCAATACTCCAAGTCTACAACGAACTCTTCATTACATGCTGGACATATTACCCTGACGTCACGAGTCTTATGGGTATTATACTCACATGGTTCAAACTCGGCATCACACCAGAAATCCGGAGTGTCAAGCAAATTTACAAATTCCTTGCAATGTGGGCAATCGCAGTCAAGCGATAGACTCCATTGGGCGGTTGTCTTAGGTGGGGTGTCCATTACTTCACCAACCTGAAGTAGTCGCAGAACTCACGCTTGAATACCTTCAGAAGATGCTCATAGTCGCCTTCCATCATTTCATTTTGGATAGGCTCCCAGTCTCTTCCTAGTTGCTTACAGAGGCTACGACCGTAGCCCATGAGAACGAAGGCATTGCCTTCAGGTCCGGATAGGTTGATTACTTTCTTAGCCATGATATGGTTCCTTTACTTTTGTTCCACAATGGGGGTTCCGTCGATCTTTACCCAAACCTTGGTAACATAACGATTGTATGTGCTATTGGGGTCGCCAATAACAACAACTTTCTCGACATATCCTGCTTTAGCCATTTCAACATCCTTGTCGGTGGCATTGCTGACAGTATGAACGCAGAAACAAAATGCACTGGCTGCTATAGCGATAACCAGCAACCAGAAAATTCCTTGGAAAGTCATACTTCGCCCTCCGTCATTTCAATAAAGGTTTCAATGTGATAACCGACATGCATCTTATTGTCATCTTGGTTGAAGATGACGCAATGCCCAGGCTGATTAGGAATCTCGCCCATGTAGAGCAAGAAGTCGGCTCGACCAAGATGCTTCTTGTAGTGGTTCATGTGTTCATCGCTGAGTGACGGGTCGATCTTGACCCATGACAGATAGCGAGGATCCTTCGGTTCCTTCGACTTCTTTTTCATTTAGAACTCCATGTGTGTTTGTCGTTGATAGCAACTATCAGTTTCTTTCCCATCTTCGCATTGTAGATACTTACCTGCCCACAGAGAAACCTCAAGTCGAAATACCAGATTCCGATTGTGGTGTCATTCTCACGGCGTACAGACGGAAGCCAGTAAATCTTATTCAGCCCCGTGAAGTTGAAGAGGATAACCATTATTCACTTTCCGATGCAAATATACCAAGAAGAAAGTAGAAGAGTAAGAAAGTCCCACCAGTTGACAAAAAGAGGAAAATTGCAATCATTCTGATAAGAAATACATCAACGCCAGTCTTATTGGCAATGGTGGCACAAACTCCCATGAACGATCCGGTTGCCTTTTCAGTCATTTTCAACTCCTTTGATCCATGTCTCAAGATTCTTCTTCATGCGCTTCATGCTCTTCTTATCCGATGCGTCCCAATCATCACTGGCGATTGCCTCCTTGAGCATCTTGATAGTCTCATGCGTGACATTGTAGAAGTAGTTGCGGTAATCCTTATCAATCTTCCCGAAGATCGTCTTGTCCTCCATGACGAGAGCCACATTGAGAAAGCCTGGAGTGTTATACTCGTTATCCGTGTGCTTCAACTCCTTCTTCAGCGTATTTGCCATATTGGACAGAAGCTCTGAGCGGAAGTCAGCAGCGTTGTCAGAATCGCACCAGTGACTAAGACCCATGTATCCCATGATTTACTCCTTTTTCTCGTTTATACGATAATACCACCAAACAGACAAAATGCAAGTGGCAATAACGCCGATGACAGCAGGCACGGCAATCCACGTAGATACCCAAACCCCATTCATAATGGCAACAAACGCTTCCTTACCAATATAATCACGGACTAAGCTCTGAGAGCATGCGAATGCAGAAACACCAAGCCAAAATCCAAGATTGAAGTCCTTGTTACGGCGATTTACCTTATCGTAGATTGCACCTATGACAAACAGAATGACAAGAAGATAAAAAGCAAACATATTTACTCCTTAAATCCAAATGTATATTCAGTGCAGACAGGACCGCAGCACATACCATGCTCAACGATGCTGTCAAGTTCAATGTCGAACTTCTTGCAGAAGTTCTTGAGCTTGCGTTCGGTGATGGTATCACATAGGTCATTGCCAATGCTCTTGTCAAGTGCCTTGTCCATCTCGTCGGTGAAGTTGAAGCGATTGACCATACCATCAGTTACGACGAATGCAACATGCTTGCAATGGGTGTCGGGGTCGGTTCCAATCTTTTGATCGCAGAAAGGACAGACGATATGCTCGAAATCGTCTTCGGGGATGCTGGAGTTTCCGTGATGGGCGCACATAGTATTTGTTTCCTTACCTTTATGGTAGCAGCTTTTGAGCGCCTCGCAAGCGACAATACAAGATGCTTGGGGAGTGTATCACACAACTCCGTCGTTCTTGTCATTGACTACTTCAAGATTATGCTTGACAACATAATCACGATACTCGGACCACCACTCGGGTTGCTTAATTTTCCATTTTGCGAAACGATATTTAGATCCGGCGTAAAATAATTTATAGGAATGTACTGGATCGTCGGTCATAAATTGAGGAAACATAGCAAGTTTAAATTTCGTCAATGGTTTATTTGGAAATATATCTATATATTTTTTTGAATGGTTTACTATATTCATACTTTTATGCGGCTTACCTTGTCTAATAATATTTTCTTGTCCCAACTGATCGCACATATCCATAAGCCACTTGACATTTTCTCTACTTTCCATAAGCCACAGATTACAGGGGTGCTTAGGGTTAAATTTCTTGTAAAGAATATCATCATCATCAACCCCTAAGTGACGAATACATGTTGAAAGCATCTGTGCTGATTCCAAAATCATTTTTAAATGTTTGTCACAATGAAACTTAGCAGATTTTACTGGATTGTGGTCAAGAACGAAGATATTCAATGTTTATACCTTTCAAGTTTTTCTTTGGCTCTTTCATCTATTGTTATTTTGCCACTTTTGATAAGAAAGTCAATGGTTTCTTTTTTAAGGTAAGGTATGTCGCGTTCTGTAAAAACCTTAAAGTTTTGAAATGCTTTATTAGCAGATTCTAACTTTAATTTGTTGTTATTATAGCTTAATAATGAATATGGCTTTATTTCGACAACAGTTTCAGTCTCCGCAACAAAAAAATCTGGATAATAACTTTTTTCTTTACCATTAAGGTAATAAATTACCTTATACTCATTATTCTCTGCTGATAATAATGTATAGTTTTTTTCTTTATATAAGTGTATAAATGATAGTTCGAGGGAACTCCTAAAATACAAATCACCATAATATCCAGATATTCCCCCTGAATTTTTTGGTATTCTTCCTCCATTATTTAGGTATTTTTTAAATGGATTATTTTCCCCTGAGTTCATAATGGAGATTTTTAATTTCGTTTCATCTGAATGCTTTGTTGTTCCATTAGCAATTTTTGTTTCTATGATTTTTCTTTGATGCTCGGGAGTTCTTGGTGATGGTTTGCCTTTAAAACGTTCTGATGTCTTTTTTCTCCCTTCGTGTGTTTCTCCATAATTTGATACTCCGTATTTTTGTACGAAAGTTTTTTTTCTATTTTCTTCTTTTGCTATTTGATCTGTATTCGAAACTCTTTTTAAAACTATATCTTTAGATTGTTTTTTACCTTTCCAAAAATTACCAAATCCTCCATGAATTTTCTTGTATTCGGCATCGCATTTCTTACAACATGATTTTAAATAGCCTACTCCAAAATTTCTATAATTTGTTTGATTTCCACAATTCAAGCATATACCGTCCTTTTCGGATTTAATAAATTTATCATAATATTGTTTTGTGTCCAATTTGTGAATAATGTTTATGTGAGTAGCAAGCGCCTTTTTATTTTTAAATTGTTTCGAACATATAAGACATTCAACCATATAACCTCCACATATGTATTTATACGGAAGTTTATAGAAGCATTCTAACAATATGTCTATCAATAGCCATGGAAGCGGCTATAACAGGATCATTATGAAGGCGGAAGATGTTCATATATGTTATGCTAAGTCGAAATCGTCATCGGATATGGGTTTATTATTGTATCCCTTTACCACATTGCAAGGGAAAAATGCTGTCGGCTGATTTTTAATCAAGAAAGGCACGTTGTCATCTTCTTTTTTGTATCTTTCTTCAATTTCCCTTACCGACTCGTCGCTTAGATCGCTTTCAAGTATATCTTTTACCATGACACCAGAAAACCCCGTACACTTGGGAAACACTGCACCCCCTTCAACAGCAACACTGGGAACATACATGTTAGCATGTTGCAACTCTTCGAGCCACTCTATAATTGCCTCTGGATTATATGGTTGCTCAAGTAAAGAATCTTTTTCTTTATTACTTTCAGACGGGTATCTAATATGATTGTAAAGATGCTGGGCGACCTCTTCATTCATAACAGAGCCAGCAGCATGTACAAAGTCACCGAAAGTTTTAAACTTTTTCGTTCCAAACACTAAAGCCATTTTCATTTCTTCTGCCATAGTCATGGTAAACCCTCTGGCTTTATATTTCTGGGCGCGAAATATAGAAGAAACAACATTATTGGCATTTACATTGAATACCAATTCTCTTCTTGCGATATCCTTGAAGAAAGTCTTGTCAAATACAAACTCTCCCTTCTTGAATAGATATGCTCCCATGCATATTGTAAAATCAAATCCCATGAAGACTTCTTCGGGAGTTCCTACTACGAATCTCGGATCAACCAACTGAATGGCTATCTTCTCATCCTTCCACTTGACATCATAGGTCGGACCATATTTTTCTTGCTTGATCTTGGCTATTTCACCGCGCTTCGAAGTTCGTGAATATGTCGTTGCTCTTTCGGTAACACATAATTCTTTTGTAGAAGCATCGTCATACTTTATAAGAACAGAAAAGTACCGCTTGGCTTTTTCGAAGCTTTCTTTGTCTCGAAAGAATATATCAAAGTCATTGATAGGCTGATTAGAAAATATAGAAGTAATAGATCCACCAGCCAAGAAAGCATCAAGTTTCGCAAACAGGCGACAAAGTTTCGCTCCTATTCTCTCTTCAATAAAATGATACTCTTTTTGCGTATATACCAATGACATGGGGAGGCTCCTTCCCCCACATCTTACACTATGCAGAAAGTTTTTCAAGACTCTTGTCGCACTTTAGCTCGACAAGAAACTCGTCAACCAAATCTTCGCACTCGCTTGACACAGTTGCTTTATGCGTATTGGTATACTTGATGAAGTTGCGTAAGTATTTCTTACCAACCAATTCAAGTTCTTTTTGCGATGGCTCCCATTCTCCATCTTGATCGACTATTGATTTATACTTATGCAGTGCTGTAGCCAACTGGTATATAGTGTCAAGTGATTCTTTTATTACTTCTTGGTATCTACTCTCTTTATCTTCCTGGGTTTCGTTTATATTATCCAATAAGAGTTCAGTTTCCTCAAGTTTTTTTACTAAGGTTTCATTTTGCTTTTCGAGGTCGTGCTCGTAAAGCGTTGACGTGGATTCCATGGTGGATTCCTCCTTATTTTTCAGTTGTTAAAAGAACACCTACATAAGTATTTATCATGAAAAACAAACACCGAAAGACGAATCTTCCGGTGTTTGAACTTGCATATAAGCTTCCGACCTGCTGCAAGTTTTTATGCGTCTGTTCCTGTTATTCTACTTATATCTGTCTTTATATTATACACTGCTTTATACACCAATACCCAACTTGCTTCGAATTTTTCAAAGGCATCAAATAACCCTGCTTCTATTTCTCTACGTCTTGCATTTTTCATGGCAATTATATTATCAGGAGATAAATCTTCTATTATTTCCATCGCTTCTTTTTTCCAGCGACTTGCTATTTTGACAACATGCTTAAGCATTATTTCCGGAACGGGTCTTTCTTTACCTACAAGCGAATCCAAGCAACTCGAAAGAGCCTTGAAGTAAAGAGCCTTGGTTTCCATATGTGAACGCATAGCGGCTTCAAATGCAACATCTGCGTCATCTGCATATCTTACGGTGCTTTTCCAGTTATCATCTACATCTCCCATTATTCTTGATACCATATCATCAACTATTATAGTAACTTCATCTGCGAGTGACGCTGGTGATAAATCAAATTTCTTGACCGATTCATTCAACCCAGATTCAAGCTTCTTATAAAAAGAAATAACATCATGCTTAATACGATTTTTACGATTTACCATCTCGTCGGCTATACCTTCAATGTCACGATCAATTTCTTCTGGCGTCAGTCCTTTCCAATATGTTTTATTTCCTGGCTTTCCAACTGGCTGTGACTTCATGGCTATAAGATACTTGGTCTTGAATGCTTCCAAGTAATCCGTCATCCACTCTCTCCAAGTTTCGTCGGGTATCTTCTCCACTTTGTCAAGTATATCTTTTACATTGCTGAAAGGTGCCTTTATCTTTCCTTCCTTTACACGAATGAAGAACTCGTTGTAATACGACTTGGCACCAACAGGCGTCTTGGTTCTCTCCAGCGTATCCGGATCCTTGGGGAAGGTAGCGTTGAGTATCTTTGACAGATACCGCATTGCCTGTCCACGGTCGATTCCAATGAGCTTTCCACCTACCCTGAGTGTCGTTTCTGCATGAGTGTCCATATTGGATACGAGGTAATCAAACACATGAAGGCGCTGGATTGTCCGTATATCTTCTGGCGTTAGCTTGTCGGTGTAGTTATCACCAAACTTGTTTTCCTCTGCGTTATCAAGAAACGGCATAACGATACCCAATGTTCCTTGCTCCACACCATCTACATCATCGAACGGAAATGGCAACTTGGTTACGGGAATATGCTCACCGGGTTCAAGAACGGCTGAAGCTGCTTTCGAGGCGAAGTATTCTGCGTTAGGCTGGGTGAACTCTTTGTCTCTTGACTTGGCAGCCCGGGGCTTTCCGGTTATCTTGGATACCATGCCTATCTTACGCTTTCCTGACTTCCAGAGATACTTCTTGCCATTCTTCTTCGACTTGAAGAAATGCTTATCATACGAGCCAGCGAGAGGCGCAGGACCAACATACTCGAAGCCAGCAGATACTATATCATCAAGAGGTTCAGTCCACCATTCGTTCATTTTGGGTTTACTCCTGCGTCTTTGAAGTCATCGGTCCCATCATATAGCTTCACAACATTCTTGATGATACTCTTGTTTACTATAGCTCCACTTGCCATGTCAATAGACGAATACCACCCAAGTGACGATTTACTAGGTCTAAATCCTTTATCATATGGATTAAATTCTATAGCACCAACTCCATTTTCATAAAGCAACTTCCAGTTTATGGCAGAGTCTTTTGGTCTTTCCGGATCAATGATATATTTTCTTTCAAACATCTGAACCAGCTTTGGTGTCTTTATTGTAAGAGGTTCTTTAGCGAATTCAATAGCATAGTTACATACTTTAAGGCGATCTGTCATGTTTCTCTGGATCCAATCCAACCAAGCAGTTCCTATACTATACCACTGATGAAATCCCTCAGATATGTCTTTAATGTTATTGGAAGTCAAGTTTGTGCGATTTGTATTGATCAAACGGACGGAATTTATGTCCAGACCCATCCTGCGAACGGCAGTATTGATTCCTGAGAATTGGCTCATGTAGAGCGATTCCCATGGGCTATCACCATCTTCATCGTCGTTCCAGCTTTCACCCATGGTCTTGGCTTTATATGCCTTGACGCCTGGGATACTCTTGGCTAATTGTACATTCGAGTCATCGTCATCGAAGAACTTGACCTTGCCCATGTGCTTGGCACGAACCTTCTGAAGTATTTCTTTTTTCACTTCTGCGATTGACTTGCCACTCTTGGTGCCTTCGGAAGCTGATAAGTAGCCAGCAATATTATTGACACCATGCTTAGCCAGAGTAGATAATACAGCATCCTTTACTTTGGCTGATCGGGCGGTTAGGAGGTAAATCTTGGAGTTGCTTCTTCCCTGCTCTATAGCATCGTTGATTTGCTTGATGACTTTGAGTAGATAGGTCGGCTTGGCAGTAGCCATGAATAGATCAGGATCGTCAAACTGAGAGAAGTCAAACGACTCACCATTTTGCTTCTGATAAGTATTGAACTCTTCAGGGGTTAGTTTCTTGACTGGCTTTCCATTATGAAGAACGATAATCTTGGCATCGGTATTGAAGAGGGTATTATCAAGATCAAACAAATACGCCGAATCCTTGAAAGATTCTATCAAAAGATTCCTTTTAAGCGACTCACGGATACTCTGAATGTCACCCATGTGATACCTCAATCGTTATTTATAGTTAAACAAAAAGAAACTCCGGACTTAGCCCGGAGTTCCCAAACCCAAAATGGGTTTCCATTTACATCTCCACAACTACTCTCTCCACTACCTACTACGCCACACCAATCCGATCACCGCTCCTTCGACTTCTCTTCCAACATCTCCTTTGCCTTCTCCAGCGTAATCTCGTTGGTGATGTAGTTCACGAACTTCTCGAATGCCACACCCTGAGTACGATGGTAGAGCCACACCTTCTTCGACTTCTCGAACAAGTTCTTTCCTTCGGGGGAGTTAAGATCAAACCTCTCCTGCCAGTTGAAGTTGCTTTCACCCTGGTTCTGCTCAATCTCGACATCGACATACTGGCGATCAATGTCGTGAACGATACGAAGCGAATAGACCTTGTGGGTCAGGTCGTAGTCATAGGGGTGGTCGGGGGTCCAGAGGTCAGGCGAATCAAGCAGCTTGATTGCGTTCTCATAGAGCCGAGCAGCGACGGTCTGAGTGGCAGACAACTGTCCTTCGAAGCCCTTCTTGGCACGAGCGACGAGTTCAGTAGCAGAGTACTGAGCCTTGTCAATCTTGAGGCACTTCTCAAGCGCAGTACATCTGTTCATCCAAACGTGGTTGTCTTCCTTGAGACGATCATTTTCGGCTTCAAGATCCTTGACATACTGTGGGTCAAGGTGGTTAGTTGCGGGTTTAGCTCCCGTGGTTGCTTTCAACATTATTGTATCTCCTTGGGTCTTATTCTAACGAGGGTTCTTGGGAACGCAAGAGTTATTTGTAAGCACCTTTTATAGTGTGATGCTTCTCTGCGTCAACTATCACACACATGTCTGGATTACCATTGAAAAATCCACGAATGAATGTCTCTGCGTCACTTAATGAAAAAAAACATGGGGTTCTGGTTACTTCGCTACTAAGTGGATGCCAGAAATCATTGAAAGCATTACCAGTCAGTTCAATACGGAAGCCATGTTCGGGGTATCTATACATTCCATATTTGAGCGTGTGGTCGGTTGAATTGAATACTTCAGTCACGGTGAATCTTTTTACTCCACCAAGATAATAATGCCATACATTAGTATCTTTCCCTTCTAGTCGGGATGTGAAGTAATATCTGATAAGCTTACATCTCATAGAATCTACAAGCATCCTTAGACGCTCGTTATCAGCTTCAAGATCCTTGAGACGCCTTAGAATTTCGGCGGTACTATTATTGACTTTTTTGGTAGATGGTCTAGTACCCATAGGAACTCTTGTTCATTGATTATCTCAGTTCCTACTCGTTTTGCAAACTTATTCTTTTCTGTATCTGTGTTCTTGTCGTTGGTAACGAGAAACGATACACCATGCGACATCGTAGAACATGGTTGTCCACCAGCAGCACGAACAAGATCATATGCCTTATCTCGCGTCATTGTTTTCAGTGGTCCCGTAAAACAAAAGCTATTTCCCCTGAATTTTACATATCTCTTCAAGAAGCTAATTTCGTCACCAAGCTTAGCTATGTGTTCCTCGTATTGCTCGCAACGCCTCTCTAGTTCTTTTGCATAGCTTTCTTCATTTTCTTCTTGTCTCGCTTGTCCTGCTTCTTGGGATCTGTCTTTTGCTCGCATGTCTGCTCCCCACATATTTCTTTTTGTCTTTTATCTATATGAATAGCTAATGAAGTTAGTAAAAAAAGCTTATCAATGTCGGCTGATGCGTGGCTCAAACCAGCGTCTATGAATTCACATAATGACTTTGATATTATAGATGCGTTTTTACGATTGTCGTTCATATGCTGGTATTATATCATGATATGATAAAAAAGAAAGCCCCATATTTCTATGGGGCTTCTTCTAAACTCCTAGTTTTTTTCTCTTTTGGTTATTCTTCTTTATCTACTGGTAATCCTAAAGTTTTTTGTGCGAAGACCTTTGGGTTGATATCAAGTGCCTTGAGCAACTCTCCGACCACATATACATCAGGGTCGTCCGAAAGAAGCTCCTTGAAGCACTGCTTGAACTCCTTTACAGAGTCATGGTCAAACTTTTTACGCTTCTTGGTTTCTTCGTTGATATAGTATTCCGACAAACTTTTATCTACATAGCCGTTATCATAAATGTCAAGTACTACCTTAGCAATCTGCTTTGGCTTCATTACCTTATCATCTTCGTTTGGGGTGCGCTTTGGCATCGTAATCTCCTTGTGAGATTTATTATACCCACTCCTAAAATAAATCAATACAGGGTAGGTAGAATAAACTCATTATTGAGATTAACATCTACATCTAACCCAAACAAGGTCATAAACTTAGTGAAACTTTCGCGAAGAGTGACGATGATAAAGTTTACTAGCTTTTCAATATATTTTTTGACTGCATTATATCCTTTACCGATGTAGTTTCCAATGTCGGACATTACACCTTCAAGATACATCGACTCAGAGGTTACATCGGCACTTGCGTTCTTTTGTTTTACATCGAATCTTATTTTCCCTGATGGTTGTACCATGAATGACGGCTGAATGATAGAAGTCATTTTGTTTATCCATGCATCGTTAGAAACGGGAGTCATGTAAGTGGCATCGGAAATAAAGTCTGGATTACGAAGTGCTTTCTCAGAAGACATCTTTTGCTGAGTATACTTTATAACCAACATAGTATTGCATGCTGCTAGACTGTCACCAAATTTGAATGTGCCAGTAACACCATTTTTTATAAATGCTTTCTTCAGGGCTATATTATCAAAAGTTGACGTAAACTCCTTTGCTATTGCATCTTGGAGAACTCTTGATTTGTCTGCTTTTGATAGTCCCTTTTCATATTCCAGTATTCCCGACACTGCCTTTGTAACTCTTGAAGTTATCTCATCTTTTAGTTCTTTGGCGTTGTCTATGATGCTATGGAAGCAAATAGATGTATCAATCATTTGGTGTGCAAACAACCAACCAGCGTTACACTTCAGTGATATTCTCTGGGTGGAAGTATATAAGTCTGTCTTGGGTGTTCGGTTGGCTGAGATTGGATTATAGTCAGGAAATAGTTGACGCATTTTCTCTATGTAGCTCGAAGATAGCTCTCCTTTTATTTTTGCTGATCCATAGTGCTTGGCGTCATCGCCAATATTCATTCCTTTACTTTTCAATATGTCAATGACTTTCTTTCCAGTTGGAAGAAGACTTCTGTATTTTGGTGTTCTTCCGTTTATAACGTCAACTAACACTTCTTCTATTTGTAATGTTATGTTTCTATCTGAATACCCATGGGAGTCTTCACACATAAAAAAGTTTGAGAAAGCCACTGTTGTCATATTTACACCTTTGTATTGGGGTAGTCCGATTGAAAGCCCTGGTTATATCCACCAGTAGCTCCATAACCTTTTTGATTGATAAACTCATCAAGTTCCTGTCCTTCTTCATTGAAGAACTTATCCGTGAAATCTACGAAGTCTCTTCCAAGCTTTCCTGGGTTGATAAAGTGAAAACCAAGATTTTTTGCAAACTGCTCGTCAGCGCCATCGTAGCTATCACCAATCATATAACACTTTTCCCAATCTGGCTTTCCGTATTTCTCAATGATAGCCAATCCCATCGCTGGGCTTGGCTTGGCTGCTTTACCAGCTTCTTTTGTTTCTTTACCTAAACCATTCTTGACTAATGAAACATTACCACCATCTGTAACAAATATAGAAGCATCCGAGCAGAAGTAAACAGGGAAGTCAACTCCAAGCTTCTTCACTGTCTCGTCCATGACCTTTCCACATCCTATAGCAGCATCGTCTAGTGTAGCCTGATCGGTCATGAAATCTGGAACATATTGACGTCTACGAAGCGGTCCCTTCTGATTAGATGTTCCACATACCGTCCAACCAGCATCCATCCAAGTCCGAATCGCTTGACCCATTCCTGGGAATACATTGACTTCTTCTTTTGTCAATGGCGGTCTTCCATCACCATCGGGCAAGTGTATAGCATGTCTAACAGTGTCATCAAAGTCTAAAAACAAATACTTTATGCCCTTGTTTTCGAAGGTTGAGCTAAAAGCATTCAACGAATCACTTTCAATAAGAAACTTGCTACTCCAGTTTTTCATGGGATATCTCCACACCTTATTTATCAGGCTGAAGATTCTCTATAAGCGCCTCTTTATGTTTCTGCCATTGCTCTTCTGCTATCTTTTCCATGAGTGCAAAATCCTGACAATCAAGAGGAAGAGAAGTTGGTGGGGCAATGTAATGATTATTAAACCCCAGAAGGGTATGAGCCTGATACTCTTCCATTCCTGTAGCAGCATACATCGCAACTTCTATTGCTTTAGGTGCCCATTCCAGTAAACCACGAATTCCACATGCTTTTGAATATCCCTCAAGAGTATCACATGCTATATTGACATTATAAAGATTCTCAAGAGTTGCTCCGGATCTTATAACTTCTGATATCACACACATACTTGGGTTGTTGCAAGCCATTCCACCGTCAATAAAACATTCTCCATTTATTTCATATGGGTTGAAATAGGTTGGTGCTGCTGAAGATGCCAAAACCACATCAACGGAACTAATATCATCTTTCCACGACTTCCAGAACTTTGGTTTTATACTTTTCCCACTGATGTTAACGGCATATGCCATATACTTGGTTTTCGAAGTGTTGATTGGGAAGTTTATATATTTCCTAACAATTTCCTGTAAGGAGTCTCGGCTGTATTTTGCACGAAATAAAGAAGTAATAAACCAACGTTTATTAGAAAAAATCTTAGGAATAAACTCACGATATAATTCAACGGTTTCCTTGGCAGAATAACCTTTAGCTAACATAGCTCCAATAATAGAGCCAGTTGAGACTCCACCTATCATGTCAAATAGCTGATATGTTTTATACTTATTATCAAATGCTTCTTCAAGACGCATAAGTATATAAGCAGACATATACCCCTTGGAGCCACCACCATTTAGAGATAATGTTTTCATATCTTCCTCCAATTCTTATTTATCGTATAGGTATTGATGTAGATCTTTACAATCAAGAATTTCTTCGACTATATACTTATGCAATGATTTTTCTGTTGGTATCATTGTCTTATAGTAATTGTCGAATTCCTCATCCCACATGGGGAGAATTCCCGGTGGTTTGTCCATTCCAATAGATATGGAGTACTTTTTCTGCATTGGGTAAACGATATGGACAATATAGGTTCTTTCAAGAGAACCAAGATACCAGCATTGAAAATCTATCATGCAAATGGTTTTGGGACTTCTTCTTTTCTTTCCATCCACTCTTTCAACATGGGTAAGAATAGCATCAGCCACATAATCAACCACTACTTCAAGTGCAGAATCAATATTTTGATGGATAAAGGGATAATGATCGTATGTCGGCAATGGTGATTTCTTACGGTGGTTGATGACGAATGTTGGTCTATAGTCAAACAAATAAATTTCTTTTTCAAGCTTCATAAGCTTGCTCGTAGTATCTTCTATGGCATCTCTGAGAGCCTCGTTCTGCTTCTCTACTTCTTTGGTGTATGCGTCTTTCATTTACCCTCCCCAACAACTCGAATAAGCTCACCCGTGCGTCCCAACGTCAAGAGGTTCTTGACCGAACCATCAACACATCTAGTTTGACCGAACCTGATTATGTCAATGTTCCAGCTTCTTATAGTGTCAACTTCATGGATGGGAACGGGAATTATCCTTCTCAGATAAGAAGAGTCTGAGTGGACTGGTGACGATTCCGCTTGAAATACGAATGACGCAACTTCTTCTTTGAGATACTTATGAGCATCTTCATAGTTACTGAAATATGCTATATCATAGTTACATAAAGTTTTTGTTGTTATGGCAACTTTATAGAACTTCTCTTGTAGCTCCTTCACACGCTCCTTGAGATGCTCTTCGCGAATCTCAGCACCTTCAAGCTTATCACGAAGCAAATCCACTAATGCTTCTAAGTCCTTGTTATATACTTCAGGATGGCTTGAATGTAACATTGAATGCCTTTTTTCTTGGATCATAGTACATAGCCTCGTTCTTGTCTTCAAATACTCTGAATCCATCATACCACATTCTACCATCTATTTCTTTGTTTTTTGCTCCACTTATGAAAGAAATCTGATACATGATATTGGCTCTCTTTATTCCCATGACTCTGGATATTTCTGACCTAACACTATTATAGCACCAATACTTTTCATAATGGGCGTTGATAAACTTGACACACTCAGATTGTCTGGAATGGGCAAATACAGGAAGGGTTACATACCCACTCTTCTTGTTACCCAAGAGAATTGATACCAGTCTAACTTCACCCCTGTCGTAGTGATACGACATCGCATCTCTTTCTTTGACTAATGTATCTTTCTCCTGCTCAACCCTTTCTATATGGTCGCGGAGCTTCTCATTTTCTTCTTCGATACTTTTGATGTAGTTGAGGTCAGTCATCGGTATTTACTCAGTTTCTCAAATGCTTCTTGTATTTTCTTATTCAGACTCTCAAGGTCGTAGGTGTTTGTTTCATATTTCTTACGCATGTCAACGTGTGGTTCACACTCTACTCCAATTTTAGAAAGAGCCAAATATTCTTCTTCTGTAATGTCTTTGTTATTCGAACCACCCCTTACAATTACACTATAAGTCTTCTTCCCTTTCATATCTGTCGTAGATGATAATAGAAGTAATCTGTTGATCTGCTCGAAACAAACAAGAAATCCATCAATTCTTTCAGTTAAGTATTCATTTTGCTTTTCGATATTTTTAACATATTCATCGTCATAGTTACTCATTTGTTTCTTCCTTATTCTTACGAAGCTCTTCCATTTGCTTTTGATGTTCCAATACCTTCTCAACTTCTTTCTCTATTTCCTCTTGGTTTAAGGCATTTCGTATTATGGGCATGGCTATATTGCCGAAGTTGGTCGGAAACTCGGGGAACTCCATGGGAGTTACTATCTGAGCGTCTATTCCAACCAACACCAACACTTCTTCATCGACAAGTGGTATCATTTCACGAAGGGGTCTAAGACGTAAGAAGAACCTTCCTTCTTTATCTTTTTTCACTTCCATATTATCCCGAATCAGCTTATGTAGAGTAGCATCCTGTTTCTCCATGTTGCTCCTAAGCTTCTCGTTCTCAGCTTCCAGTTGCTTGATGTAATTTGCAGTTGCGTCATCCATAGTATTTCCTTTATAGATCAATCTTTTCTGTTTCTGGCGCGAATCCAAAAGTCCTGTTTTGAAATATGCTCCATTGTCCAGTGTTATTGTTTTTTATAGCAAATTTCATTGCCTGAATCTTACTCTCCAAATCGTTTAGCCAGATTTTTTTCATTATTGGGTATAACATTGGCATTCTTTTATAAGTATATTCACTATTGGGATGCCATTGAATTGACCAAACAGCTATATTATAATCCGGACTTCTCCGTGTTCCTCGACATGTTTTATTGTTTATATCACTTGATAAGAGCAAATTTGTTATGTCTTTTTTAAATTCTTGAAGGTCGGAGGCAGTAGCATGATATTTTCTTTTAGTATCATCACATTCTATTATCTGCTTCTCAAGAGCATCTCTAAGCTTCTCGTTCTCGGCTTCCAGTAGCTTTTCATAGATAGTCGTAGCTTCGGGCATATGTCCATTCTATCATGGGTTATGGTATTAGTCAAATATGTGATGACATCTCATATAATATTCACCCGTTTCTTTCCAGTAGACATAGGCTTGCCTTTTTCTATTATTGTACGATTTACCAGCTAATACCTCTTTGTATTGCCTCGACCCGATATGGTTATTGAACATATAGTCTCTTCCATATACTCCCCATTTGCCTTTTTTCTTATACAGAGTTGTCATTATTCACATTCTACCATAATTGTCGGTGTTAGTCAAATATATGCTCATATCTCATGTAGTGACTTCCCAAGTGCTTCCAATCCCAATGCCTTTGTCTTTTTCTGTTGTGGCTGCATATCGTAGGAAACGCTCTATGAAATAGACGGGAGCATCTGTGATTGGTGAACATATATTGTCTTCCGGATAATATACCAAATATATCTTTGTTTCCACAGAGTTTTGACATTCATTCACCATACTTCTTTCTTTTTATTGACTTGTCAGTGATCGTCTTATATTCCTCGCCAGTACAATACACTCGTCCCCGACTTAGCTTGTATATAGAAAAGGCTTGATTACCTTTTGCTTTACAAGTCCTAAAATCAATATCCCACACTATTCTTGCTGTCATTGCATTCTTATCTTTCTTATACGCATAACACAACATTGATACAATAAGGGAGGTATCCTTTCCAATCATATCAGTGTGGATGAAGTCTATCCATCTCCTACATTCGCCTTTATCAAGCGTATAATCAGACTGAAGAATAGTCCCGTCTTTATTACATATCCATCTCTCATAAGAAAATATATTACGCTTCTGTTCAATCTCGTTGGTCAACAGGGCAGACTCCAAGGAAGCTTTGAGCTTCTCGTTCTCGGCTTCAAGCTGCTTGATATAAAAATCTAAATCTCCCATAAGCCAATCCTCTGGAGTTGCATATTATCGGTGTCTTGATTTACATCGCAAGTGTTGTTTCTCTTCAACTTGGAGAACCTTTTCCAATCCTTTTGAAATTTCTTTTTATATCCGACAATGTTGTATTCAAATATAAACTGAGTATAATTCTCGAAGCTGCGGAGCCATAGAGGAACCTTGACCGTCAAACGACTCCAGCCTTCCATTTGACCCAGAGATAGCTGCTTACGGATTACTTTTATTTTCATTTGGACATTTTAGGGTGGTTTGATTTTATATCTTCCAGAAATTTCTTAGCAATCGCTTCAGTATTCTGGATTTCTATTTGTTCTGTCATCCACATAATAGCATTTTCGTTTATCGTCTTCAAGTCTTTTGGGCGAGTGTTCTCAACTCTCTCCTTTCCAAACCCAAGAGAATACTCACATGCACGCATGGCTGATGTAAGTGTCAACTCTCGGTTAGGTTCGCTCCAGTACCATTCCTTTCGATCAAACCTGATGACATAGCACCTGTAATTACCCATAAATGATTGGACAATAACCGCAAGACAGAAGTTTCCTAAGCAGAGTCGATAATTTACCTCAGAGCCGTTTATCTCTTCTTTCCAAGTAGCTCCACAATAGTCAATAGTCTCTTGGGCAGCTTCAAGCTGGCGACGAAGTTTCTCGTTCTCTTCTTCAAGTTGCTTGGTGTAGATATCGGTCATTTCTTTCGGTATCCTGCTTCTGCTTTGGCTTCTTCAATGCAGTCGTTGACTATTTTTTGAATAAAGATGTTATTTTTGGTGCGACGAATAGGGGCAACAATTTCCACATATTTTTCGTCTATTCGGGTGTGATTCAATACATTCTTAGACGGCGTATACATCGTAGCCAGATGGTCTATGATAAGGTCATAGCACCCAGACTTGAGTCCGTTTTCCTCAAGCTTCTTGCGAAGCTTCTCATTTTCTTCTTCAAGCTGTTTGACATAGGTTTCGTCTATCATCCCCACACCTTCTTTCTTTCGCCTGTTATTACGTCAAGCGAGTAGATGTCAAGTATGAGACTAAGACCAGCGTATTCGCTTTTAGCATAATCTTGGTCAACACTAACCAATAGTCGCATTCTTCCACCCATATGAAGAAAAGCTATAAAGACATCTTCAATCGTCTTGAAGTATCTTTTGTTGTCCTCTAATTGAATCAGGTTGTCGCCCTTTGGTTTGACATAATACAACAGATTTTCCTTGACAAGCAATTTGTCAATGACTTTATTTAGTCCCTCTATATGGGCTTCAAGCTGTTTGACATACTCTTCATCGACCACGAGGAATACTCCTGTAAGAACGAATGCTTCTGATGTAATCATCGACTTCATCAAGTGGACACAGCCCAAGCATGTTCACGAAGTCCGGAAGAACCTTGGCATAGTCCCAGTTAGGGCTAAGACAGATGACCACGGAGTTTATATTTCTTAGGCTTATATCTTCTATTCCAAGCCTAGTCTTGTACTTTAGAGGATAATCTTTCTTCTTTCCATATGGGTTACACAACCCGTTTCTCTGTCTGATACACTCGGTGTAGCTTGGATACCTCCACTCAAACTCCTTGACACTCTTGGGCATGAAGTTACCCCAGGTTCCTTCATTTAACTCATCACCAGAATCGACAACTATATCGTTATGGAAGTCTATATTAATAACCTTTTTGGTTCCTTTTGGAATAAGACCATATTCTACAATGGCATCATGATACTTGATGACATGGGAATACTTGACGCTATCCATTAGTTGCCTAATGAAACATGAAGCTGCTCGGAGGTCGGACAACGATGGATTGCGGTTGGTCCAATAGTCAAGGTCAACCGTGACGAGAGTATGGGGCATGCTTTATCATAACAACGGATTTACCAAAAGCAAGGGGAGAGCCTCATAAGAAGCTCTCCCCTTTATATCACAGATGTTTTTCTTTTACTGCTTCTGCTCGTACATCTTTGACATTTGAGCAGCGTAACGAATCACCCCATCAGACCAGCCTCCTAGTATGAAGGTTCGGTCATAGTTCTCCGGAACCAGCGTATCAGTGTACGAAGCAACCTGAACCAAATAAACCATGACCTTCGGGTTGATCTTGCGATACTCCTTGATCAGCTTAGGAACGTGGATATGGTTACTTCCCTTCCAACCATATTCCTTCATATACTGACGAGAACATGCTTCAGTTCCGTACAAGCCACCGTGTCCAGCCTGCATGTCGCTGTAGATGAAGATATGATCCCAATGCTCCTTCTCCTTGATTGCCTTGTCGAAGAACAACCAGATTCCGTTCTCGGTGCTTCCACCGATCCCATCACCAAGGTTGTTAGCCTTCTTCAAGTCATCGAAGATGGATGAAGACTTGCGAACCGCGAAGGTTTCAAGCTTGTCACCGAAGACACCAACATGTCCGTTCTCGGCGCACTTTGCAGTGACAACTGCGGTAAGGTTGGCAATCTCGGATACCTTGACACTACCATAGGCAGAAGTCATGGTTCCATGAGCAGATCCGGAGTTGTCACAGAGCGACATGACATTACCCTTGAACTGCGGAAGGTTCTTGAGAGAAATCTTCATGCAGTCTTCAACGGCATCCATGACAGATGACTTACCCTGCGATTCGACTGCCTTGAAGGCACTCCAGTAACGGAACGGAAGCTGCTTTCCAGTCTCGGCAGTTGCAACAAGCTTATCCAAGTAGACACTGGTATCTACACCCTTCTCTTGGAAGTTACGCAAGTTGCGAAGCAGAGCCATGTGACCCATGACTTCGACAGCCTTGGTCCAAGTCTCCTTGGTCGATCCCTCCTTGGAGATGATCGCTTCCCAAGTCTCTCCACTGGACTTCAACTCGCCCTTGGCGAGCTTACCGATAGCATCAGACTTTGGGTGACAGATGTTCATGACATCGACGGTCTTTACTTGATGTCCCTCAAGACGATACTTCGCAAGCGAGTACTCACTGCAAGCGGAGAGCGCCTTTGCCCAAGCCTTCTTCAAGGAGTTAGGAATTGGCTTACCAAATGCGGACTTCTGGTAGGCAAGTCCCGTTGCTGGCTCGTCTGCACGCTTGATGATTTCTGGAGCATACTTCTGAACCAATCCAAGTCCCTTAGCAGACTTGTGGTTAGCAGCACGAACGAGAATGACCTGTGGAGTAACACGGATGTTGTCCTCGTTACGAAGAGCAACAGCGACCTTGAGAGTCTCTTCGACATTGAACGCAAGAGCCTCGTCAATCGTCTTCTCCATGATTTCCTTCGGAGACATACCACGCCACTCCTGCGGGTCGATAGCGTCGAGTACGCTACGAAGCTCCTTCACATCGGCATCGGAGAGGCGATAGTCAGGGGCGTGACGAACCTTACGCTTGTCATCGGCGTCTCGGTTATAGTATTGGGGCTCACCGAAAAAGCACGACGAAGCGGCTATACGGAGCTTGTTAAGTGGGTTCTTGATATCCCAACTGGTCCCACCCATATAATTGAGATGAGAGTCCTTGGTGATGTCAACTGGAATCTTCTTTGGGTTAATGCAATTCATATATTTACTGCCTTGTGAAAGGAGGTTAATTGTAGTGTCAAGCAGAGTTGCTCAACAGATTATATTCTACCACATGTTTTCTAAAAAGTCAATACATTCTTCTGTTACTCGGGTCCATAATATCAACTATAGTTGTCATAACTTCTGTCAAGTCATTTTGAAGACGATCATGGAGAACCTGATCGACTTTTCCATCTATCATATACAAGCGTCGATTTACCTCAATCATATATGTAGATCCAATTTCCCCGTTATAGTCGCATGGATATATAGACCCAGAATAGGGAATGTTGGCGAAAACCTTGTAGCCCTTTTGTTCA